AGCTGGTTTCTTTGTGCGTCGATGAAGTACCACTCCAATTCTAGGAGACTCGGTTTTCATCTTTTCCAGATACTTGATGTAAGGAATACTAGCACTTATAGAAGATTTACAAGAGATATCGATGGGTAATCTTCCATCCTGGAGTTCATCCTGTGTACAAATGTCAATACCACAGGCATCTCTACTTCTATTGCATGCCCTGGTAGTAGCTAGATTTTTGAAGAATTTAGAGTGTTTTTTTACCTCATCTTTCTCGTACTGATGCCCAGCATCTCTATTGCGTTTTCCGTTAGTTGCCATAGGTTTGGTTCTATTTTTGGTGGGTCAAAATAGGTGGTGCCCCAAAGTTGGAGCACCACTTTGTTCATACGCGCTCTGATCACTGAAAATTATATTCCGCCATCTCCTACGAGACTTGCCTTAGCATTGTATTCTTCGTTGAGTTTGCTGATCTGTTCATCACGAGTTTTAGAAACAACATCACGAACCAGGTCTTCATATTCCTTATCGGTCAATTTCCCATAGGTGGCACTGTGATATAGACTTCTGGTAACACCAGCAAATGAAGCATACACCATATATTGTTTCACACGCAGTGCACCAGTGTTATCTTGTACAACAGCTCCGATATGCATTGGATCTACAAAAACATAGTGAGTAACAGTGCCTTTACTCTGGTAACTACGGATGTAATCCAGATTACCACAGTGTAGACCCTTTACACAAGAATGGTCATCATTACAATCAACCATGCTCCACTCTTTAAGAGCATGAACTTTACCTACACGGATATGATGCCCTTCTTCTACAAAAGTACCATCAGGCTCGGACTGAGAAAACTTGTCACCATCTCTACCTTGTACTGCAGGCAGGAAGATACGATCCTCTATATCTTCAGGAGTTTTATAAGTTTTCAGACCGGAAAACTCATCGACTTCCATCTGATAGCGGCCTACCTGTTTAACTTCATCCTCGTTATTGGGATCGGCAATATACTTCTTAGTGATCTCTTCTGAGACCTTATAAGTACAGATAAGACCTTCATCAGTGATAGGGGTCTGGTAACCAGTAGCCAGTTCATTTGCTCTTTCATAACTCATACCATCCTTGATATACTGGTCACGGCGCTTGGCGTCAGTATACTTCTGGTTGATATAGTACGCGAACAATTCAGCTTTCCTGGTAGAGTAGTTCGGATTCCTAAGGAACCTGGCCCAACACTTAACTACAGGGCGGGGATCAATGTTCTTCTCGGTAGACTCCAGAATACGATCTACAAAAACTTGTGGAAGAGGTTCTTTGGATACTTCCTGGCCATACTTCAAGTAGAAGCGATTGCTCAGAGGGTTTACATGTAAATAAGGAGATTGAGATTGAATCACATCCTTATAACTCTCATGCATCAGGGGTTCAAATTCCTGTTCCAGTAGAGTACGGAGTTCAGCCATTGTAGAGAGTTCTCCAGCTCTTCTTTTGATATCCTGCATGGCATCCCACTTCTGCTGTGTGTATGTTACACTGAAGGATTTACCATTTGCAGTACCGGTGATGATGTCACCAACACGACTAATTTGGATCATACTGTTGTTTTATGTGTTTAAAGAATTTAGTGACCAGCTTGTTTGAAGGCAATGAAGTTACGAATTTCAGTTTCCAGATCTTCATCGATATTACCTGTTGGATGTGCTGTAAGAACCTGCATCTCATTCAACATTGTACTTAGAGGTTCGGCATACTCCAGGAGTTGATGAAGCATGTTCCTGATATTCATATCCAGTGCACAACCATCTGAGATAAGATTCTCTGTTCCAGTACCAAAAAGTTCCTGTACTACCTTGGTAATAGCTTCTGCATCTCCTTTGTTTTCACTAACAAAGATTTGGAGCTCAGAGACTTTATCCATGTGCTTGATCATATCATCATATTCTTCTCCCTCCAACTCCTTGAACTTGTTTTTGTAATCACCAACAGATCTGTAATGGTCAACCATATACTTGTAGAGCTGGTGATAAGTTTGATGGTTTTCAGCATGGAACTGAGAGAAATTAGAGAGAAATGCAAGCTTCTCAATATGCTGATAGATATACCTTGCCGTATTCCATTTGATCAACTTTGAGCTCATTGTAATCACTTTGTTTTTGGTGACTTCTGCAAAAAAGTTACGAATATGTTTGAAATCCCGGTAGTACTTCACCCGGTCTCTGGCTACCTTAATAAGCTTCACCTCTATAGGACCTTCAAAGGCAGTAAGTTTGGAAATAGTTACAGTACGGTCATTAGCGTCATAATCGTACATCTCTTTACCCTCTGGGCTGGCAACAAGTTCCTCATTTTTATATCGTACACGCGATGCTATATTTTCTGCAGGACGCGTTATAAAAGCTGCCAGTTGTAGCAAAGAAGAGTCATCATCCGAGGAGTAATACACTTCAGAATTATTCCAGTTGTCAATATTACCAACAGGAATTTCCAGCTTATGCCAATCATAAAGCTGATCTTTATCGGAAGATATTCGGGGTGTAAACAGAATAGTCTTACCCTCAAGTTTACGACGAGCTTCAGCACTTACCTTAGCTTCCTCTGACTGTACTTCCTCTTCTCGGCTAATAGTACCATCTTCCTCTTTACCGTTATTTCTTTCCTTGAAGACTTCCGGCACTTCAATATCATCGTACATTCTGATACCTTCTGAGGTTAGGATATAGTAATTGAGTTTCCTCCACCTTTCCAGAATCATTTCCACAAAAGACTCTTCAATCTTTCTTGGAATAAAATCCCCTCGAAGTACGAGTTTCAGTTCAAAAGCAGCTTCCAGAGCCTGCCTGTGAAGCATATCCTTTTTACGGATATACGACTTCTCTATTTCCTGTCGTTGCTCATCAGTAACACCTTCCGGGATTACAGGTTGCTCTACTTCTGTCTCATTGAGCCAGATAGTAACAAAGCCAGCTTGGTGAACATCTTCCAGCAGGTAACGATCCCGCAGTACATTGGTATTACCCAGCTGTACAAAAACAGGGATATCACCACTCACCAGATCAGTTAATCCAGCTACGGACCTGTCTACTCTCATTATACGCATACTTCCTCGGCGCTCTATTTTCCCAGTGACCTTTCTTACAGCTACTCCGGCAAACAACATTCCATTCAATATGAACTGAGGATCTGGTTTGTACTTTGGAGAGTAGTTGGAAAGATCTACTAACTTGGATAGACGTCCAACTAATGTATTAGTCTGTTCAGTACCCAGTTTGTTTTTGACTGCAATACAGGCTCTCAGCCACTTCATAAAGTCAGTTTCCTGCAGCTCCTTCTGGAGCATAATTTCAGCAGACTTCTGTACCTCCTGGAATCTCTTTTTGATAGACTCTCTGGTAAGATCCCCCCACATCACATGTTCTCTGGAAGGATTAACGTCTACCTCTTCAGGTTTGAACTTGATAGAGATATTACCAGTCTTGTCTTCCAGTTCCAGCTCCAGGAAGTCCACATTACCGTAATTCACCCGGTTGATCAGAATGTGGGGTTTAGAATACATCTGATTATCTGAGAGAATCATGATGTCATCTTCATAAAGAATACTGGCTCTCACCTGTATAGTCTCCATGGTCCCATTGTGAGCTTCTACTTGGAATACCACATTGTCAAAGTAAAGAAGCTGTGACTTTACAGCATCGATGTACTTCTGTTTATGGTGCTTCTTCACCTCCAGCTCTACCTCTAGGCCATTGAGCCTGGTTGTGTTTTTGTAGTGACAGGTAATTCCCTCTAGTTCAAAACAGGGATTCTCCTGTCCGGTTTCCAGATTGAACTTTGGAATAATTGGTACCACCTGGTTGTTATATACATTGAAATGGCTCTCTGTACCATTATAGTAGTTCCTCACAGTATAGAAAGGAACACCAGTAGAGAGAGCTGCCTTAGCCCCTATACCATACTTTCCCAGACCGAACCGGGAGAGTCTCTTAGTTGAAAATCCCAGGTTAAAGTACCCTGAGAGGCGCCGGCCATATAGGCCTACCCCATAGTCAGAGATTATAACCTTGTCTTTTTCCAGGGCACTTCCTTCAATATACCGGATGAAGACTCTAGGTTCATCACTGAGCCATTTGAGATCATAGTAGACTGGATCAAACTGGCTATTTGAGTATTCACTACCTTCTCTTTGGACAAAGTGATCTTCTATCTTAGATTTTCCTGTGAGAATACTTTTGGCAATATCGCGCTCTCTGATAGCATCGATACCATTAGAAGCAAGTTCCCGGACTGTTGATTTCTCCGGGTGTGAGTACTGAGTTTTCTGAAGGTTATCAAAGATCATCCGTTCAGAATCCTTATCAATTTTCTTGGTAAACCCTCCTTCAATCTGGGTCACCTGTACTTCGTGTATAGCCATCTTGCTGTTGTATTAGAGCTTTTTGAATGAAATAGGCAAGAGCAAATTCATACCGCTTGTCTTCGATCATAGCGATACAGATTGCTTCACCATTACTATCAAAGTCCATGGCAATTCTATGGATCTTTCCACAGACCTGTGTTACCTTACGACCTACATATTGGATCTTGATTACCTTACCCAGATAGATCTGGTCCAGTAGTTCTTCAATCTCCAGACGAGATCGGGGTTTCTTCAAATCGAGATGGGAAAAATCATTCATGGGATGAGTTTGAATGAGGTGACTGATTACATTTTGGGTCTCTTGCGGACCAAAAACATGATAATGGTCACTGGGATCTTTTGCAACTTTGGTTGGTGTGGGCAGTTCAATTGAGGGATACTTATAGTCCCAGGCCCGGTGCTTACCGTCATTATCAAATAGAGTAAAGATTCTCTTGTACTTACTTGACAGGAACTCCAGAAACTTCTGTGGAATTGGTGTATGCTCACCTCGTGGAGAAACTGCCTCAAATCCCAAACCATACAGAGTGATAATATCTTTCATGCTCTTGGTGATGATAAGTGTGTCACTCTGAAATTTGAGTTGAGCGAATCCTAATAGGTGGTCATCTGAAAAGTCATTACGAAATCTAAAGTCTCTATCCCTATGAGGGAAGTAAAGTTGGTAATGAGAATATATCCGATAGGCATATACTCCATCTCCGGGAAAGCTGGGGGTATTCTGCTTGTCATACATCCAGTAATACTTAACACGTTTCACATTGAAAAAATTCAAAATTTCTTCATCTGCACCTGTTCTCTCCAACCACCATTGCTTGTCCTGGTGATCGAAAGCTCTGGATTTCAGGCGAATTCTGGCAGGATCCTTATCTTTGGGGGCAGATATACCTTGTCTGGCAATCTCTACTCCGTTACCAAAAATGAAGTCCTGTTTAATCCTCTCTAGTGCTGTGGCCTTGTTTTTGCAGTTTAGCACGATCATGACCAGCTTGAATATGTCTCCAAACTCACCGGTCCCACTGTCTTTCCAAGCATACTCCCTGTTGAGGCGACTCGTATTTGTGAAGAGTGACCAGGAAGCGTTTTCATCTGCATTGCTTGGATCTCTGGCCGGTGACTTGTATCGTACCCTCAATTCTGGGTTGAACCCAAGATAAAAACAATAGAGGAGGTACTCATCGACCTCCTCTAATAGTTCATTCTCGCCCATTAAGAACATGTTATCTTCCATAGGCTTAAATCAGAGTTTATCTTCCACCAAATACATTATCTCCTTCTGCAGGTTCTTCTTCCTGGTCCGCTGTGTTACGGCTTACCGGAGTACCATCATTAAGACCTTGCTTTAGTTCATAGTCTGTCCATTTAACCCTGGACTGCTCTTTTGGAACATCCATAGACTCAATAAATGGATTGTCCTTAATAAACATACCTGGGACACGAGAGTAATGTTTCTCTTTGGATTGACGCACCAGTTTAAACCTTACAGCGAACTTCTCATCGTTTAAAAAAGGAGTCATAGTACCGATAAATTGCTCACACAGGTTACGGTAGATAACATCCAGAGTTGTTTGGGAAGCCAGGTCCTGGTAGTAAGTTTCTTTTGTCATACCAGTTCCATCGAACAGGGACCACTTGATATTATCCTTGGTAGTATACTGCTCCAGGATCTGTTGCAACTGGTTTTTTAACTGCATAACATCACCATTAGCACTTTCACCACGCTGTTGATCTGAGAGTTCTACACCTTCTTTGTTCTTAGCTTCAGGCGCCTTGAATGGCCAGAAGATAATACCACTACCAGACTCTTTCTCGATTACCTCAGATGCATTCATCTGTGCAAAAGGATCATCATCCACTTTCGTTTCAGATTCTCCTTTCTGCTTGAGTGTAACAACTAACCGACCTTTGTCATTGATGGCAGCTTTCTCGATAATGACATTTTCATGAATACCAACTTGAATCTTCATAACTGTGCTGTTTATAACGTTGAGGGATTAAGGAACGGATCAAAAATTCAGGATACCAACTTAGTTGGAAGGCGCAGGTGCTTCAGTTTCTTCTATCAAAGATTTTGGATAGAAGATGTACATCAGTGGGTTCTCCCGGCGAGCAATAGTCATCTCTCCTCTTTTCTCACCTTTGGTGAATCTCTTAGGGAAGAAAGCAATCGTCTTACCAATAGGTAAAGTCCATGGAGCTGCACCTTCACCCTCTTGACCTAACAGAACCATGTCTACATACTCAGGGCCTTCAACACCTTCCTGAGCTTCAACTGCAGGTTTGGCTTTAATAGTCACTTTACCATCTGCATCCTTTTCTTCAGGAACAGCTTCCTGAGCTTCTACGGCAGGCTTACCAAACTTGATACCATAGATCTCTTCGATTTTTGGTACCAGGAAGGATTCACCAAATGTAGCAGCACCCTGGTTCATTACTGTGCACAGTGGAGTGTTGTCGATCTTATTGTAGGTAACACTACCGAACAGATCAACTTTACCTTCTGTACGAGCTACAGGAGAGATGATAAGCAAACGCTGAGGAACCTGGATACCAGAGAACTCCTGAGAATCGGCTACATCAAAACCAAAACCCATTGGAATTACAGTTCCAGCTTCTTTTGCTGCAGCTATTTCATCTTCAGTTGGTTGATTTTTGTAAGCCAAGTCAAAGAAGTTTACCAGATCCTGTGAAGGAAACACAGAACCATCTTTCCATACGCGTACTGTAAGACCAGATGCAGGATTCCATTCTTTACGGGCACCACCACCTCCACTTTTCTTTTTGGGTTCGTCTTGTGCGATAACACTGATAGCTGTTAGAAATGCGAGTTTTGACATTGTACTGTTTTTGTTTATGAATGATTGAATTATTACATTGTTTTCAGAGCAGGATCTTCAATAAAGATCTTATCCCAGGAGAATTCAAAGGTCTTTCCTCTCAAATGTTTTGTACGAGCCCCCATGGTGATCCCATCTGTAGTTCTAAAACTAACAGTTACCGGATCAATAACACCCTCTTTGTTTGAGGGTTTACGTGAGATATATCCAATTGCAGATGCCATAGCACATACGATACCCCCAAGTTTACCACTCAGGGAGATATCTTGAGAAGTAACATCCATACCTCCTTTATTCCTTATTTTCTCATCAAGGTGAGAGATAATAATGAGAGTTCTACAAACTGAGGCCAGATCATAGATCACATCTTTAACCCCCTCCCTCTGAAAGTGATATCCCAGACCAAAATCAAGCTCTAATACACTATCTCCATCGAAGTCTTTTCCCTTAGTAGTCTTCTTAAAGCGAACAGTTTCACTAGAGATGACCATTGGTTCTACAGAGTCAATAGTATCCAGGGCAAGATACCGGTATGGAAAGATAGAGTCACCAGGATAAGGTTCAGGTTTACCAGCAGCTACAGCTGCTTTATTGAGCTTCATTCGTTCAGTTCCCTGATCCCTTATACTATTTCGGATCTCTTTCAAATTAGCAAGAGTGCTAAATTGAACTTTTAAAGCGTCAATTTCCTCAGTACCCTTTTCACCATCTAGTATAAGACAGTTGGGTAATTGACGAAGTAGCTCTGTTTTACCTACCTTCTTAGCCCCATAGAGAATAAGAATGGCAGGGTCAATTCGTGTAGCCTTTACAGGCTCTGTAGGCAGTACTATACCCATATTGTCAACTGTTTAATTGTTTCGGAATAAATAATGAACCCACTTGCTCCAACCGGTCAACTTCTGCATACCATGGCTCCATCTCAAGTTCGTTGAGGGGATCTTTTGGGAGCTCATGGAAAGTGCCGGCAGCAGGATTCATGAATAATGGCATCATACGACTGGCGGGGCCGTGTCGATTCTTCATTAAGTGCAGAGCAAGGAAGTAGTTCAGTAAACGCTCGATATCATAGCCTTTGTACTTCTTTTCATCAAAACCCATTGGAGACACCAAACCAAATACAACATCAGCATCTCGGTAGGTATACTTACTGTCACCGAAATCAATCCGTTGAGGTACAATGTAACTGTCACCTTTCTTACTTGCCCGGTGAGTACTAACCAGGTCAGTTGAGAATTGCTGCAAAAACACAATGATGGTATCAAAAGTGTTCCGAAGGAAGACAGCATAGTTACTGATTTTGTCAATGATGGCTTTAAGTGAAGTAGCATCCTTTTCTCCATGTGCCAGTGCCAAGTGATCACATACAAGCATAGTCACCTGGTTAGGATCCTTGGGAGTATACCCACTAATGAAACCCTTCTTCTTTGGATCTTTTGGATGAGGCGCCCGGTTGATAGTCCCAAGCTGTTCATAGAGTTCTACCATATGATTCAGGATCCAGGTAGGGTGTACACCTGCCTCAATGACCTCACAATCTTTCAAAAATAGATCAACATATCCCTTGGCTACTTTCACCATCTCCATGTGATCATCTGAGAGCAGGAGACCTGGAATTCTCCCCATGATATAATCACTGGGAATCTCCAGGTTGTACAAAAACTTGATGAAAAGGGATACCCAGCGAGCGATCTTCGCTGCTTTGGATAGCTCAAAGGATAAGTACACTATCCTGATAGATACCCCTTTTCGTTTACAATCCAGCCACAGTTTTATGACAAACATAAAGTCAGCGAGAGTAGTCTTACCTACCCCTGAATCGGCACCTATAAGATAGTAACGTCCACGGTGAGTTCCATACAAATACTCATTGATACGAGTGCCCCCGTTATCAAATCCCATGGACAACCCTTGTCTTCCTCTATCTACCGCTTTTGTGAATGAATCAGGCTTCTTATCCCAGTCATTATCAGCCAATACGATCCCTTGTAAATGGTTTGGCGTCATTAATTTGGTTGTTGAGTGTTTGCTGTTGTTTCTCTAAAGGTTGATCTTTTAGTGTCATGTAATCCAGGCGCCAGAGACCTTCAGTGATATAGTTCCCAATCTTCTTTCGAAACCGGTTTCCACTTTTGTAATAGGCTATTGTCACCTTCACAAGTAAATCATACTTGATACCATCTTTCTCAATCATCTTACGAAAGACTTTCATGGCATCAGCACTATACTTGTTCAACTCATACAGATCACCATTCCCGCTTTCTCCCCATTTAGGAATCGTACAGTCCTGGATGAATTTCACATAGAGATCTTCCCAGGACATAGTAGCTATACCCACCAAAGTCTGTATCTGTAGAGACTCTACTTCAACCTTGTTGAGCTTCGCTGTAGCACGATACTTCTCCTTGACTATCTCTAGATAGCCATTCTGCACCAGGAGTTCCAGTGCAGCCTTAGACTGTTCATCCATCTGACTTGTTTTTGGGATTCTAAAAGCGGGAGGTCTAAAGTACTAAACCCCCCGGTAACTTCCTAACCTTGTGACCAATTATTTCAGGTATTCCAGGTAGGATTCATATGTGATTCTCTCCCTGTCAATATTGATCATAGCTTTGCGTACCCAGTCCTCATCTTTTGTGCCCTGAGACACAAGAATGTAGACGGTAGGAATATGATTCTCCTTGTAGCGGAGCCTTCCCATCCGCTGGATAGCATCACGTTCATTACTATTCATCTGAACAATAATGAGGTGATCCAGATTGGGAATATTCTCTCCTTCATTGACACCATCGATGGCACCCAGATAGTCTATCTCCTCAGCCTTGAACTTCTCCAGCATACCAGATTTCTGGTCCTTATAGTTGTGTACATTTTCTCCACACAACTCTCTGGATTGGTCAACACTCCCACAGAAGATCAGTACCCGGTTACCAGGGAGAACTTTCTCGATGATTTTCTTAGCTACTCTGTTTTTGGAAGGAAGATTTGAAATGAATCTCTTCCTAGCACCATACAGTGACTGAGCCCAGCCAGCCTTCTTTGGATCCTTGGAAGCTGCAGCCTGAGCTTTCCCTACCTGCTTGTTCATGTACTCATAAGCACTCTGTTCAGTAGCAAGAAAAGGAGCTTTCTTTGTACCAGCAGGAATATTCTTTACTACTCTCTCCAGAGGGATCTGAATGATCTTGATTCTGGAATTTGGTACAATACCGTCCTTGATCCCTTGATCCAGAGTATACCGAAAGCATACTGGTGAGATCTGTTCAAAAATCTGAGACTTGATTAGATCCCTCTTAGGGTCCGGTTCTGTAGCTGTAAGTCCCATGACTTCATCAGCCATATTCTCTGCGAAGAACACAGATAACAGGTTATCTTCCTGGAAGCCTTCAGCATTTCTCTGGGTTAACCGGTGAACTTCATCCAGAATGACTAGTCTATACTTGTTACCCTTCTCCTTATTAAGAGAGGAATAGCAGATACGTTTGACCAAGACCAGGGACTCTTCAGCATGCCACTTTTTAAACTCATCTGGCCAGTTGATATCTCGGAGTTTTTCAGTACGTGTAACCAGAAGTATAGATCGTATATCATCTTCTCTACCTATGGGTAGATCAAGAGCACTGGTATCACTCCAGATTTCTTCGCAGCGTCTAACTGCGATCCGACTCTTGCCTACACCGGTAGCGGCTACAATCGTAGATTTCTTACCAGAGTTCACCCAAGCGGTGTAGGCCATATCCTGGATAGCACTTTTAATCTGTGATACCTCCTCAGGTGTTTTTGTCATGTTTTTGAATTGATCAGTTGATAATGTAGAGCATCTTTCTGGCCCTGGTGGCGCCAACATAGATGATCCGGTTACGTTCTTCCAGCCGGGGATTCTTCACGATATCCCACATAGCCAGCATACAGTTGGTGTAAGTAGAACCCTGAGACTTGTGTGCAGTGACAGCATAGTTGTACTTCACCTTTGCAAAAATCCCCTCAAGGAAAAAGAAGTGCTTCCACATGTCAGAGCGTTCTGAACCAAATGGAGCAGCAAAACAAGACTTCTTTACCTTCTCCATCATGTCCTTGATTTCTGCTGCAGCCCGTTCATGAGCAATGACCATCTCCACCTCTTTCCAGTCTCCTTTAATAGTACGGAAGCGGGCCTTTGTCTGATACACCTGGGGATTGATGGACTTGTTCACATATCCCATTGGTGTATAGAGCTTATAGGGTACAGCCTTCTTGAGGACTTCATAGGAGACTACTTCCAACTCCTCGTTGGTAGGTAGAGCAAACCCATTGGTACCTGGTACCACATATCGGTCATCCATGATTATCTTTTCACCATTCACCAGTAGAGGAAGTGCAAGCATACCTTCTGGTATGGCATAGAGCATTCTACGAATCTTGTTATTGAAAGCATTCACCGTATTATTTGTCCATGCTATTACCTTCATATGGTCTGCATCAGCCTTGAACTCTGGAGAACCAAATTGACTCTCTAGAACTTCATCAATTTTTGCCCCATCAGTAAGTGGAAATAAAGTGATACCAGTCTCATTGATTATTCTGGCATAAGGCTCTCTATTAATCTCTCTGTTTTTGTAGGTATTACGGATATCAGTAGCATAATCCAGAATGGGATTATCTCCAGCCTGACGCATACTTTGGGTAAGCTCCAGTACTTCGATACCATACTTCTCTGGTTGCAAAAACACAGGAGAATCAACTTCATTGACTGGGGGAATTTGGACAGGATCCCCCAGGAGAATAAGTTTGATATGAGGATAGTCATCTAGTAAATCCTGCAGAGCAGTCCAGAGGCCAATTTCTTCATCGCTATGTTTGCCATTAGATTTATCTCCCAGCATGGATACTTCATCCACAAAGATTACATTGGCATCACCTCTGCCATCATTGGGATCAGTAGACCGAACGAAGATTTTCTTACCAGTCTTCTCATCATTCTTTGGCTTGAGTTTCAGTAGACTGTGAAGAGTAGCGTAGTTCACACTACTCCCCAGCTCTGCGTTCTTTCTCATAACCCGTACAGCTTTGTGAGTAGGTGCCGTAGCGGCAATAGACAACTTCTTGGTGTAGTCCTTCTGTTTATTAGACCAGGATTTTAGGGTTTCAATGATCCGGTTGACAGTAAAGGTCTTACCAGTACCGGCATAACCACGGATCAAAATAATTCTGGGCAGGTTCTCACCTTCTCCGGTGACATAAGCTACGGTACGGTCATGTGCATGTTGTTGTCCTTCATTTAGTACAGGCTTCGATAATTCGACAGCTTCTGAAGGAGTCAACGGATACTGCTTGTGTTGTTCGTTCATTTCCATGTGTATGTATGGTTTGAAATTTTTAGTTCAGTGCAGAAATACTGTAGTTGAACCATAAGATGAGTATAACTACGACTATTATCTGCTATCCAGTGAGTTCGAACATGAGCTACCTGATTCTCAGAAGAATGACTTTGACTTACTCCACTATCTCTTCCTTTCATTCCAATGATTGTAGCTCCCCACCTTTCTTCTAAAAAGTGACCTTCATTTGGATATCTGCAATCAGTGATAATAACTCCTTCATGATCTTTAGCCAGTTCCTTCAGTTTTTGATCCATTCTATGAAGCCAAACAGTCTCTCCAAAAACTTGCCGACCCCCTTCATCTCCTATTTTTTGAAGAATTTCCCGGCCGGTCATCTCTACATCATCAAGACCAATTTTCCAATAACTGTCTTTAAATGCACTAGTCATCAGATCTTCAGCTTTATCAGGATCATGACCAGTAAGAACAGCTGCAATTTGATAGACAGGATAAGAAAATTTCCACATCTTCCACCTACGGTTAGGATTGGTAGAGTCATTAGGCCAAGATGTATCAAAGAACTCTTTAAGATCTACTACATGTCGATTGGGACCAGATATGGGACATCCTTCCATAGACATTAGCCAGCTAGGATCAAGAGATCCGGTTAACATTCGAATTCCCAAGGCAGCAGTATCCTTACCACTACCTGCTCTACCCGTGAGTGCTACTACTTTCATTGATGCGTTGTTTGATTTTTGGAATGATTTGCTCATTATACTCTCTAAGCTGTTCTGAAAAAGGATCTCTATTGGTAGGCTTCAGTGCATTCTTAATCTGCTCTCGTCCATGAATTACAGACGTATGGTTCATTGGTTTCTTTCCTTCGGGCCTTAACAACCTTGCTATTTCATTCAGACTGGCACCCCCTATAGTATACAGATAGTACATGCAAAAATATCTGGCTATTGGAAGTGTGTCATATCTGTCTTTACTGAGGAGTCTGGGAGGGTCAAGAACCTGTTTTCTAAACAAGATGACTTCACAAACTGCTGTAGAGACCATTCGGTACTTTTCTTCAATCGGAAGAAACTTAAACCACTTAATCTCTTTAGATGTGAATTCTATGGATATACCAGGGATAGTCATGTAGCCTACCCGATTCTCTGTTAGTGGGGTTATTATACTGAGATTTGTGTGTTTCATTTGATAGGATTTAGATGTTATTTGCTCCAAACTGAGGTTATGGTTGTTTCAGCCTTCAGTAAACCATTAGGAATAACTACCAGAGCAGCTTCTTCCATGATTTCCGTTAGCCGTGGTTTCCAGGTTTCCGCATAATCATCACGACATACGGTGTCTAATTGATCATGTACCTGCAGAACAAGTTTCACGGTGTCATGCATCTTCTTTTCATCCAGTTCCCACATCACCATGCAGATAGCTACCTTGGTACAGTCAGCAGATGTACCCTGAATGGGTTGGTTTTTGGCAGCTTTATCAATCTTGCCAAGATACTTGTCATTACGGATACCAGCAAGATGCTCATCCAGAAACTGTTTACGATATTGCCATTCCGGAAACCATCGTTTTCTAAAGAACGGTGCCAGCGTCTGTATGTATCCATTACGCATACCAAATCGACCCAGATAGTTCATCACCTTTCCGATAGCAGGCATTGCAATGAAATAATCCCGGATCAGCGTTCTTGCCTCATTTAAACTAATGCGAAGAAGTGCTGCTAGTCTATACTCTGTCATGCCATAGGCAAGCCCAAAATTTATTGATTTACAAGCATCTCGCATGACCTTATGCTTTGGACACTTACATTTCTGTTTGGCAAGCTCTAGTCTTCCCTTTTCATCGCGCACCTGTTTATAGTAAGCACAGTCAGCCTCAGCTGCTTGCTTCCAGGACCGGTGAAAAGGATTCTTTTCTGATGCAAAAACAAGTTCAGAAGCCATCGAATGGAGATCCTGTTTCTTCCTGAGTGCTTCCTGCCAGTTCTTATCTCCAGTGATGTAGGCAATGATCACCAACTCCTGAGAGACATAATCGGAGGATACAAACTTGTGACCTGCAGGGGGTTTAAAACAGTTCCGATACTTCATGCCAGTCAACTCCTTGGCAGGGATCTGCTGCATACCTGGGTTATTACAACTCACCCGGCCAGTACTCATGATCTGATTGAAGTTTGTATGTACACGACCATCAGGATTGATATGGCGTAGGAATTCCTCACCATAAGTACTGAGTAGCTTCAGCCTTTCCTTGTACTCCTCGATATCGATACCAATAGGATGAGAGAACTTTCCCATGCTATCGGTATTCATATTCTCCATCCGGGGATTGACAATCTTAATGAGTGGGAGTACTTGATCCACACTATTCCAGTTGATGATACAGGTACCTGCCGGCCGTAGTAGTTCGTTCTGAATCAGCCATGCCTTATGGTTCTGTAACATCTCATCGAGTAGAAGACTCTGACTTGCTTTACGATCCATGAATTCATAAGCCATCTCCATGAGATCAGTAGAGTATATTCCTTGAGCACTCACGATCCATTTAGTGATCATAGGTTTCGTAGCACTTCCACACCCAGGAAACATCCTCTGTGCTATCAAGTTGCGCTGAGGATTACTATTCCAGTTAATGAGGATCTGATCTTCTTCATTGATATATTTCAGCCTGATAGCCTGTCTTCTAAAGGGTTCTACATTTAACCACTCATTGAGTTTTTGCTCTGCGTCTTCTACCAGAGGCATAGCCCAGTCCAGATTGGCCAACCATTCTTCCCGGTTAAGTTCCATTCCTTCCCATGTCATTTGAGCAAAACCTATCACTGATTCATTCTCCAGTGCAGCTACATACTCCAGATCATGTAAGTGTAGCTCCAACATCTGTTGCTTCATGATCAGACCAAGAAATTGTACATCTCTGCACATATACCTGACCTTAGACACTGTGATGATGTTATCTCCGAAGTTGGCACCTTCATCCTTGATCATCTCAAAATTTAAACGGCGTTTCACGATTTCCTCCAGTGCAGCTGAGACCTTATGAACACCTTCATATCCACACCAAAGAACACGTTCAATGAGCATGGTATCATAGATGTTTCTGATCCTGACACCATAATTCAAGGCCACCATAAGTTCATAAGCAGCATTCTGGATAATTTTCATCCATCTGGTAGATTCCAGTAAATGAAATATGAAGTTCTGTTGATCTTTACTAAGATAAGACCACTGAAATCCCCATTGCTGGTCTCCATATAGATCCCCAAATTGAACTGTAATGATCTTTCTTTCCCTAACACTGGCAACATTGGTTTCAAAATCGACCTGCAGGCAGTATTGGTCATTTGCCCACTTTACAAACTCTTCAAACTCTGGCTGAAATAGGCGTTCCTGATCATCTAGAAGTCCCACGTAATTCATATGAAGTGGATACGATCTTGGTATGTAGTTTAGTGGGTCCATTGGATTTGTTTTTGGTTGTTACTCAAATGGCAAAAGGTTGGTATCTTCAAATCGTTCATCCAGATCAGTCATAGTGCCAAACCAGTCTATCTCTCTGTGCAAAAACACATGTAAACCAAAGTCATCCTGGAAGAGAGTTCCATCTTCTTCTAGAATCTGTAGTCCACCTGGCTTTTTATCATGTGACAGAATATGAACGATCCTGGCTTTTGGTCTCTCCCCTAACAGATACTCCAGCATACCAATACTTCCACCATAAATAGCTGGAACAGTACACTTCATATACCTAAAATGGGAGATCATCAACGTATCCGGATTCCAATCCCTTATTGAAAGTTCGTGGTGTGTCCGGTACTGTAGCATTGCTACGCAAGACTTCAGCGAAACGAGTTGTAGCATTGGGAATCTGTTTTAGAAGGGTTTCACAATATTTCCTGTAGTTCTCTGGATCTGACAGATATTTTGAGTCGGACCACCAGATCGGATACTGTTCATGTTTCAACAGATGGAGATTCGCTTCGATGAAATGATTACATCCTACGAACTTATTATCAGGATTGTAGTTCTGTGCTTGTGGATGATGTGCATTCAAAATTCTCCATGCGCTATAGTTTGAAAATGTCTTTGGCCTAAAAGACTTCAAGACATTCTGTGCATCTCTTCCCCAGGTCATGAACACGAAATTTTCATCCATACTCCTGAGAACTTGAAGAACTTCCTGTACAAACAATTCCCATCCCCAGCCGGCATGCGCCCGGGACACTTCCATTTCTGTAGTGAGTACAGAGTTAAGAAGCAGTACTCCCTGCTCTGCCCAGTCATCCAGACAAGTAACTGTTCGTTTACACTCATGAGTACGATTGATCTCTTCAAAAACAACCTGAAGAGATGGTGTCATCCTATCCCCGGAAGAGAAGGCCAGTCCATCAGCCTCACCTTTTATATAAGGATCCTGTCCAATGATTACCACTCTGAGTGACTCAGGAGAACATAACCGGAATGCCCGGAACACATCTTCGAGCTTTGGTTGTAACCACTTTGCAGCGGCTAATCTTCTACCAAGTTTTTGCATCCATGGCTCCTTAAAGACATGAGAAAGTAGGGGATACCAGTCCCCTAGTTGTTCATCCATATCCATAGTTCACTGTTTTTGTTGGTTGATTTTGTACACTTCCATTAGTAACTTAGGAGCGATCATACGCATCTGTTGTAAGGTATAGGCAAAAACAAAAGTTTTCATTTCAATTGGCCAGTCTTCAGGTGCCTCCAGGTCAATGAGATAGGCAAGTCCTTTGAGATACTTCTGATCTGGATGGGGCCATGAAACACAGTCCATCCAGTACTCAGGAGAGTTTTCTATCTCCAGCAACTTTTGAATGACTTCCTTAGCCATTGTTTCACAAATGACTTTCTCTATGGAGTCCATAACCCTAATCCAATCTTCTGATCTAATTCCAAACCAAGAGGGTATAAGAAGACTCTTGAAATTCAACCTATCCTTTAATTGGTTAGAGAGATTGTCCATCGAGTCCTACAATTTTTGGAGCCATTTGAAGTGCTCTACCATAGTGCATCGCCATCTTACCACAGTTAGTACCAATAGTATTACTGGCTGCACGAATCAAATCCAGGCAGAGATATGTCTTTTCTACAAGAGTTCCTTTCTGCTTATCGATATGATTTGCAATCCATAGTCGGATTTCTTCCGGAAGACTAGGTAGGTGTAGCTCTTCAATTTTCTTAATAGTACCACATTCCCGCATCAATATATCTACTGAATCCAGGTACTTTTTGATCTGATCATTAAGCGGAGGTAAACTATACTTGACGAATTCATCATAGCGCATCTTGCTGGTCTTCTTTTTAGTACCTACAATGAACATTGCGACTTCATTGTCGGCCGATAAATTCAGGAAATCTTTTAGCCCCTGTTGTGTGTTAGATGTCATAGCTGTTGTTTTTGAAAAGAAGGGAAGATACCACCCTTGGCAGTATCTTCCAAAGCGAATTTATACCATTTCAGTAGCCTGGACAGCTAGTACCCGCAATAGACAAGTTACCGTCTGGCGTCGTTCATGCACCAGATCCAAATGATCTTTTGGTGTATATCCAATCACTTGAAAACGAACTGGATAACCTTCACGGATAGCACTCAGCCGGTTATTGATGACTTTGACATTATACATATCAGGGTTCTCTAGTTGAAATGCAATTGCTACTGGGTTGTTGGGGATACTGTACCCTTCTGATTTCTGAACATGGTAGGTGGTGATGACAAGACTTTTCATACAGACAATTTAAGATGGTGAAAATAAAAACCCACCTTCTCTCGCTTGAAGGTGGGCAGCAGGCTAAACCTCAAATCCATTTTAATGTCTGGTCACTTCTTAATTCAGGTGTGACACTGGCTCAATTACCTGAGCTGACTATCAACTCCGTTGATACCCAAGCAAGTAAAGATTTCTGTTACATACAGGTGAAGTTTTAATTTATGATGCCCCCCACATGGGAGTCGAACCCAATACTTTCTAATCTCTCTGGTTATCAAGCAGAGTTCCTAGTTTGCCGTTATATTATTGTCACACTTGAGTGAAACCTTGATAAGAGGCCAACCATCAAATTGACTCAATATGCAGGGGGTGTAGGTTCCTCTGTAGACACAGAGGAACGTATTTAATCAATAATCGAAACAAAGAAAAACAGCTCCCAGATAGAGTACCACCTCACTCTGGGAATCCTGAGAGTCACCTTATATCTCAGATCATCCCTCTTCGGCGGCTGAACCCATTGGTGTGGGGATATGGCCGGGACTTATGAGTAGTTGGAAAGCAGGAAAGACGTTGCCTGTTTTGATCTACTACTCACTTCATGAAGCAGAAATACTCGTTCCCCACTAAGGTTTCACCCTTAGTGAGGACGCAGTGTACGTCTCCTGCGTGGGTCTTTTACCACCGCTATGACTTTCAACCACTACGGACTTTCACGTTCTACCGTTATGTGGTACTCCTCCCGTCAGAATACCTCATCTGTACGAGATTACAACGGGGAGTCGAACCCCTTTTGAGACCAGTGCAGGAGTTGAACCTGCGGCATCACAGAAGGAACATCATCCGACTATTTTACTTACTGTGAAGTTGCGTCCTGAGCCATCCCAAACGTTATTTAGATTCTCAACTGGCCATATGCCCCCGGATAGAGGCTCATCTCACACCGGGGAAGAACCTCCCTCCTACACACTCTGTAACCCCGGAACTATTTCAGCCGGGCTTCGGTGACTGTCACATCTGCTATAAGCACACTCTCTTTTTATCGGAGAGTTTACATGTTAAAGACAGTCTGGTTTGGAAGTTTCTGCTCCATTTGGGACGGTACTCTACTTTTGTTGAGCTATTGTCTTGTCTTACAATAGTCCCTAGCTCCCGAATAGCCAGTCAAGGCACATCGGGAACACCTTTTTGATTTCAGGGTCAAAGACCCCTCTTTGATGGAAGGCTACCATCGGCTCCCACCTCGCTCATTTCTGGCTTGGTGGGAGAGTAGTCTGAGAAGCCCAGCACAGAGAGTATAGGTCTTATTGATTTTGCCTAACGTGCTCACTCCGGGGAGGAGACTACTTTGTGGGCCAGGACTGGGACTACCCACATGGCCGGTCAGCATCCGGCAAGGGAACTTGCATCCCTATCCTCCACTTGAGGTAAGTTCTTAATTCTGATACTCAGGGAATTCCTTTGCAAATTGATCAGCAGCAATACCATAGCCATCCCAGTTATCTACACCAGCCTGCTCCAGACATCCAAGCCACGCTGCATTCTTTTTCAGATCAGCATAATCTGAGAATGCAAGAGTAACTACATCTCTCACGGGGTTCAATGAGTCAACTGCAGCTTGAAAAAGAGCATCTTTAAGACGCTGATCTTTTGGTAATTGATCATAAGGCACCATACAAGGATGAATTTTCTTTTCAGGATCTTTCACTTCTCCATATACCCATCCAGCTTCTTCCTTAGCTTTCTTCCAAGACTCATGTTGGGCAGAAGGAGGCGCTCCAGGATTGTGCATCCGGTATTGTACGCCGGCAATAGCTGAATCTTTCTGCCATTGTTCAGCTTCTTGCCATGATTTTTGGCTCATGTCGCCAATAGATTCACAATAACCTTTGTTTGCTTCATGACAAACTCTTGCAATTTGTTCTACAGTCATGTCGTTGTTTTTATATAAAAAATGAGTGAAGAGGAGCAGGGTCGAACTGCCATATCAGGATAAACGCTCCCGTACTCTACCTTTGAGTTACCTCTCCAAAAAGGCCCCCATACAGTAGAGAACTGAGGGGGAGCTAACCATGTGAACCAATCCTAAGATCCTCTTACGAGGAAAACAATGGATTGTAACCGGTTTTCTGCCGGTCGCAGCGGGAACCTGGATCGAACAGGTATCTTTCCAGATGTCTACTCTGGTGCTCTTCCCAGTTGAGCTACCCCGCCATAAAAAGATAGAGACCAGCTGTAGACACAGCTGGTCTACAACCAAAACTGACTATCTTGAGTGATAGCCACATGAGAAACAAAGATACTATGTTGGATGAGATACATAAATTAGTTGTTCTGGCTCACAATCCTCACCGATACTCATCTTTACCCCTCTACATATACCATCCACCATATCTCTTGTTCCTACAAAAACAGAAGCCATGGACTTCTTACCAGTTTTGACAATTGTACAGGCTTCATCTTCTGTGAAGTGAAGGTATCTCCCTTCTTTGTTTTTGACGTACCATCTCAGCATCAGTAATCATCCTCCTTTTTGAAGTTTAGTAGTTCCTGAACATCACTGGTAATCTGGTCTATCTTTTCTAGTAATGCTCTGGATTCCCACTCGATATAGGTTGGGAGCCAGAAAGCATGAAGTGCTTTTTGATAATCACCAGCCCTATGAAAAAATCTATTGGGATCAGTCCCTACATGTGGAGTACCCGTAGTTCTTATGTACAAATTAAATTCCTCGGGAATATCGTTCATCAAACGACTCTCCCGAATAGGTTGAAAGAGGTCATTCAGGTCCTTATCCAGTTTTTCTTCTGCGCGTTCCTCGATAAGTTTTTGTAAGTCTTTTATTTCTTTCATTTGGAGTGTCTATTTGAGTGAGTAATGTTGAATAGTACTGCGGTGCAGTCTTCTCGTTAATAAATACCAGGTGCCATCCACACCTCTTTACTTCCCATCTGGGTTGATGTGCAAGAAGTGGTACAAAAACAGCATCAAGGATATTCTGTGGATTAGCTCTCACCTCGATCATTAGTGTATGTCCAATAAACCGGACTGTAGGCCGGTGATCAGGTGTAGACTTTTTAAGGGCCTCTTTCATACGTGTACAGAAGACATCTCTGTCCATGTACTGCGGCAGCATAGGGTTCATATGTCATGTAGTTGTTGTCTTTTTACCCACCATATTTACGGTGGTATTTCATAATGAAGTGTTTGGCTACAGTCTTGTAGTAGACACCAGATATCCAGAAAAGCATAAGGCTCTTTGTGGTAACCTGAGCTTTCGGGTACTTTGCATCTACTATCTCCAATATTCTTGTAGCCCACTTGTTAAACTCCAGACATTCTCTGTCCAGACCTGCTTTACGCTGTTTGGATAGGGGCATTATCACCTCCTTTGTTTTTGAGTTTGTCATAATCACTCTGTAGAGTGGCCCAGATAGCTCTCCAGTTAAGTTCTTCACCATACCCGGCTTCTTGCCTAATAGATTCTACCCATACACGGACAGTGTGAGTCTTCTTTGGTTTAAACCAGTGACCAAGCCTGCTACTGTCTTTATCCCATAGTATAATCAGCTCCGTGATAACATCCAAGTGCTTACTGACGAATTGATGTCGAAATATTCTGCGTGCTTTAGTATTTGCAGTCCCCATAATGTTTTTAATTTAGAAGTCATCCGAAGCACCACCGCCTCCACCATCCCCACCGCCAAATCCCCCGAAATCATGATCATCTTCATCGAAATTATGAGAATAATCTTCACTTGCATCAAAGACGTCAGTTACAACAGCATCAAAGATAGTATCTCTACCTCTGTCACTATCAGAGTCTTCCTGGGTTTGAATTTGCTGGAAGTTCAACTTCTCTTGGGCATTGAGTCTCTCATATTCAGTATGGTAGATCTCACTGCCACGTGCATAGTGCTTCATCTGAAGCACACTAATGAAACTATTGGTACATCTGTACTGATTCATAATTCAAGTAATTTATCGGTGATTGAAATTGGTTGCATACTACCACCTTTTTGCAGTAGTATGTACATTCCCCAGGTAATGATCTTACCAAGTTTCTTGGAGATCTCATGAGCTTCTGCGGATGAGTAATCCTGAAAGTTAGCTATTTCATACTCCGGGTACTTCCGGGTTGTCCATTCAGTAACTTCCTTGAGTATCTTTTGCTGACGCTCTGCTATTGTAGACCTACTCATACCACAAGCAATTTCACACCATACCTGGTAGATATACTCAGGGACTTTCACGAGAATCATATCCGGTGTTCGGATAAGTTCTCCTTCTAACTTGATAAGATCACCTGGGTCGTGTTTTTGTAAATCCATATCAAATGAGTTTACCATCAAATAGAGTTTCACCGTTGTATGTAACAAGAGTCCGATCAGCATGCTTGTGGAATTTGCAGTACTTCCCAAAGTTCTCTACAGTAGTCTCCTTGGGTTCATCTATATAACCCCAGGATCTGTTAGTCATATAGGGGTAAGTCTGCTTATCCCAGTAATCATGTTTCTCTCCAAAAGTATGGGGTAAACCAAAGCCTGCAATGCAGCTCTCCTTGGTATTCCAATACCAGGTTACATTTATATCGGGCATCTTATCCCAGTTCGGATTTCTTTCAATAAACTGTGCTAGGGTACAACCCTGAGGAAAGTCACTATCTTTCCCATACCAGTCTATTTTCTCCTTTTCAAACTCAGGATTGACTATCCAGCAGCACTTCTTATGGTCCCATGTTGTTATGGCTCTATCTTGTGAGTCATACTGATGAGTACCATTTTGTGATGTGATCCTGATCATGTTGCCTCCTTTGATTTTTGTATGTGATCACGCCATAAACTCATCTGTTGGGTTGCATTGGTTCCTGGCCAGTCCTTATCATAGCGAGCCTGGACAGCCGCTACCCATTCTTCAAACGAGTTGAACTCTGGAGAGATATCTACTTTGTCTACCAGGTAGTATTGTACATCAAACATTCCATTATCATCCAATATTACATTGAACGACATGGTGAAAAGATACTGTATATCTACGTCAACCCACGTCCCTTGGTAACCAGTTAGTATTGTGGCATAATTGGTATCAATCACATGAGAATACCTACTTCGCTTCTCAGCCCAGGTAAGACCTGGACAGGAAGCAATCAGAGCATGTTCAATATCAGCCTTCAATAGAACTTTCACTGGTATTTTCTTTTGGGGGTGAAATTCGGTATCGTTCTGGCGTCTCAACAAAAGCAATACCTTCTATCTTCTCGGGTTCTAAGATTTCTAAGCTTACCTGCTTTAAGACTTGAGAAGCCTCTTCATGTTCCAGGGTTTTTAGCAGAGTCAAAAACAGAACCTTGTTGGACTTATGATCTTCATACCGTGCATTGCAACCCCCACAGGCACAACTAGGACCTTTTTGACGTTCCAGACCAAGTATAGCCTCAGTTCCTAGTTTTCCACCAAAATATTTGGAAGCATGTAGTACATGCTTTGGACCAATAGTATAAGGATGTCCCTGTGAATGGTTGATACGGTTAACACCCTCGAATTTGAATTTGCCTTCACAAATGGTATCTATCTTTTGTTGGATTTCTTCTTCTGTCATAATTACTCTGTTTTTTGGTGTATCAATAGGATTACCATCTTTGTCTACCCAGCCAGGCTGGAGATCATCAGCATTGGTGAGTTGTCCAGTGTAATCTTGGTAGCGATTCCACTCACCACCACACTTATAGACAACGAAGGCATCCATTGGAAGAACCTTCTTAATACGGCCATTTTCTGGTACACCAACTTTTGGTTTGTAGTGTACAAAATCCCCTACTTGCATTATGCCTCCTTTGTTTTTGGTGTCAATACATTGAACTTGGCCAGATCTGTAACACCTTCACAGTTATCTCCCTGAGCAACATGTGGTGTACTGGCCCAAGCTCTATCAATTACAGCCTTGTTATCTGGAGATGTCTTCATACATTCAAACCCTTTAGATCCTACTACAAGATATCTACAACAGGAATCTCCCTGACCTATTTTACATACATTCTGTATATGATCAGTCATAGTTACCTCCTGTTTTCATTTGGGATCATTGAACGATATTGTTCCCATCCTTTGAAGTTCGCATAAAACTTACCGTCACCCTTAGCTAAAGCACAATGTTCAGCCGGTGACATATGCTTTGGGTCATTCTCTCCAAAAACAACACCCTTACGATTGGTATACGGACGTACCAAAAGAGAACAATGTATATCCATCAGAATATCTCCTCCTGCAGGCTTACCATCATCTCCAATAACTGTATAGGAAGTCTGGGCACACAAGGCAGTAGCTAATGGAACTTCCATAGGGATAGTAGTTTTAATTCCCATCACTTCACTCATTAGAGTTTCAACTACAGGTCTTAGTGCCTCAACAAACTCTGGTCGGGCTGAGAACTGTAGCTTATCCATATAAGGTATATGCCATTCCCCTGGTTGTAATACCTTGGGTGTGCTCTCATTTCTAGCATCCCACATAGCTTCAGCCAGGGCCATCATGTGAATCTCCGCCTGGCCTTTATTAAGTTTCAGCCAATCAACTTCAGAAAGAGTTTTAGCGACTTCTACACTCGATGTATATTCTCCATGATTCTCCAATGCTTTGATAAAATCTTTTCTACTCCGAAATGCTTGATTTTGAAACTCCCTATTACTAGGAATAACATATTGAGGGCAGCGCAGATGAAAAAAGTTTTCCAGCTCGGTACCTGTTACCAGTACTGTATGATACATGAATGGTTCCAGTAACCGGTTGCAGAGTTGTTTGGTGATAAATGGTCTACCATCATTAGCTTCCCTATTAAGATTCTTTGCAGCTTTGATAGCCCACTTACTTCCTTCTAACCAAAGATCATGGGCATAAGCTACATCGATTGGCGCCGTTAAGTATTCTGTACCCTGCATTCCTTTATGATCTCTCTGCCAGGCAATAGGGATGAAAGGATTCTCATCTACCATCTTCACCATTTTCTCAAAGGGTATAGCCCGACTACTGGCTGAATTTTTGGAAAGCATCCGGTGAGTGTTGAATTCACTCAGGATGATACGAGGCATGGTCACCAACTGTGTAGTAATACGGTGACCATTACAAATGGAGTCAGCTACTATGGCAGCAGCTATCTTATTTCCGGCATCTTGAGAGCTCATTTTTGATTCTGTTTTTGCGTTGAATAATGAGTTTCATAACCATAGTCTCTTCATCGTTAGAGGGATTACTACACCTGCCAAACCATTTCATGATTTTTTCATCAGCAGCATGTATGACTTCTTCTTTCGTAGGGAAATGAATGTCTCGTCTAGGAATTTTGGGCATGTTGTTATTTGTAATAGTAAGTGATGATCTCTCCCTCTTTATTGAAGATAGCGATCTTACCGGTTTGGGGGCAATAGACCCAGCAGTACTCCAGAGAATCCTTTATCACATGGTGGTGAGAATCATAATCTCTGTACTGGTCATGCTGGGCAATGCAATAACCCATGACAAGTGCTACTACAAAACATAGAGCACATATACCTGGGGTATCTTTTGTGATCATAGACAAGAAGTTAAAAGGTGAAAAAAGTGGTAGCCGCGAGCCGGGTGCCTCCCGGAGACTCTCAAAGTCAGTCATCATTACAAGGATATTCATTTTGAGACTGACCAGGCTGGCTGGCCTCGGCTACCAAGATCAAACAAGTAACTTGTGAACGGGATAATTGCAAAAACCAGATATAATCCATCTCAGTACATTCTCCTCAATGATCTTTGCTTCTACAAGACTCTTGACTGCTATTGTACCACAATTGTTGATGTCAATAGCAACTTCATCGGGGGATATCTGGCCAGGAAAATTCCTGGTGAAAATAGCTACAGGTTCTCCTGTTTTAAAGTCATTGGAGACAATCGCTTTATGATCTGGATCGGTATCATAGTGGGTAATACCAATAACCAGATCCTGATTCTTATACCTCACGGTATGTGGCAGGAGTTTCATCTCTCTTTATTTTTGGTGATGACTAACGTCTATAACCGGACATTCCTTTAGTTGCATAACACCCACTTCTACCTGATGTACAGGAAGAAGCGAATACTGCCAGAGCAATGATCAGAGTCATAGCAATGATCATGAATCTTGTCTTTTTCATGTTAATGTGTTTGTGTGGTGATAGAATTGAACTTGCTTACAACTGAGAACTGCCGGCACAATTTCAGTAAGATGTTGTCATCGAAGCTCATGACCGAGATTTAGAGTGTTTTTGATAGAACTCCCATTCAGCTGGAGAGAGTTTTGATTTAATACTGTCAAGCATTTGTTGTTTGGCTCTTTGATCGAGATCAGTGAATTTTCCAACAGTATCTGCAGAATATAAATTTCCGTTACTATCCTGCAACATTTGCTTTGAAATAACCTCCCCATCTTGACCCCACCAGCCAGCTCCTTTTGCAGACAAGTCTGCTACATTCCGCTCAGAGTAGTAGCCTACTATCACTGAACTACCTCTTTCATCTGTTGATGCCTTTACTATATAGGCATCAACACGTTGTAGAGTGACTTCTTTTTTCATGTAATGAATCAATTTTTTACTGTGATGGAATAATATTCAAAGGATCTGACCCCACACTCAATAGTGTTTCCTCCATACCATTTGATACATCCTGCTTCTAGTATAGGTCTTAGTTGGTTATTGCGTATAGTCATTACTGCCCGGCTAGTAGTACCATCAAGATAATGTATAATGAGATGAAATTCTGTAGAGTGCTTGGCATCCCATATAGCATATGTAATAAGAGCTGAAAGTAGTACAATGAAGCCTATACCAGATAGATATTTTCTCATGGTAATGTTATAAATGTTTTGTGTGTTAAGCCTAGCTTCTTGAAACAGTCTGGGCCAATTCCAATTGGTATACTCTCAGGATGTGTGAGTTCCCGGTGACAATGACCACAGCGGCCAGTGTGATTGATAAGCTGAATTCTTGTGAGACTCTGGTAACTATCTATAAGACTGTTATACCAGAACCAGTCAAAGATCTTTATCTGGTCAGCTTGTCCCAGGAGTATATCTTTTGTTTTTGCTTCAAATACCCAGAAGTTCTCAGATGCTTCCTTCATTAACCTGAGAGAGCCAAGCAACTGTCTGAGTTGGTTATTAACCCAGTATATATCCCCTGATTTACCCAATCTGATAGTGAAGACTACCTCATTACCCGTCTTCAGACTTCTGAGTGTAAATTCTGGCTTGCCACTGAGCATAAAATCCTGATAGTATACTGGATCAATAATGTGTTCCATACTACTTAATGTTTTCTAGTGAATGAGCTGGTACAGTTCCTTCTCTGAGGCTATCAATTAGAGGCTTCATGGTATCCTTCAGCCAATGGGCAATAATGGGACCTGGATACGACTTACCTCCTGGGAGAATCTCCCAACATTTGATGACCTGAGCAGCTTGTGCCTTGAGTGCAGCGGCTACATGGAGCTTGGCAAACTCTTGCATAAGGGTAATCACCCTCTCTGTAGTGAGTAAATATGCCTTTAGGTCTCCAATGTCCCTTTTGACCTCTTTAGTTATTAACCTTTCAGCTGTGGGTATTCTTTCTTCGTTCATGTCATATGGATTTGTCGTGATTCAATGTGATCAAAAACAAAAGGAGATAGTGCATACAATTCATGTCTCTGGCCGTCTATCTCCCAGTTATACAGAAAGAAAGTTTCCACCTTCCGAAGTCCCATGGCCTTTATAGCCTGAGTGGCAATCCTGGCATCAGCTTTTGGTACCTGGATCTTCCGGTACTCTCCATACTGTCTACTCTGGTTGTTGAACTTGCTTAAGCTCACTGTGATCAGGGAAGAAGCTGTCTGGTTCATTTGATTGTGTTTTTGTAGGTTGATGAAGGAATTCCCATTCCATCGAGTCAGAGGTGTAGTTGACTACAGATAAGTTATTACCTCTCTCAAAGATCAGATAAGTGATATTACCCATCTGACGCTTGGTAGCAGTAATGGACCTGGCATAAATCCAGTAGAGTACTATAGCCAGGGCAGTGAGATATACAAGAGAGAATCCTATAGCTTTCCAGTTCATAGAGGGATTTTTGGTGAGATTCAAAAACAAAGGCCAGCCACCTTGCGATGACCAGCCTCGTTTCATCACCACGATGAGTTAATGTGATTTCATATGTTCAAAGGCTGCTTCAATACGAGTCTTGAGTTGAGACAGAGCTTCCAGACTGAATTCCATCTTTACAGTTGTCTGGCTGTCACTATCTATCAGATTTATCAGGTAGACGCCATGTTCTCCCAGTGAAGTAGGTCCCAGATAACGTACTGTCTCCACAGTGGACAGCTTTTTGATTTTTAATGGTGTTTGTGTCATGGTCTTTGATAATATGGATGACAAGCCATACGGTTATCAACACCATACATAACCACATGCAGAGCATAGAGATCAGTAGGTACTTGAACCATAAGGATATGTTCTGCCATTGTTTTTGAAATGATGTCTTAAGTTTGTCGGGATGCATAGAAATCAGTTTGGTGGTGATGAAAATCGGCCCGAAGCCAGGAGAGTAGGAGTCTGCAAAGACAATACTCCCTGGCCGGCCGCTTCCTGGTACATGAGAACTTATGGATAGATCGTCACAGTTCTACTATAGGCAGTAGCACCATTCTTATCTACCTGTTTGAGTTGATACTGACCATCTACTTCGAGAGATTCTCCAGGATTCTCTTGTTTGCATGCTACATTATTGAATGTGACTCCCATAATACAAATGAGCATAGTCAATCTGGCTGGCACCAGATTCCTCATGGAAACTGCAGCCAGTAATGCTATAGCAAGTATGGCTACTGTTCTCTCACCTGAGCGTTGTTTATCCTTGGTATTAAACTCAAAGCTATAACTGGTGGGCATCACACTATTACCATCCTCATGCTGAGATACTATCATGGCCATATCAGTCCACTCTCCATCCAGGAGTTTACGGAGCATAAAATGGGAGTTATTTGCTTCCATCTGGGTGGTCCAGGTAAACACTATATTAGTACCATTCTTGACTCCCTTAAAAGTTTCCAGTCCTGTAACTCCCAATGTACTGGGTACGAGAATAGAACCCCCACTACAATAGCAGTGTACATTCTGGTTGCCAGAGCTCTGAGATGACCAGGTATCAAACTTTAGTACACTAGTACCTGTTGGCAATGATAACTGCAGATTATTCAGAGTGTAACTATCTGTGTTTTTGTTGTACACCAAAGTACTGGAGCTGGTATTGATCATAACAAATGCTCCATCATTCTGGTAGGTAGCTGAGAAAGCCTGCCCGGCAGTATAAGTACCACTACCAGACACATTTGTGTTGTTGATCACTATAGTTCCAAGTGGTCTTTTTGATATACCCCCAAGCCTGGTTGTAGTAGGTGGATTATCGTAGTCATATCCGGGATACTGACCACTTTTCCACATGTGGATAGTCACCCACTTATTACCGGCATTACGTTCGTGCTTAAAGTTCAGTGAGAAATGAAAGATACTCCCGCTATAAGAGGGATTCATAATAGTGGGCTGAGTGATAGTACACTGAGCCCATCCCGTCACTGATAATAGAAACAGGGACAGGATTAAAGTCAATTTTTTCATGATTGTTTTTGTATGTGTGTTATTAAATAAGGGGATTCAAAAATCAGACAAGGACTGGTTCTTTGACTTCAGAGAGTTCTTCCAGCAGAGATTCTACTGTATATTCAGAACCTTCATCTGCTTTGACAAACAGTTTGGCTAACCAGGTAGCAACTGGATTATTCTGGCGACAATGTTCACACTTCGAGCTAACACAGTTTGGATGCTCTGTACCAAGAATTACTACTTTCCATCCATAATGGTCACAACACCAGAATATACTGTCAATAACATACTCTCCACCCTTGTACATGTTCCACTCAGGGTAACTTGCACCTATTCTGATTACTTTATCACCTACTACAAACGGTGGATTTCCCTGCATACACCCGGGTTTGATAGTGTCCAGAAAAATGTTTCTTCTGATCGATAGTCTCCTGATGGTGTACTTTATGGATTGCTTCGAGTGCATCAAGCACTTTACATAGACCATCGAACATTCTAGCTTCGAATCCATAACCTCTGGCAGATTCGAAAGCAGCTTCAATAAGGATAATCTCATGAGGGGTATAACCGGTAGCCTTAACCTGTTCAGCAACCTTAGGTTCATTTAGACACTCCCAATCTATCCCCTGAGTGCCTGCACTAGTAGCAACAAAAGCTCCCCAACCATTGTAAGTTCTTGGGATTGGCCCAAAGGGTACATCCTTATAGATGGCTACCCCAGGATAGTCCAGTTCTTCCCCTTTTTGATTCATCCAAGTACCCCGGCGATAACCTTTCTCTGAAAAAATGATCTTGTAATTCATGTTCGATGCGACAATATTGCCTACAGCACAGGCACAACAGTCTCCATGTTGGAGTGTATCCTTGAAATAAGCGTTGTACAGAATACCCACTGTACGGTGGTATAATTTAGGTCTGTTCATATGGTGATGATTTTTGAGTTTATAAATCTAACAATTTCGGAGTCATTCCATTACTATTCATGAGTATCATCTCGTCCTCTCCAGTTCGTTGACTACTACGTGGAGCCTTGAGATCAATAATTATCTCCAAAGAAGGACGCCTGTGTTCAAAGAGGAGTCTTCTGGTGGCTTCTATTGCACCAAAAATTGTCCCCCGCCACAGCTTGGTAGGATTGATCAGGTAGATAGAGGGAACCTCAGTTCGGAAAATTATGTGCTTATCGACCAACTCCTTAATAGCAATCTTCTCAGTCTTCTTTGTTGGAGTAGGAAAATGCCATAATAGGTTATACATCTTGATATTTGGGAGTAGGTAACTGACAATGAATATTTGAGCAGTTTTTGAAAGGTGTTGAAGCCAATCCATTGCAATTTGAGAAAACTGTAAATCTACAGCAATAGATCGGGCTCCTAAACCCTCTCGTTTATAAGCCCTTAGAGAGTAATTTTCCTTGACTATCTCACGTTGATAGGAACAACCCTCAAGCTGTTCTGCAAATGCCAGTAGCATCTCACGGGCCGGAAGTTTCTCGGGTTTGTTCATGGGATGAATTTACATACTTTTGGTCGAAAAAAGGGCAGTTTTTTACCCTTTCGATCAAAAAAGGTGTAGAAAACTACCCCTTATACCCTATAGAACCCACACCCATGGCGGGTTTCATTTCTATCTCTTATAGACAGAGACTATCCTTCCCACCAGTCCGGTCTCGGGAAATCAGGGCCAAAAATTGGCTGAGAGGCTTCCGAAATGAATTTAACATTATATGCATGATACCATCGTCCCACAGATACCCCTTTTGGGAGCCATACTTTATACTTTACCACAGTAGAACCGGCAGCTACCTGATAGAATGGATATTCATGTGAGAGTTTCGAATAAGGTGTTTCAATTAAAAACTGCCACTGTATCCAGGTAGTTGGGTTCTGTTTTTGTACAGCTCCCAGATCCCCTTTGTAATCAGGATGATTCTTGTCGTAGGCTGAAGGTTCCAAGGTTACTCCAGGTCCTGCAGGTCTATACCCACCTTCTTTGGGCTTGATATGACCAAAAACAGAACCCTGATTCATGAGAGTACATATATGATCTCCAAACTTCCATTTATCCTCTCCACACTCTTTCCACAGCTTTGGCAGGTCTATCACCGGTGGATTGCTATGAGGTTTGTTCCAGGACTCCACCAGCTTCTTAGCCAGCTCAAGGGCTGGACCAGTCACTCCTTCCTGTTGTTCTTCTTGGTTATCCTCAGAGAGCTTCTTGGCTACATCAAGAACTTCTTGATAGGACAGTTTCTTCTTTAGTTTGAGAGGCTCATTTTTGCTCTCAAGAGCATTGGCAATACGTTCCACCTGGTAGGAGAGCTGGAGTGTAGCTTCTCTTTGAGGCTCCTGAGCCAGTGCTATACGCTCTACCTGAACAGAAAGATCGCGAATGATCCACCCCATATTGAGTTGTATCATCTCCATTGCTGTCTGGATCATACTTCCATCAGGCCAGGTATACTCTAAATTAGCCAGTATAGACTTTTTAGGTTCTGTTTTTGGTTCCCGGGTGACTGGAGTCTCATCGATCTCCAACATCATATGATCCCCATATGTTGAGGGTATAGTGGGGAGTTCCCAGGCATTATCTTTCCAGGAAGCTACTATCCAGGTGTTGGAAAACTCCAGGAATTTCACCCAGTACTGTCCTGGTTGCCTTTGTTTTTGCTGTGTCATAATTCTATGCGTTTTAGATTGTGATCGTAGTACCTGGGTATAAGGCCCCGGCTTTTCAAAAATTGAACCATGCGGGCAAACTCCGGGCCATCAACCCGGTCAGCCGGAATATAACTGACTGATATCCAATTTCTGAAGGCTACTGGAGAATTGTCTATAGTGTTACCAGCAGAACACACCTCACTTCCTAAGCTGTCAGGGCATCCAGGTGCTCTACAAGCCCAGGATACCATTTTAGCAAAATGATCTCCCATACGTTCAAATGTAGAAGGTGCTATAGCAAAAATTCCAACAAATCCATTATGACTGTAACTGTACATTAGACCTACAGGATAGTTTTCTCCAGTAAATACCCCGCGAGCTTCACACTGAAAGGCTTGCTTCTCAGATGAATATGTTCTTTGACAGATCTCACACTGGTATTCAATGATTGTCTTCATGTTTTAAGGTTGATAGAGTGTATAGCCCAGTTCGGCCAGGGCCTTGTTCAAATCCTCAAAGGACACTTCTATCCGGTTCTGTATACCAAAGTGGCCTTTTTGATCCTCAGTAATAAATACCAGTGAAGGATTCTTCTTTCTACTATTGATCATATGGATCTCCTTTAGGTTGGACTTGAAAGATTCAAAGCCCTCAGGTATTTTACTGTTGGGGAAGTTCTTCTCTGTTCTATATACTTTGATATCTGACATGAATTATGGGTTTAGACGCCAATGCGTTGGTGTATAATAGACATACATACTACCATCAGCTAAGAACCAGAGTTTATCTACCAATTTCAGATTCTGTAGATTCCTGAGACCCTCCAGGTCATCTACTTTGGTTTCGACTACTTGATTCTGGGGTGGTGGAGTCTCTATGATCCGTATCCAGGGATTTGTCATTGCTTTTGTTTTTGAAATAATGTTTACTCCTCACCGCTAGGGATATTGGAGTAAACGAAAAGAAGTTATCCAAATGATTTACGGGCATCTGTCTCATTATCGAATAAGTTACAGCCCCAGTATGTCCATCGACCATCTTTATGACGTACAAGACTTTCATCAAAGTCTGGATTAGCATCTGCAAAGATCCTAACAGCTTCGTTAAAGGATTCAGCTTCTATAGGTTTATCTGTATGACACATAGCTTGTCCCGATTGTCCAGTAGTTGCAAAACCTTCAGACCATATATGGTATTTCATGATGATTCTTTTATAGTTGAACAGTTAGTAATGCTTCAGGATTGTGCATGATCTCACCGTCCAGCCCAAAGAGCCAGAAGTCACCATCTGATTGTCTCTTGAGTATAACACCGGCAGCAGCTGTAGAATGTTTCTTATCCCACACATAATCTCGATCCTGTAAGTGCCGGGTAAATTGTGTCTGTAGATCTGTAGGCGCCTTTTGTTTTGTAGTAGGCAGAATCGACTTGATATCAATTAAGTAGTACAGATCTGGCTTATCATCTATAGGATCAACAGCTAATCCGTCAATAGGAGTTGTGAGAATATGGGCTGACTTGGCTACAAGTACAGCTCCATGAGTGAATGTAATTGTCATTTGTTTTTGGCAGTTTACCACGTGCCAGTGGCTTTTCGTTTAAAAATGAGAAGTGGCTCCGGTTAGATCAATGATACGCAGAACATTGCCTTAATTATTCCCTTGGATCTCGCGTGTAGGGAAGCCGGTTTACCACTTCTATTGTGCTGATCAATACCACATGGCTATATGATACAGGCTGGAATTTAGTACACTAGCTCATATAACCCTCGTACACAGCAATTCAAGTGTGATGACATGATCAGCTTTGCTGATGTGATGGGATTTGAACCCACATACCTGCCGGCGTCCTAGCCAGTTAGACGACACATCAGCCTTTGTTGAAGTAGAGGGATTCGAACCCTCCACAAGGCGTTACCTATTCCCATATTCTCTGTGGCCACAAATTATATATGGGTACCTCAACCCATAAGGTAATGAGTGGCACTGACTACACCACCATTAAACTGTCACCCTTAGCTGGTCGGGTGTCGCGATGTCTCTCGTGGGAGATACCACAGCTTTTAGTAGTCAATGCTTGTAAGGACACCTGGAGTCGAACCTGAAATTCGCCCTAAGCAGTACAGATGTAGGCACAGCTTATGACTTATCCGCGTTACAGATTGAGGTCATTTAATTCTCAATCAGCCCTGCAGGATGATATTACACTACCATCTCTCCCACAGGATGTCCTCAAGAAGTTTAATCTAACCAGTTGTCTGGATTACGATGATATGGTGCAGGACCATCAGGTGACCGGTCTCTCACTTTCTCCAAAAACACAATGATGTCGGAGATAGATTCAGCATAATCGTAAGCATTCCTACTACAGAACATGTGGAGCCCATGTCCATTCCCCCAAATATGGGGATGTAATGCTGCCCATCGATCCAGATCAGTGTAACGGTTAAACCCAAGAGCCTCGGCCATTTTATTGGCACCCTCTCTAAAGGTTACCTTGCGTCTGTCTGTATCGAATACTGCTATGGCATACCAACCTCCCAGACAGTGTACAGTGCCACATGTATGTTCGTCGTTTACACTTCCTTCTGACATATTCAGGTGGCCTATACCGGCTTCAAATGTGAGGGGTAATATTTTGTAGAGATTGTCAATCACAGTATTCCACTGCTTTTTTGTAGGTGTGTACATGGTGATGAGTTAAGAGTTATATAATACGGTTCCAGATCAGTTCGAATTCTTTCAAAGACTCTACATGACCTACAAAAACAGGATCATTAGTGTTCCTTATGAAAACTGATATCTGAGTCCGTGAGTCTGTTCTGGATATAGATATCTTTCTTTCCTTCACACTGTGAGTATAGATGAAGATACTATCACCAATACTGTCAACCCGTGAAAAATAGTCATGGGTATCCAGGAACTCTTTCACTTCAGTAAATGCTTTAGATGGTGGCTCAGTAATCTGGTAGCCACGCTCTTTAAGAGCAGCAAGTAGGTGAGGAAGAGACATTCTTACACCCCATTCAGTTATCACAATACTAGGTCTCTTTGAGATTGCTAACTGCTGATCTTTAATCTGTATTCTGTAGGGAAGAAGTGGAGCAGTATGTTCTCCTTCCGGTTTCTGATAATAGTCCATCTTTTCAATAAGTTCCATCCTTTCTATTAGCTCCCAGACAGAACTCTCAGGGCCTGCTACACTGGTATTTATCCAGTTCGCTGACATGATCCATCTGTCTCCGTTTGAGAGACTACCGATAGCTCCCACGGTGAAATTATCTTCTTCTTTCCAGTATATCCTGTAAACTCCGTGTTCAAGTTTTTGTATTCTGTTTTTGTCATGATGATGATGAGTTTAAATTGTCCAGTACCAATATAGGTCAGTGATCTCCCGGTGTATTTTGTAGTACCTCTGTATTTCGAGAGCAACCTGATTATATGTTTGTGAAGGAATATCCCCAGAGTTTCTTACAGTAATCAAGGTGTCAGGTGAGAAGTACTCTACCAGAAATGGGACATATGATATATTGCTATCCTTTAAAGGACAGTGGTAGATGAGCCAGTCAACTAACTGGTCATGTGTGAGTAATGGTTGTTGTTTCACTTGGTTTGTGTTTTTGATGTTCTGGTAATCTCGACCACCACATTTCTACGTACTTGAATTTGACTGGCCATTTCTTAAAGCCTACCAGAGAAATCATGAGTTCTTTATGACTCTCGGCGTCCGGTTGTCTGTAAGTACCATCAGGCAACAGGAGTTTGTTTTTGCAGATCTCCATGTGGTGATCAAATCGTGCCTGTATACGCTGTAGAATCTTACTCCCACTTTTCTCTAAACTCTTTTCGAATCTCAGTACATTACGGACATCTCCATCACTCATAGCAGTGAGATGCCATGCCTGGTGGTTAGGGCAGAAGTATACTGATTTCATAATCTTCCAACCGTGTTTATCAGCCTGAGCATTATGATAGTTCATTGCACTGAGTGCAAGCTCTTTACTATCAAAGCACTTCTTCATACAGTTCATAGTGTTGCTTTAAAAAGGAGTCAGTGTACTGGTTAGTTCAAATAATAGCTTGAAGTCCTCTATGTTACGGATATACCCCTTGAATCTAAGTACACTACCTTTAGAAGTAATCCATAGAAATGGTGTACTTCCATAATGTCGAAGGAAAATTATCGCTCTATTCCCATTGGTTGCTTCCAGTCGTACTCCATCATCCCTGGTAATACAATGCTTAGACCAGCTTGAGAGTATGTAGTTCTTAACCTGTTGGTAGAGGTTAACAGACGTGGGTACAGGGTTATCTGATACACTGTATATGTCTTCAATATCTGTAGTGTATGACTCTGGTCCCTCATTGATGTGACTGATAAAGTCTTCTCCGGAATTAAACAGAATTTGTGTGGCTCGTAAAGTCTCGCCATCACGTAATTGTATGATCATGTGGTGATGTTTTTGATTAGCAATGAAATTAGACTACTCAGCTCTGTACTCAACCGTAATATTCCCACTTTTAAGCGGTGAGTTTTGAGGTGTTTATATACAGAGCTGAGTAGTCACAATGTTTTTATATCCAATCTACTGTGATGTCAACGTAGATACCAAGGATGTTCATGGCTATTACAAAGTCTTCCAGGTCTGTCCATGGTTGTACTATCATATTAGAATCCTGGTGCTTGAAGCCAGTAAGCTCACACAACTCGGTTAATATCTGGGGACTATAGATAGAGGTCTCAAAGTATCTTCCTTTGTTGAAGAGGATAGTATGCTCACTCTGCATAGAAGATCGCTTTGGCTGTGAGTACTGAATAGTCTTGGCAAAATCAAATGGCTTGGCTGGCTGATCCTTGCCAGTATTTGGATGTAAATCCTTCTCAGTTGTAGTACCAGCTGTGATAGACATAGTGTTCACATAGTTTATCCACCGTGTGACAGTGGCTTTTCGTTATTTGAAGTGACTATCCAACCATTTGTGGACTCTGCCACATTTGTTGCAATGATAGGGACCATACGGTTCTTTCATTTTCCACCAACCCCATTGATGGATGAATACGCACCATAGGTAACCGATGATCTTCTTCAGATGTAGTAATAGTGGCATGTGACTGAGTTTATAGTGGTTTCCACTCGTGTGGTGGATCAATACATGCATCCTTGTAGTTTGGATTAGCTGATACCCATCCAGGTCCCATAGATATGAACTCAGTTGGTGCAGCTATATCCCAGGTGTATCTCTTTTGAGAATATCTGACGAGTTCAGTCTCTTGGTTAGCCCACTTGCCACGTATGATAGTACCATCGAGGGGTGCTGTAGAGAGTAGTTGCCATGTAGAATTGGTGTGTTCTGAGTGTGTCATAATGTAGGTTGGAAGGTTTGTTCTATTCTATTACAGAATGAAATGGCTTCGTGTTCCATGAGTTCTTTACCTCCAGCTGTATTGAGTTGGTTGAGCAATACATGAGCTTGAACACGAGTCTGATGGTCAAGAGAAGTGTTATAATGGATGGCTATGAGCCTATTCCAAGTAGCTCTTGAAGATGGTTTGGATGTAGAATTGATGTTCTTGTTCATGTGGTGAATGTAGGCTGGAAGATACAAAATGGGTTGAAAATACAAGGGTTGTAGGACATATAGGGGGGAATACAGGTCGTATAGCTTATATGTGGGACAAGATGGACATAATGTGGAACAAGGGAAATAGGGAAAAGAGGAACAGGGGGTGACAGGAGCACCGCTCCATCAACCTTGATTATCAACCACTTGTGAGATAATTCTATCGACATTTTCTCCTGCTATGCGCTCTACCTTCATTGCATCCACGAGTTTGTTGACTTCCTCCTGGAACTTGGTGAGTACATCTGGATGATAGTGCCTGAGTTTATGGGCTACTGCCTCCAGTGCTGCATTGACTGCAGCTATCATTTGTGTATCCATGACTGTGAGTTTAGAGTGTTAGTGAATGTTAGCTACTCACGAACTGTGAGCTTGAAAGAATAGACCCACTGTAGACACAGCGGGTCGCTCTATTGTATGTGAAAGAATGCTGTTTCCAGCGTCTTGAAGGTAACAGGAATTTAGCTACTGGCAAACTGTGCCCGCCAAAAAGAGGCCAGCACTCCCCATGGAGATGCTGACCAATGAACCTGTCCCAATAATGAGTTATCCCAAGTTGGCTGCAAATATGGCAACCAACCCAATCAGACCACCGATGACCAGGTAAGGCATGAGGTGATCCCAGATAGTCTCTTGATCATAGTTGTTATGATGCATATGAATGAGTTGAAAGGTGATGAATTAAAAACCAACTCAAGGTGTTACCCCTGAGTTGGCATGAGTGAGCTGTAGTTCTCCATTCTTGTTGTGCCGTGCGTGTATTGCTTCTCATCCCAGTATTCCACACTTATGCAGAATACCACTGATGAAGTGACTTTCACACCTCCGCTGGAGTTACGGCCTCTACAGTTTGTTCACATGATGTGTTGTACTTATGCTTTCTCAGCATCAGCCTCTACACCCTCAGCAGGTGTAAACACATCCTCGGCTTTAGGACCATCAGCAGATAATCCCATGAGATCTTCCAGTGTGAACTCTGGTGTAGATCCCAGCTTCTCGGTCTTCACAGGTCTAACGTTGGTGAACGTCAGAAGTTGTCCATTATCCGTAGTGATCAGCTCGACTTCAGCTTCAACAAGTTGCTTGTTGTAGAAAGTCTCGATCTTACGACCAGGATTGTGAAGGATGCTGAACGACACCTGAATCTTATTCAGATAGGTGTTGAACGCTTTGGTAACCTCGAAGTCATCAGCACCAGCAGCTTCAGCTGCAACAGCGTCTTTCAACAGTTGCCTGTTGCGCTCATTCATCATGGCAACCTGTGAGTTGACCTTAGTACCATAGATGGTCTTGGTGAGTGGTATGTTTGTACCATTAGCCATGACTATAGCACCAGCACTAGTCTTCACAGGTATGGTAACACCATTACCTTGAATGTGAAAGCGAACAGTATCACCAACTTGCACAGTCTTTACGATAGAGCGAGATGCAATGATAGAACGAACCTTTGCTGCAGAGAGCACGAGTGTTGTTGAATTTGTAGACATTTTGTGTTTAGTTTGAATGTATGGCAGTGCCCTATTGCAATGCCGGGGATAGTTCAATCCCAAAACATAGCCGGGGACTGTCAACTGAGGTAGGCAGTGGCCCCTCTGATACACATGAAGTTACCGGGGGGTATCCTTTTTATTCGAGGGGTACCGGGCTATTTCACCCCTAAACCTTATCTTCGTCCCATGACACAGATCATAAGTACTTTAGGAAGACCGTTAGTTGACATGACTGGCTTGATCGTAGGGGATCTCACTATCATAAAACAGGGGGCTGAGTATAGAACTTCCGGGGGACATACTAAAACAAGATGGATATGCAGGTGTAAGTGTGGGAAAGAGATATTATTGAAGGTGGATAAGCTGCGTTCTAAGAATCCTCCCATGTCTTGTGGGTGCAGGAGGATGAAAACAATAGAAGGAAGACTCTATGTATGGAAGAGATATGAGGCTAATAGGAGAGAACTCCAATTCAGTCTTACACTTGAAGAGTTTTCAGCCTTGGTACTACAAAACTGTCACTATTGTGATAAGCCTCCATCTAACCTGTTTAAATCCAAGAAAGAGTCTATCCAATATAGTGGTCTTGATAGAAAACACAACGATCAGGGTTACCTTTCTGGGAACTGTCTTCCATGTTGCTCCCACTGTAATTCAATGAAACTGGATATGAGTTATGAAGATTTCCTGGAGAAGATACACCTACTGTATAAAAGACTTTGTGTTTAAATCTCCAGTACAGACGTACGTTTCCCCAGTGAGAGATGTAAGATTTCTGTATCTTCATACAAATAACAACAGTATGGATTGTCAACACGAGATCTTTCAAATTCAGGGTACAGTTCACCGTCTTACTAATGATACCGGACAGGTAAATCAGTATATGGCTGATGTCAGGTGTTTTTGTGAGCAGTGTGGTACCCCATTCCAATTTTTGGGAATACCAGTAGGTGTATCCACTCACCAGGCAATGGTTTCTGTAGATGGCACAGAGATTAGATTGCCAATAGTCCCATTACCTCCAAGTAAAAGAGCTCAAGGATGATACTCGATCAACATGGTAATCCAGTAGAACAAGAGATTCCTCCAGTCTGGATGGATTATGTAGAGTGGAAAATGCAGGAACAGTTCCAGCTACAACAGATAGCCAGGATGTTCCCTACCTTGAGGGGATTTTTGTGGGATATCAAACCAAAAATGACACATGCCACTACCTGATAAAAACATACCAATAGGGATATGGGAACAGATGGAACAGCTACCCACTTTTAAGACTGCAGCAGAGGCTTTTGCTGATATGTTTGACAGAATACTTAAGGAAGAACAGGATATCAAACCAAAAACAGAAGAACATGGAAGATGATAGACCAGGTATAGGAGGACAAACCTTCACCATGAAATTTGAAGATGGTTGGTGGAATAAAACCGCATTCTTTATTACTATGGTGGAAGAAGGTACAGATCCTATCATTGATGAAATGGTTAACCGGTACAATAAAAACACAGACAATGAGTAACCCATCACTAATAGACAACATGAAAGAAGCTGCAGACTCCATGTATGCACAGGACAGGAACCAACGTACTCTATACATGGGTTCGAAGGAGTATGAGGCTCAACAAAAACGCGAGCAGTTCAGACAGATCTGTCAGGCTAAGGCTGCAGAGGCATGTCACCTACTACGTAAGCAGTTGAGACAGCAGGAACTGGAGAGATTATTCCAGAAGGTGTATAATGGGGTGATTGTGCCCTCTGACTTTGTTTTTGTATCAAAGCAGGAGTTCAAGAAATTACTGGAGACTAAACAGGTTATAATCGCACCATAGAGGAATTGAAACACATTGACAAGCATACTGCTGCAGCTGATTTCTTTGAGCCTCTCAAGAACTACTATCTTGTTTTTGAAGAAGCTATAGAACAGTAGTATCTTTACTTGTGTCAACCACATTTGTTCTCATTTGAGGGAGATGATATAAAAGATTTTTAGCAAAGGGGGAGATCCATCAGGAATTTGGTGGATCTCTTTGTTTTTGTATCTTGTACCCGGTTTTTCTACGGTATTTCAAGTGTGAGCGATCACACTATAGGATATTGGATTTACTCCCCTTGTTTCTACTTGGGGAGTTTTTGTATCTTCGAACAAACAACAGCTATGGATAAAAGGAACTCCCTCACAGATGGTCCTACTGGTAATAATGACCCAGCATTAAAGAAGTCCTTTGAAAAGGGACTATATGAACAACTCCAAGAGAATGATCCAAAAAGAGTGGAATATAGTAAAAAAGCTGCTAGACATATTCTTGGAATAGATCCTGCTATACAACTTCTGGATAATTCAAAGGCTGAGACATATGATGCCGTTACTGAGGTAGTAAGACGAGCAGATGCAAAACATGAACTTACCGGTGGGGGTTCCAGGCATTATGTGAGAGATATACTACTTCCTTTATTAGAAGAAGCCGGCATCAGGCTCTGCAGAGTCAATCAAAAACAAAAGCAAGATGGAGTTCTACCAAAAGCATAAGGTACCAGGAGAGAAGCAAGCACTACTGTGTGGACTCCCTCCTCTAATTTTTGATGAAGCACTGGGAACAGGGAGTCTCGGTACTCTACTGGTAGTAACCTATCAGTTGTTCATCACCATAACATTCAAGAAAAAGAAGGTGGAAACACCATACTGATAATGGGTGAGGGTACAGCGGTGTAAACTCACCAGGCCCCGGCAGTAACGGGGCTAACTCTTGTTTCATAAGAACGTATATCAAAGGGTATAAACCCGGGGTATCCACCCTGGGTTTTGTTTTTGTAGAGCAATCCTATATCTTCGGTGAAACAACAGCCCTATGAATTACTATCTTGACACGGAATTTATTGAAGACTTTACAAATAGTTGTCTGGTTATTCCTGACTTTAAACGGGAGAAGCCCAGACACTACATTGATCTAATCTCTATTGGTATCGTAGCTGAAGATGGTAGAGACTACTACGCGGTGTCCAATGAGTTTGACTTGAAGCATGTATGGAATAAGTATGATTTGAAGTCACAACTGGAGATGGGAGATCCTCCTGTAAAAGTGTATTGGCTACGGGAGAATGTACTCAAGCCCCTATGGTTACATCTCAGAAAGCAGATCACTGGAGCACAGAAAGAGTATACCTCATGCTGGGAGACATTCACCTATTCTCACTTGAAACAACTGATTGCACAATTTGGTAAAAGCAACAAACAGATAGCAAAAGAAATTGAGGATTTCACTAGTCAGGTTAAATTCCGAGGACTGCTCAAGGAAAATCCTGATCCAATAGATACTCCTGTGTTCTATGGTTACTACGCAGACTATGACTGGGTCTTATTCTGTTCACTCTTTGATAGAATGCTGGATCTCCCTAAAGGTTATCCGATGTACTGCCGAGATCTCAAGCAGATGATGGATGAACTATCTCTCACTAAACAATGGAAGGATGATAATGTACCTGGAGATAATGAGCACCATGCCTTGGCTGATGCCAGATGGAATCATAAATTACACAGAATGCTAAAGACATACATGGCAGGATTACCACAATTGATCAATTCATAATATCTTCATCAAAACAACAGCTATGAAACGCATCACAGTACTATCCCTTTCCTTTGTTTTTGCATTATCCCTACAGGCTCAGACCAAAAACAAAGAGAAGAAGGAAATCCCTCAACCAACAACTCAAGCACAGCCACTTCAGCCCATGGTAAATCTCAGGATACCGGTTCCCAACTTCAACACCCTGGTATACCTGATCCGTTATACACAGATGGTAGATGCAAAAACTGCTAATGAGATGGCAGACTTCCTGGTCAATCAGGCAAATGATTCCACATTGAATAGTCAGCTTCGTCAGACTAAACCGAAGCAGTAACAAGGCTATAGAACATATATACGTCACAACCCTCATTCATTAGTACGGCATTTCCAGTACTTTGTATGAGGGTTTTTATATAATGGGTACATTTGAACAAAATCTCACCCAGATGAAACGTAGCGTACTATTTCTTTTGAGTATGGTGTTGTTTTTGATCAGCCATGCTCAGATAGGAGTTTTTCAAAAAGTCATTACAGATTCGGTATTCTCCAAGGATTACCGGTTCAAACAACTCCCAAACTATTCCATCTACAATGCACTTACAAACATCACAACTTCCGGGTATGACCTTACTACTCCACCCGGGACCACCGCTCAACGGCCCACTGTTCCTGCGAGTAAGTACATCCTCAGATATAACACAGATTCCCTTGCACTGGAAATTGGCAATCCAGCTCAAGTATGGAAGACTCTTGCACAGTCCTCTGTTCAAACTTTCGATACTTCTTCTATATCCAACTTCGGACTCAAAGTAAGATCACAGTTCAGTGCATCCACTCCTTTATTATATAACGGTGTCACTGGAGTTATATCTATCCCAGTTGCTACCGGTACAGTCTCAGGTTACCTGTCACAGGCAGACTGGGTGATTTTTAATGCCAAGTTACCTGACCCGGGATCGAATGGTTTAGTAGTCAGGACTGCCCTGGGTACCACTGCTTCCCGGCAGTTCATTGCAGGTTCTACGAATATCTCGATTGTCAATCCTACAGGAGTATCCGGTAATCCGGCAATAGATCTCAATGATACCATCCTACTGAGACAACTGATACTCCCCTTCATTCCAGCTAATGCTACCACGGCTGATTCCACTTTGTTTTTGAACAGGTCTACAGGTATGCTTGAAGTACGGCCGGCGTCTTCCGGGGGTGGATCGGGAACATTTAATAAAGCAGGTGGTGGTATTTCTTTTTCAGGAGATTCGCTGTTTCTCAATCAGTCATTCACCAGAGGACTTCTCTCGGGAATCTCTCCTATATCATATAACTCATCTACCGGTGCTATTTCAATTACTACAGTACCTATCTCTCTGGGGGGTACTAATTCTTCTACTGCACTTTCCAATAATAGGGTGATGCAATCCTCAGGTGGCGCCATTGTAGAAGCTGCCGCTATCACAGCAGCCAGGGCACTCATTTCAGATGCCAATGGTATCCCAATTCATTCTATAGTAACAGCTACTGAACTATCTTATTCATCAGGGGTAACTTCTGCACTTCAGACTCAGATAAATGGTAAGCAACCAACAGGTAACTATGTTACAGCCGGAACAGGAGATGTTGTATTCACTGGGCCAGGCTCAGTTGCTGCAACCATAAGTAGTAATGCTGTTACTAATGCAAAGACTGCACAGATGGCAGCTCATACATTCAAGGGGAATAACACAGGTTCCACTGCTAATGCAATTGATCTTACTGCTACACAGTTGACTGCAGAACTTAATACATTCGGCGCTAGTTTAAAGGGACTTGTACCTGCAGCATCCGGATCTCCCTCATCTACAAAGTATCTTTCTGAAGATGGTACTTTTACAACGCCTGCCGGGAGTGGGGGTAGTCAAACACTGCAGCAAACTTTTGATCAGGGATCAGTACAGACAAAACATGACACCATCTTTCAAGGTCATTATGTTTTAGCTACCAATGGTCAGTTCAGTAATAAGGACACTGCCCGGGTTGGGTGGACTGAATCAATGCTAACATTTGGAGTTAGTATTGATGCCGGAGTTATTCCTGGTGATCCTATTCAAAAGGCTATATGGGTTGAACAAGTTGCTGCCAGTTTGGGTTTGTATAACAACAACAGAGCGACAAGTGGCACCACCCTCATCAATCATGGGGGATGTGGACTTACATGTGATTCATCAATGGAAGCCAAGCTACCCACTATTCCTGTATATGATCAGTCAACCAGATATCTACTTATAGGTAACTATCAAGTCAACGAATGTTCAATATTCAACACAGATAGCACTACCTGGCGTACACACCTTATTGCGATGATAGATTCATTGCATATTAACAGGTCATATCCTTTAGAGAAAATAGTTGTTCTAACCGGTACGCCCAATCCATCAAATATTGCATGTGATAGAAATTTAAGACTTGCAACAATGCATGTATGTGCAGAAAAGGGAGTAAAGTGCTTTGATTCCTTCACACATCTGGACGCGGATCATGACAATCTAATCAATGATAGTGTGCATCTAAGTATAAAAGGACAACTAAGTCTAGCAACAGGATTATTAAATTCAACAGTACTTGATTCCGTACAGTATGTAAAAGCCAATGTGCTGCATGTGTTCAAGGCAATCACAAACTTTGGTAGAACATATCTGCGCGGGGTTGATAACTTAGGTGATGACTCAACTCATGGGACACAATATATAGGCGGGACATTGAATCTTGTTGGTGATATCTTAAATGCTACCACTATACGAAAGGGGTTAATAATAAGAGGAGACGCTGACCTTACACCTTTTAAATGGACTTTGTATAGAGGTAGTGGCGGTGGACTCACACAGCATTACGGATTCGATTTGGGAACTTACGGTAGCGGTGGAACGCTAAGAGCATTTGTCGATGGATTTAATGGTACCGGGTTCACTGTGGACAAAATAGATAATTCAGATAGCACTATAGCGACACATATATTTCATGTTGATAATATAAATACGGAGATATTAACACATTTAAAAGTGACGCCTACGTCTGATTTTAATAATACTGTCTCGATGAACAGTGGCCTTACTATAAAAGGAGATAATGTGATTGATGATCAGAAATGGCTGATATATAGGGGTGACGGCGGGGGCTTACATCTAAGGTTTGGGATGGGTTTCTCCGGGTCAGGAACAGGCGCACTGAGATTCTTTACGGATGGATTTACCGGAAGAACTTTTGATTTTGGATTCATCGACAATACAGATAGCACTACTTTCACTAGGACTTTCAGAATAGATAATACAGATTTGGGAAAGATATTCATTCCCGGACTTGCAACCGGCAGCACCCCACCGACTACCTCCGGTACCATAAAGATGATAGTTGCGGATGCAAATGGTTTGTTATCTCTTAGAGACACAGTTGCAGCAGGAACTACCACTACGATATATAATGGTAATGGGACACTGGTGGCAGATAGAAATGTATCAAGTGGTGGATTTACACTCAGGTTTGATGGTACTAATAATTCAGATACACTTGTCTCTATAGTCAATAGTGGTACAACCAGTACTGGGTTGTATTCAATTGGATCACTAATTGGCGTTGACGCACAATCTACCAATATAGGTCTAAGAGCATTCGGGACAAGCACTGGACTAATAGCCACAGGGCAAAACAGTGAAGGGGCAGTAATAAGCAGTAATAGTATGAGAGGGGCAAAGATATATTCAACACCCTCATCAACAAATACTATTCAGGAAGTATTACAGCTAGATAGATCTAGTACGGGTACTGCTGCGAATGGTATTGGTGGATCACTTGATTTAGTAATAGAAGATGATGGTCATTTTACACCTACTGCTGGTCAGTTAATATGGAAATGGACTGATGCTACACATGCTACCAGGACTTCTCAATTCTATATCACAGGAGTAAACAGTGGGTCTTTAGCTACTATAATGACCTTAGACGGGAATGGTAATGCAACATTCGGAACCACTAATTCAATTGTAGGAACAGCAACCAATAACAATGCAGTAGTAGGAAACATTGGGGAAGAAGTAAATTCCACTATCAGTACATATACCAACTACACTACAACTGCTACGTATCAGAACATAACATCCATCACACTGACAGCTGGTGATTGGGATCTGTCTGCATTCTTTACTTACAATTCAAATTCAGCGACAATAACAGCAGCTTCAAATGCCATCTTTGTTGTAAGTACAACGACTGCAAGTGCGTCAGGTGCTACTGAAGGTCAGAATATAAGTTATGTTCCACAAGCGGCCTTACTGGGTACATCGAAATTTTCTGATGCAATACCATCTTATAGAGTTTCATTAAGTGGTACGACTACGTACTACCTGAATACACAGTCGTCATTTACTGTAGGAAATCCACAGTTCGTTGGTTCTATAAGAGCCCGTAGAGTTCGTTGAGCTAAAACCTAAATCGTCATATGCAATCAACACAACCAAAAATCGCACTCATGGCATCAGCAAACGGATCATCACAGGAAACAAAGAGGATAGACTGGCATAGCTTTCTACTATCAATAGCTTCCGGGGGAATAATCGCCTGTGCTGGATTCCTCTTCAAGATCAATAATGATGTTACTAAACTCCAGGAACATGACCTACAACAGACGAATTATATGAATGACAACAAACTCTATATAAACCAGATACAACTGGATATGAGAGATGTTAGAGAAAGAACCATTAGGATAGAAGCTCAACAAAAATTAGATCAATCACTCTCAAAATAATCCCTATGACAATTACAACAGAACTTTACATTTGGATTGTCCTCATGTTTTTACTAGGACAAGCAGTATGTTTCTTTGCCATTGATGTACCTGCCCTCAGAGAACTCTATCAAAAATCCAATGAAGATTTCTCCTTAAGAAGATGGTGGAATCGGGACTGGAACATCTTTATTACAGTACAACTCATTGGTATTATCATTCTGATAGGACTTCCAGAGATACTTAACTGGAAACCTACCTGGATTGAAAAGATCAGATGGGGAGCCTGTGGAGTAGGATTCATTGGATCTGGTATTGCTACCAGGCTCAGTAAGTATCGTAAGGCAATACTCCATATCGTCGACAAGAAAACTAATATTGCAGACGGAAAACAGGAAACAGATCTATGAATTACAAAATACCAACAGCAGGTGCTATCATCGTAGGCTTGGTTATCTACATTCTCTACTTGCAGCAGTGCACCAAACAACCAAAGCAATCAGACAATCCAGCAGTATTGAGTGTAGATACCCAGGCTATTCTAAAGAAGTATCAGGTAGTAACTCACCCGGGAACAGATACAGTATACAGGCCTGGTGCAGTCATCTATCCAGACTTACCCAAGGCTTTTGAGGTAGATGGGAGTAAGTGGGAAACAGTCAAGGATATCCCAGTCAAAGTGGATACAGAGGCTATTATCCGGGATTACTACTCCCTGAGAATAAAGAAGGACAGTTTCATTACCCGGGGGGCTAGAATTAATTTGACAGACTCTGTATATAATAATGACATTATAGGCAGGCAATGGGATGTACAGGTTTATAGTGAGACTGTTACAAAAACAGTAGCACCTGCCATGGTCTACTTTGGTGGTGGATTCTATAATTCCAAGACTATCCTGTTCTCAGGGGGACACCTGGACCTGGGATACATTAACAGGAAGGGACAACACTTTAAAGTAGACATTCTTCGTATGAATGGGCAGTGGCATAAAGGGGTAACATTCTATCAACCACTCTGGAGAATCAAATAATTTATCATCAAAAATCAACAGCATGACAACAAAAAGCAAAAAGATCAATCCGGCCTGGCTATTACTTCCAGTAATCCTGGCGATGCTAATCTATGCAGCAAACCGATTCCTGAACACCTCAAGTACCTACTCCTCTTACACTAAAACGTATACCATTACCGGCTGGGAAGCAGTAGCGCTTGTACCTCACTTCTGGCTCCTGGTATGGGTAGGGATCATCCTTTGTCTCTTGTTTTTGCTCCTGGCTTATGTCAACGAAACTGGCGCCTGGTTTGGTAAAAACTGGAGAGGGGAGTTAGGCCTGAGTATTCTATTTGTAGCTTTGGCTATTACTGTGTTATGTCTTCCATGGCTCAGGGGTACAGAAGCTAAATCTGACGGGGGTGCTACCCTACCTAAAAAATCTTCTTATGAAAGAAATTCTCATCTTCCTGTGGATACTTACAGGAGTGGCTTCACTTATCTTACAGATGGTATTCTTCCTAAAGGACACAATTACGCCAAACAATACTGTGCAGGACAATTTGCAGAAGAAATGGTGGCACGCGGCTGGGGGTTTCATACACATATGGATGGGAGTGTCCATTTCACTGTTGTGGGGAGCTGCTTACGGCCTGCTCACTTGGGCACTCATCTGGTACTTTCTGGATGGAGCAGTTAACACCTGGGTACTAAAACGGGAGTGGTTCTACATTGGATTTACAGCTCAGTGGGATATACTGCAGCGTAAAGTGGCCGGCATACTGCATATAGAACCAAGACTACTGAGCGCAGTACTGAAGCATCTATCAATAATCACATCATTCATATATCTGTTCTGCAAGTAGTACGACTATTAGTTTTCATAGAAATCCCGGTGTTTTCACACTGGGATTTTTGTTAGTATGTACAAACACCCTATATTCGTTAAAACAACAGCTATTATGGAAGCCAGTATACAAACAAAGCCAGTTCTCTCAAATGGTCAGAAAGTAATGCGAGCAAGTTTCAATCCTAGCAAAGATCCAATGGTAGATGAGGCCAAGCAACGATATGCAGATATGTGGGATCAAATAGAACTTCTCAAGAACAAGGAACTCGCCAGAATTGAAAAAGACACTGATTGGAAGAACAGAACTGCCAGAGAATTTGCAGTAGCTCAAGCTGCTTTAGAGAAAGCATGTGTCTTTACTATTAAAGGATTGACAGCACATTTCCAGGACTAACCCATCCGCACATATAACAACAGCCTCTAAGTAGGCCCCTATGAAGATCCATTCCGCCTATGAGACCTGATTTTAAAAAGTAAGGGGCTCCCACTTTGGGGGCCTTCTTAATTTGTACCCTATGGAGAAAGAACTGATCAAACTTGTAGCACAGATGACCGGAGAAAGTTATTTCACGGTGTCTCAAACTATCAACCATTACGAGCAGTACATTGACCAGACAATAGAGAGTGGAAGACTGGAAAACGTGAGAATACCACTACTGGGGATTTTTAAGGTGAACCTAAAGAAGTTGAAATATGAAACCTATGGTAAATCTTCACCAAAGACCAAGGTGGTTAAACCTCAAAAACCTACCACATGAAAAGACTATTTGTGATGGTCAATAATGAGATTGACCTTAATAAAGAATGGCTTCACCTCATCCCTGAGTTTTCATTGATCCTTCATAGAGTATGGAAGTGTGAAGGAGACGCTGATGGCAGAAAGAAACTGATGCAGCACAGAATTTTTGGATACATCTATCTCACTACAGACTTTGCTTCTCCACACTTTACCTGGACAAAAGAAGCCCGGCATAATGAAGCCTTGAAGGCTATGCAGCTTAAAGAAGGAGATATCCAGGAACAGAAAGTACAGGATGCTATCAAAAAGTATGAGGAAATGCAACATGAGAGTGTACCGGCACTCAAAGCTCTCCGGGGATTATATGCCGCCATGGATAAGATGAATGAGTTTCTGGAGACAATAAATTTTAATGAAGCAGACAAACAAGGTAAACCAAAGTATACTCCCAATTCCATTACCATGTATGCCAAGAACATCAATGCGGCTTATGATGCGATCAATACTATGGAGCGCCGGGTAATGGAATCACTCAAGCAGGAAGGTGGAAATACTATCCGTGGTACAGCTACTCTGGGGGCTAAAGAAGGTAAACGAAAGAAAGATTGGATGGAAGGTACTGGTCCTGTTTCGACTGAGGTACAGAACTCAATTGATGAAGCATTAGAAGATGAGAATATAGTCCTTGTAGAAGATAAAGTAGACTTCAGGAAGATGGGAGCATATTTGAAAAAACTTACCAGTGAGGAGGAAGAAGACTAATGTTTCATAATCTCACCAATACAGCTCAGTTCTCCTATACCGCCAGAGATTTCTTAAAGAATGGGGGACAGTACACCAAGGCGCCTGTAGGTTCCCGGGAATACATTGATTTTTGGGAAGAAGAAGAACGTAGATGTAGAGAAGGTTATACAGTAGCGGGACTCTGGATCCCTGGTAGGTACTACGGATACCTGAATCACTCTGTGATGTGGAAGGTACCAGATGACATTGCTCTTAAAGCTTATAATGAAAGAAAAGATGGTAAAGGCCGTATCTCTATAAAAACAGCTGAGAAGACATTCGAGTTTCCCAGGTTCTGGGAGATACAGTATGAGTGGTTCATGTTCAAGCATATTGCCTGGCATGGCGGGACATTCATGGGAATTAACTCACCTGGGGGTAAGCACATTGGATGTCTCAAGGCTCGTGGGGGTGGATTCTCGTACATGGAAGCGTGGGATGGTGTATATAACTATAACTTCATTCCCGGTTCCAAATCTTATTACTTTGCGGGCATTGAAGAGTATCTTACTACTGATGGTGTACTTAATAAGGTACAACCGATGCTGGACTGGATTAACCAGCACTCTCAGGAATGGAAGCAGAACCGGCAAAGACATAATACTGACATGCACAGGAAGGCATCCTACTATGATGCTTTCGGTGTAGAGCAGGGAGACATGTCGGAGATTATAGGGGTAATTGTAAATGACCCCAACAAGACCCGGGGTAAACGTGGTCGTAAGATTCTTTTCGAAGAAGGGGGATCATTTAAGGATCTGAAGAAGGCTCTCAATATTTCTCTGGGTTCTATTAAGGATGGTGACATCTACGTAGGACAGCAGACAGTACTGGGAACTGGTGGTGAAGAAGGTCCTGGTATCGAGGGTCTTGAGGATGTTTTTGATTCTCCTGAAGTTTTTGACATGCTGGAGTTCCCTAATGCTCTGGAAGAAGGAGAACTGGCAGAAACAACCTGTGGGTACTTCTGTCCTGCTTATCGGGTGAACAATGCTGCCATAGATGCTGATGGTAATGCGGATGTAGAGTTAGCAATAGAACTGGAAAAGAAGGCCCGGGCAAGAAAGAAGAAGTCCAAGGATCCCAAGGATTATGACGACTATATTGCCGAGTATCCCTGGACTCCTCAGGAAGCACTCAAGCGGATCAATAACAACCCATTCAAGGTTTCAGAACTTAACAAGCAGATCAGGTTTGTTAAAAATTCCCCCATGATCCAGTCTCTGCTTAGACATGGATACCTGGAGCGGGACCGTAAGACTGGTCATCCCAAATTTATCATACAAACAAAAGCTGAAGCCCGACCGATAGAGTCCTACCCACACAAGAGAGGAGATAACCTGGAAGGATGTGTTACAATAGTAGAAGAACCTTACAAGAATGAACGGGGACAGGTACCTTATAAGTTATACCAGGTGATTTTTGATGCCTTTGCCATTGAGCAAACTTCAGAGAAAGAAGAGAGTGGTACCAATGAGTCCCTATACTCTATTCAGGTCCTAAAGAACTACAATAATATCGATACCATCAATGAAGGATTACCAGTAGCCTGGTTCCGTGGGCGCCGTGATAACCTGGATGATATCCATGAGATCAATATCATGCTTGCGGAGATGTATAACACCACTATCCAAGGGGAAATTGGGGGTGGGGGTCAAACCCTGGTAAACTATGCCAGGGCAGCGCATAAATTACACCTGTTGGAAAAAGAACCTGAGATGGCACATAATAAGGAGTACATGTCTAAAGGCAGAGTAGGATCTTACCTCATGGCCATGCCTACAGAGAAAAAACGTATAGGTATTACCTACGTGAGAGATTGGCACCAGGAAACCCGGGCTATTACTGAAACTGGAGAAAAAGTGATGAGACTCCACCGATGGTATGACATAGTGGGCATGATGGAGCTGGCCAAGTATAATGGAAAGAGAAATGCTGATACATTATCCTGTCTGATTATTGGGGTTATCATGCTAAAGGAAAATGCCTTCCAGGAGTCTACAGGGGGTGGAGATTCAGAGAACAAGGATGACTACTTCAACAGGGACTTCTATGACGAGCATGAGCAAAGCGAGGAAGAAGTCGTAAGTTTGGGGTAGTACCTGAAAACACAGTCCCTATGAGTTCATACGTAAACACGTTCAATCGTCCCTTACAACAAGTATCCTGGAGTGAGAAGATTGCCAAGAATTATGAGTGGTTCAAAAGAACTGCTGATTACTATATTTCACAGTCTGGTCTATTCCGGTATACAAATGAACCGGATGGAGAATTGAATCAACTCTATGATATCTACAACAATGAATTTCCATCCAGCTGGTTTAGTCACATAACCAATCCCCTGGCTGCAAAGAATCCACAGCACAAACGATTCCCGGCAAAGATCAGAGCTACCAACATTCTCAGGACCAATATTGATCAGTTGGTAGGAGAATACTATCGCCGGCCCTTTATCTATCAGGTAGTCAATAGAGGAGAAGACGGATACATCCGGTATACTTCACAACTGCAGGAGAAACTTGCTCAGAATATGACAGAGCATTTCATTCAAATGATCCAGCAGAGTGCGCTGGAAAAAGGGATTCCTATGAATGAAATCCCTCAACCAGAAGAGATTGAGATGCCATGGGAAGTGCAGGAGAAGCACAAACTTTCTTACAAAGATTCCTTGGCAGTTGATGGGCAGAAATGGCTTAATCGGGCATTGGATGAATACCGGATACATCGTAAGCGTAGGATCATGTTTTTGGACTGGCTGGTTGCTGGGGGTGTATTCTCCTACAAAAATATTGAACATGGAGACCTGGTTTATGAGAGAGTAGACCCAAGAGAGATCCGCTATGATAAGAGTCCTCATATAGAATTTATTGAAGATGGAGAGTGGATAGTCCGTCGTCAGTGGTATACAATGTCAGACATAGTAGATAAGTTCTATGAGGATATTAAGACACAGGATCTCCTGGATATGGACAAACGTCCTCTCATGTATTCTGCAGATACCTTCGGAGCTCACCTTAATACTGTGTATGGTGATGTCACTCAAGGGAAGATTCCTGTCTATCATTGCCAGTTCAAGGCCAGAAAGAAGATGAAGACAATTATGTCTGTTGATGAGAATGGAGATCTATCAGAAGAACAGGTAGATGAGGATTATGTAGTACAGGAAGGAGAAAAGTCAGAGACATTTTGGGGTAATGAGTCATATGAAGTCTGGAGGATAGGCAATGACATCTATGTAAATCCAAGAGCTGTACCGGTACAGAGAAATGCCATGAACAACTTCTCTTCCTGTAAGCTGTCTTACAATGGTGCTAAGTTCTCTCCTACATCCAACCATATATTCTCTCTGCTAAAACAAGGTGTACCATTCCAGACCTTGTTCATGATCGTCAATTACCAACTAGAGAAGACCATCGCCAAAAATAAAGGAAAGATACTCCTGATTGATAAGAATGCTATTCCCAACTCTAAGGGCTGGGATGAAGAGAAGTTCTTCTACTACGCTGAGGCCCAAGGATATGGTCTGCTAAATAGAAACCAGGCTGGCGTAGATAAATCCTGGAACCAGTATACAGTACTGGATATGTCCACTTTCAAAGATATCAAAGAACTCATTGAGATATTAGACTACTGCAGACAGCAGTGGGATCTTACTACCGGTTTTACTCCACAGAGAAGGGGAGAAACCTCAGCCAGTTCACAGCCTGGGGCCACATCACAAGCCATCTTCCAGTCTAACCTGGTTACTGACCTTGTGTTCTTGGGATTTGAAGACTTTCTGGAAACTGACATGCAGGGGCTCATTGACCTGTCTAAGTTTCTTAATGTAGATGGAGTGAAAGGTTTATACAACGGCTCGACTTACGACCATGAGCTCCTGGATATTGACCCGGTAGCTTATTGTAATGCTGACATGGGTATTCTACTGTCCAGGTCCCCTCAGGAACAGGACAAGGTAAATACCCTCAAGCAGTTACTACAGCCTATGGTACAGAATGGTCTCAGCCCTTCTATGACAGTAGAAATCATCGAAGCCTCGAACATGGCAGAGATTCGCTCGAAACTTCTGAAATTAGAAGATATACAGGCCCGTCAGGCCCAACAACAACAAGAGTCTGAAGCACAGGCTGAGGAACATGCTGATAAAAGACTAGCAGCTATCGAGGCTATGAAGACCGACCTGAAGATTCAGTTACAGGAACATGAATACCAGTGGAAAGAAAGACTTGCTCTACTGGAAGGACAGATGGATATGGATTCGGCTGCTCTACTTTCAAGAGATGAAACTGTAAGTGATGTCCCAGATGCTTCAGCCATCTATGATAAATACATGAAAACACTGGAACTAACTCAACAGAGTAGACTAAAGACAATGGAAATGGCCCAACAGGATAGAATGCAGCTACGTGAATTGACACAGAGAAATAAGGAGATGAAGAGTAAGGAACGTATAGAGGATAAGAAGGCCAAGGTAGCCTTGCGAAATAAAGTAGTAGGCGAAAAATAATCACATTCATAAATCAAACATATGGACACAAATCAACAACAGCAAAAACCAGGAATCCTGCCATCACTAGCTGATCTGGATAAACCCCCTGTTCAACAACAACAACAAGCCACTCCTACTGAGGAAACTATAGAAGAGAAAACTGAAGAGACTGAAGGAGAAGAGCAGAAACAAGAGGGAGAAGGAACTGAAGAACAGACAAACGAAACTTCAGTAGAAGAAACAGAAGCAGATCCCATTGAAATCTACAAGGAAGTGTCCAGACTTCGTGGGGATGACTTCCAATTCAAGTTTGGTGAAGGCATTGATCCTACTACTCCTGCTGGTTTGCACTCAGCTATGCAACAGATAGAGGATCATGCAATAGACAAATTTGAGAAAGATATTCAGGAAGGTGACCCACGAGCGTACTCGTACATGTTGCATAGGGCTAACGGGGGCTCAGATGAAGACTTTTTTAAGAACAAAAGTGAGGTTCTTCCAGAGTGGGAAGTCCTTAAAGAGTCTGTAGATTTACAACAAGCATTTTATAAAAGATCTCTGACAAGCAAAGGTATACTTCCCGATCAGGCTGACCTTATTATAAAGGACGCAATCGAAAAGAACAAACTTCCAGGGCTGGTTGAAACTGAATATAAGGATCGACAGTTCAAGGAGAAGAAGCAGATGGAAGATCTGCTGGAACTTGATGCACAGCGTCAAAAAAGGGAAGAACAGACCATCAACAAAATGAGTGTAACGCTCAGGGAAAGAATCCTGGAGAATAAGAATCTTGGGATTACCATTCCAGATGCTCGTCGTGCTGAATTTTTGCAGTTCGTTAGTAGTATGATGGTACTGGACCGGGAAACCGGCCGCTGGTATGTCAATCAGGAAGTCAATGACACCAATATGGGAAACTTGATAGAGTCATTATACTATTTGAATGTAAATGGTAATCTCTCAGACATCATTAAAAACAAAGTGAATGAAGGTGTGGTGAAACGGTTGAAGTTTCAAATGGGTACTGAGAAGAAGAAACCAAAAACATCAGAAGATCCTAATCAACAAAGAAATAACAAGACTGGCATTCACCCAGCTGTATCTGAATTATAACTTATAAACGTACCTGTATGAGCCAATTTCAACCCGCATTAAAATATCAGGTCCAAGAGATGATCTATGATGCTGTGAGTCTCCTGGATGAAAACAACTTCTACCATCAGCGTCAAGGCGCACCTTCTGAACTCACTCGTAAGCTCACCTATATGTTGGGTGACATGAATAAACAATATCCCTTGTCTACCATGACACTGGGTGGTATTGGTTATAATAAGGACAACTTCGAATCCTCTGCTAAAGAGTTGGATGATGTTCAGTTTACCTACCCGGTAATGGGTCGCCGGTTCAAGCCTTCACAGGTTGCAAAAACTGACTATACTTCTATTGATAAAGCCGGTATAGGTCACACTGAGTTTTTCCTCTACTTCTTTGACAACTGGATTAAAAGGTACTGGACAATTCAGTCTGCCCGTGGCATCACTGCCTACGTACTGGAAGATCCCGAGCGTCAGCCCGATGGTACCTTTAAGTACAAGTGTCAATTAAACCCTGCTGCAGATACTGACTACTGTCCTTTCACAGAGTTGGATTATGGGGCTACCTGGATCGGTATGACCACCAACGTACCTGAAAGTCAGTCTCGTTCTACTGACTCAAACATGGTGATGCCAGGTCTGTGGAAAAACCAAATGGGTTTCCATCGTCATGGTATGTCATGGGCTGGTAACTCTGCCAACAAGGTGATGAAGTTTAAGCTGAAGTCCAATAATGGTGTAGAGACTGAAATGTGGATGGACTGGTTCATGTACCAGTTCGAACAGGAGTGGTTGGATATCTGTGAAAATGCCTACTGGTATAGCCGCTACAACCGTCGTGCTGATGGTACTATTCCTTTGAAAGATCTGATCACTGGTAAAGTGATTCCTACTGCTTCTGGTGTACTAGAACAGATCCAGAACAAATCTTCTTACGCTTCCCTGACCTACAACAACCTGATGAATTTCGTAGGAGATTCCCTGTATGGTCAGTCAGATACTGATAACATGGTCATTGACCTGTGGACCGGTAAAGGTGGTCTCAGAGAAATGGATCGTGCTATGAAAACAGAAGGAAAAGGTTTCCTCAGCGATTGGGGTATGGTATCAGATAAATTCGTATCTGGTACTGGTGGCCGTCAGCATGACCTGATGCTGGGTGGTTTCTTCTCTGGTTTCTATCACATTGACGGATATACCATCCGTGTAAAATACAACCCTGTTTATGATCACGGCCGTGTAGCTGTAAACCAGCAGGCCGGTGGTGTAGTTCATCCAGAAACTGGCTTCCCCCTGGAATCTTACCGGATGAGCTTCATTGACTCAAGTGATTACGACGGTCAGCCAAATATCCAACACGTATGTCAGAAGAAACGTGCTTATCTACATGGTGTAGTGAAAGGTCTGACAGACATGCCGAGATCACTGGAACTGTTACTGGGCAATGGTACAAACGTATCGAACATGCTTGCAACAGATGTTGACCAGGCTTCGTACACCCGCTTCCGTTCACAGGGTATTCAAATTCTTCGTGCAAACAGGTGCTTTGACCTGATCTGTACGGCTGGATAGTATAGCTGTTGTTATTTGTTCGTAGAGTCTCCCTCACCAGGGAGACTTTCTTCATTTAGACACAGATGCTTATATTTGTTACAAAACAACACTATACCACATGTCCAGTACTCATGCAAACAGTCGTAAGATCACATTATTTCGTGCTGATAACTTCATACAACGAGCACAGAATCCCACAGAAAATGAACAGATCAGTAGCTATATGTCTATGACAGAGATAGGGATAGGTCCCTATTTTGAGTCTTTTTCGAACCGCCTGATAGGGAGTGGTTTAAGTAGAGCAGAAGAGAAGCTGTTGATGCCTTATATCATTAATGTAGAATCTGATGAAAAGGAGTTCCGCTCAAAAGTCTATGACTTCTTCAATAACCTGAAGACAAAAGTCCCATATGGTACCGGTAAAGACCTGGAGATTGGACTTGAGAAAAGTAATGAAGAACCACTCAGTACTGAGAATCTCCCTATCAAGATAGAAGACTTCATTCGCTACAGACATGCCAAAAGCCATCCATGGGTAGCTTCTGATAAGATTGGTGCCGATGGAAATCAACTAAAGTACTTCTACATTTACGATTCAGAACAAGCAGATAAACTCAATAATGATCGGATAGTTGTACAGGATAAAGCTGAAGCAATCTGGTTAAAAATCAAAGGACAACCAAGTAAGGTCAATATGCTCCTTACTATGCTGGGTAAAGATTCCCGTGACTTCCTGGGACGTAACGAAGAACAACGTAAGCAAACTGCTCTGGGAGATATAGTGAGAAAGAATGCTACTGATTTCCTGAAAGTATATCAGGAAGATAGATTTGAACTTCGTTACTGGTTAAAGGCTATGATCCAAGCCAGAGTAGTAGAACCTGTTGGTACCAGTTTTGTCGTGAGAGAGACAAAAACAAAAATGGGATCCTCTGAATTAGAGGCATTACTCTACCTGGAGAACAAGGAGAATTCAGATACTGTGGATTACCTCAAAGGGACAACACAGGATATTATGAAAAAAGCAAGAGCGACTAGAGATAAACCAAAAGTTTAACGCTATGACTGTAAAGGAAATGCACCTCGATGTTATTGACCAGGTACAGCAACTCTCTGCCAACCGATCCAGGAAATTTCAGCCAAACCAGTTAGATTGGGCTTTGACCAGGGGGCAGCAGCTGATGGTAGAATCAGCAGTTACTCCTATACAAGGATCAGGGAGATATCAGATCAAAGAGAAAAAGCAAGATTGGATATCCTCTCTTATCGTCAATAGAAAATCTCTGAAAGCTGGCTGGATCACGGATCAATATGTATCTTTCCTTCCCTGTGATTTTTGGTATTTACTCGATGATGCTTCAAGAGTAGCTCAACTATGCACAGGAGATACAAAAACAGTGAATCACACTATCCTTAAGATAACACGAGTACCGTTTCCACTATCTCCATTATCCATCGAATGCTATGGGAATGTAGATATAGCCTACAATAATTCCAGTATTTTCAATCTGAACACCCTGCTTACAAACCGGCAGAAAGCCTGGGATGGATTTCCCTCAAGCGATGCTCACTTCTACATAAAAGATCTTATTATAGAGGAGCTTTCCAAAAAGGGTTTGCAGGTATACTGGGAGAAGTTCAACAACCTGGAGTATCCATATCACTTTGTTTTTGTAAATGCCAGTCAGGAAGTCCCAATAGAACTCACCCTGGATGGACAGTCCTATCCGGGAATTGTAGAGGATCTTACGCAAGAGGTTCATAGTAGCAGTCGTAGTACAATACTTTCTCCAAACACCATGATCACCCATGATAAGGAGTTTAGTACAGGTACTACACCCTATTCCAAGACTTCCTATATCTCTCCCATCACCTCTCAGAAGGCTGGAATTATCAATACAACTGTGGATAATAGCTTCATAGTATATGAGACACTCATAAACTACATTAGGAAACCGCCAACTATCTCATTAAGTTTGGGGACAAACTGCTCTTTATCTTCCAGTATTCATCAACAGCTGTGTAATAAAACTGTAGAGATGATACTGAACCTGATTAAGGATGAGAGCTGGAAAGATGTAACTCAACAAAACACGATCAACTCACAATAATCTAACACTCTATGTTCGGTAATGATTTCTGGAAAACCCTTGGACAAAAAAGAATACAGGTCCTGGTAGGATCTGCAGTAGCTTACACAGACTCTACCACCTATGAAGGCTTCCTTACAGAGGCAGTTGAAGGTGAGATTGGTTTTTTCAATGCAGCTACTGGTGCTGTTATCACTGGAGCTATTGGCTCAACTACCAAATTTTTTGCGGCTCTTAAACGCGATGGCCGTATAATGAAGACTACTCCTTCTCTGGGGGGTGAGGTAACTAAAACAAAAACAGCTTATTCAGCTCCTGTGAAAGCTGAAAGTGATATAGCCTATGGTACCCGTGCTACTCTGACAGTCGGTAACATCGTATATACTGCCCGTACAGGTGGTACAGCTGGTAACTCAATCACTATAACTGTAGTTGACTCAGCCAGTAACAACGTAGCCCTGTCGATTGGTGTATCAAGTCTTGCAATCACAGTGAACCTGGCTACAGATGGTGCTTCAGCTCCTACCTCAACCGGTGCTCAGGTACTGGCTGCTCTCAGAGCTTCTGCTGCAGCCATGGCTCTGGTAACTGTAGATGGTACTGGTACCATGTCAACTGTACAGGCTGCTGCTTCAGTAGCAAGCTTGGCAGGTGGTGCAGAAGGTACAGCTCCTGCAGTTGGTAATATTTATCAACTGGAGATCATAGACCTGACTACAGGAGCTCAACCCTTTCCAACTTGCATGTATGAATACGTGGCAAAAGCGGGTGATACACTCATTACAGTTAATGCAGCACTGGCCGCACTCGTAAATAGTACTACTTCCTTCGCTAACCGGGATAGAGATCTGATTGTAGATGCTACAGCAACCAGTGATGACAAACTCAATCTCAAAGCAAAGAATTATGGTACTTTCTTCAAAGTCCTAATTCGTGAGAAATTAGGAGAGATTGCTACAGTAGTAGATGCTATCAAGGCTAAGATTGGTTCTGGTTACTATCAACAAGTTCAAATGCTGGAACAGGCCGGCGATATATTTGCAGGTGTAACTACCAACTATCCAGAGAATCATGCTACTCCAGAGGAATTCGGTAAACCAGCTTCTCTTGTACTGGCAGCTAATACCTACAACATGTATCAATGGACAAAAATACCGGTAGAAGCCTCTCGTACACCACATAATACCTGGACACCAGGTACAACGTTTTTCAGCGTTGCAGTACCTTCAAATGGTACTAACCCAAGTTCATCAATTGACACTATTCTCGGGCTTTAATAGATCATATCAGTCATTCAACCGAAAGGAGTGGGAGAAATCCTACTCCTTTCTTAATTTACAGTAGAATTGTACCTTATGACACTCAATGAATTCACCACAGAGATAGCCCAGCGATTCGGTAAGGAACTAGACATGCAGTACCGACAGGGTTTGGTACCTCAGATCAATCAATGGCGTTCCCGGCTCATCAGGAACTCCCTGGAGAAGCATCCTAACGAGAAGAGTCAGTTCCTGCAGAAGATCTATATCCCACTAAGCTACGGTGACTACTCCTGTGGGAGTTTCCAGTGTCAAGGATCCTACTCTCAACCTCTCCCAAAACTTCTCAGAATAGGAGATACTCCTTTTGAATACCTGGGGGCTGGCGATGCCAGCTCTCCTTATCGTCATACAGATATTGGTACTGAACCTTGGATCAAGGAGGGTATGACAGCTCACTTGTTTATCAACTACCGTCTGGACAATAACGTACTGATCATCCCTGGTGAGAGGATAGGATCTGTGACTGGTGCTGGAATTTTTGATGAACCTGAAAAGGTAATGGAGTGGCAGTGCAAAAACACACAGACAGGATGTGATTGGTGGAATGCAGAATATCCAATCACCGGAGATATTGCTCAGATGGTAAAAACATCTCTATGGCAAGAACTTGGCCAACCAAAAGAGACTTTGCCAACCCATCAGGATCAGGATGAATAACAATTACTATGAATAAATCAACAGCTACACACAATTCAAAAGATGTCTACGAAAGTTATGCTAGAAAACTCTTGCAGTATGAAGGCTACTGGGCAAAGTATGATCGAAGGAAAAAGCACAAGATGGGTTCTATCTGTAGGTTAGGCAAAAACAAAACAGTAATAGAGGTGATCAGTCTGGACAGGTGGGCAAAGATTGTAAAGATGTATTATCTACTAGCCAGAAGACATGTGATACAGGGGGAGACACTCAAGCTGGGACACAGACTAGGATCCTTAAGAGCCAGAACAGTTGCCAGGAATTTCAAAAACAAACAGGTAAACTTCCATGAGACAAAGAAGCAACCGCTTATAGAAGACCCGGTCACCGGAAAGATGAAGAGAGAAAGGGTCATATACTTTAACTCTGATACCTACTCCAGGATAGCCTGGGAGAAAGCCAGACAACTCCCCAATGAGAGGATATATAAGTTCATTCCTTCTCAGGGTACTAATAGTCGCGGGGGGTTCAAACAGGAATTCAAAGCTGCACTTAGAGCAGATCCACTATTGGAAACACGTTATAAACAATTCACACATGAGCTCCTCTTGGACTAGTATGGGACAGGTTATAGGACGTGCATTACGTCGTAACGGATTAAAGGATACCAGCTTAATCCCTGATCTCAATGAGTGGACTGCAGAAGCCATGGAGCTCATGCAGATGACACTTACACTGGAACATACATTCGAAACTATAGACTCTCGATTCCATAAAGCCAAAAAACCTTGTGGATGTGCAGAGGTCTACGCTATAGAGTACTGTGGTTACCGGTTGGGACAAAACAATACGGTAAGAGATCCCAGAGTACCCTGGATCCCCTCTGTTTCTCATGATGTATTTGATGCTGTTTTTGTATCCTCTACTACCAAAGAGAATACCCCTTCCGGGAATTTCCTTTATACCAGTGAGTTTCAGAAGGTAACTCAGATGGATTGGCATTGTGGTGAATGGTATAAAGAGGAAGGACCTTACATTTTGACTTCTTTTTCAGAGGGCTCAGTAACTGTGTTCTTTGGAAAAGTACCAGTAGACAGGGATGGATTTTTGATGATCCCCAATAATGGCCCCTATAAGGAAGCTATCACCTGGTTCTTGCTAGCTCGTCTGGATGGAAGAGGATATCCCACCCATGGATATACTGGAGCCCAGATGGATCAGATGTTCGAAAGGTTTGCCGGAAGAGCTGCAGAGAGTATCACCATGCCATCTGTAGAGAAGATAGAAGCCACTACACAACAACTCATACAGCTTCTCCCAAATGACAACTACTACTATTCCATGTTCACCGGTAGAATTTAATTTATACCCATGAAGAAATTCAACAAAGGACTCTCATCTAATACCCGACCTCATGAACAACCTGAGAGTACGGTACCTTTCTCCAAGAATGGGATTATACTGGATGGTGTTCCAAGAAATGAGCCGGGATTTATCCTCTCAGCAGCAATTATTCCATACACGCCAATCGGTGTAATAGAGACTGATAAATTCCCTGTCATAATATCTACTGATAACACCAATACTGCAGTAGGGTATTATGATGCCGATAACGACAGGTATACCCCCATAGCAAATGATGCCACCTATACCTATAAATTAGGACTCAGTACCAACTTCCCGGTTAATGGACAATCACAGAGAAACTATAAAGGAGAGATTATTATTGTCTTCACTGACTTTAACACCTTTCCTAAGTTTTTGAATTGTGATGTACCAGTGATTAATGCTCTGGATGATTGGAGATTATTTCCCAGAGCTTCTACTCCGGATCTGACTACTAATATCATTGATGGTGGTACTCTTGCACCGGGGGGTTATTATATCCTGGGCAAGTGTATTAAGAATGATGGTACAGAGACTCAGTATTTAGTAACTTCAGATGCCCTGATTATACCTGGTGCTACAAATACTAATTCAGGAAAGAGCATCCAGGCAGTATTCACTAACCTGGATCCTAACTACAATTTTCTGCAGGTAGCCATCATCAGCAAGATAAACGGAGTAACCTCTGCAGTTACATTAGAGCCAGTCAGAATAGGAACTGGGAACAGAGTATCTATCATTTATACAGGTGCCAACCTTACTACAACTGCTACTCTGGAAGAATTACTGGTGCAACCGGCAGAATACAGTAAGGTAAAGACCATCGGGCAGTTGAACGATGCTCTTTATCTGGGAAACCTGGAGAGAGAAGAAGAGATCTTGTTACAGAAGTACATGCTGTTGGCAAAACTGGAATTCGTGAGTGAGTTGATCAGTGTGTTACCTAGAAACGAAGACCATGTTTCTGGAAAGAAGAAGAGTTTCATGCACAGAGAAGTATATGCTTTCTATATCAGGTTATCCAAGGCAGGGGGATCAGGATGGACTCCACTATTTACAATTCCAGGACCTGAGCCTCTTACATCAGATTTTGACCAGGAATCTGAAGCTCTCTATGGGGGTGGATTACCGGCAACAGTATACCAGACTTCTGATACCATCAGGACCTTTAATGCAAGCGCAAAAACAGGAATCTGTGGAGTATGGGTCAATGCCAATGAAACATATCCGGATACAGATGACTATGATGCATCAACTATAGGGGGAATAAATTTACGCAATAGAGTAGTACAACACCACCGGATGCCTTCTATCCGTTGGTGTAAGCAGAACTTATATGCTAACAACAGTAACTATGGGAAATCTCAACTGGATTTACTAGGAATACAGGTATCCAATATCATCATACCTGCTCAATTTCAGAATAGACTCGATGGGGGATATGAAATCTACTACGCAAAGAGGTCAATTAGTAACTCTACTGTAGTAGCGCAGTCTGCTTTACTGTATGCAGCAAGACATGGAACTGGCTCAGGTACCCGGGTGATTACCGGACCGGATACAGACTATAAAACTACTGGTGGAAACTGGCATGCACAAGTAGATTGGGATGGAGGTACAAGAGAGAAGCCATTGGTTATTGATCTTAAACTCTTTCGTTTTCACGCCTTTGACTTACTGTTCAATCAACCAGCCATAGCACCAAAGTTTGTTGCTCAGGAACTCCTACTACATCGTTCCAATATGCCTATGATTGAGGACTTTACCATTACTGGTGGAAAACGTAATGGACCAATCTCCTACCTGATAGATTATGTCAAGGATGGATCTCCACCAATTGCACCAGAAGCTGGAACTGTAATCAGAAGAATTGCTGATACAGCTGGTGATCTTCCCCAGTATGTCCCTAACAATCTGGTAAGTGGCAAATGGTACAATGTAATGGCTGAAAAGGTTTATGCCGGCAAACTACTGGGACCGGAGATGCTTGATGGTAGTGATATTGCTTATAGCAATCTATGGACTGGCCCGAATGCTGAGAAGCCAAATGAAGCAGCTCAATTTGAGACCTGCTATCTATCTAACCTGATGAATTTACCCTCAGACATCTACCTTCCTTTCAATGCTCAATCGGTAGTCAGGGTAGCCCCAAGACAAACCGGTAATACTCCTATGTTCGGTGGGGATGTTTTCATTTGTGATTATAGCTTCAATACGTATGGCTGGCATGATTACCAGAATAGTACCTACTCTGAAGATCCTACCCGAGATCCATTCATGGGTATAAAAACAGCAAGAAGGATACTCTGTGAAAGTGCTTCCAATATATATAACAGATTTGAGATTGTAGGTAATATCTATTCCAAGTGGTATCCCAACTCTCCTCTGGAAAAAGACGATGCTAATCAATACTTGAACCTGTTTGACCGAAGAATAGAGCCTAACCAGTTTGGCTACACCAAGGATTCCAATGCTCTCAATGATATCATTGCAGTTACCATGTTTGACCCTCTGGCAGAAGACCTCAGGGTATTCCCTTTTCGTATACACCGCTCAGGTAAATTGAACAGACAATTGAAGATCCGGTCCTGGAGAAGTTTCCTTCCTCTGGATTACTATGAACTCCAGAAAAACATGGGAGTAATCGAGCATATTGAGGGAATGGATGACCGCTTATTGATTCATTGTACAAATGCACTATTCTACACCCATCCAAAACTCAACCTGGAACAGGGTTCTCTGGCAGTAGTAATAGGTAATGGGGATATATTTGACTTTGAACCACAGGAACCCTACTCCGACAAACTTGGGTATGCCGGCACTCAACACAATCTGGCTTGCTATAGAACTCCTGCAGGTTACATCTTTACAGATGTGACACATGGAGAGATCTACCTTTTCAAAAACCAACTCAAGTTGATGACAGAGGGGATAGATATATTCCTAAGGGATCACTTGACTGTGAAGGAGAATAACCCTTTTATTGGTAATGGGATCACTATTGGATATGACCAGGAATTCAAACGAATTATACTTACCTGCAAAAATCTGATACTACCTGCAGGAGTAAAACCTTTGGAGAAAACACAGAGTTTCATCGATTCTCTAACGCCTGGTGAGAGTCTGGTAACAGATAGTAATAGATTGATGAGATTTTTGGGGGTATCTGCAGACTATCAATGTACAGAGCTGGTACCGGTAATTGTGGGAGATATCATACTAACCATCCCAGAAAATACTTCAGTTGGTACAGTCATACATACTATTGTTCCAATCTCTGGTATACAGCTCAGTTATTATGCCATTTCTGGTAATCTGGATAATGCAATCTCCATAGAGGCAGCTACTGGAAAGATCAAGATATCAAATCAGGCTGGTATAGACTATGAAATCAGACATCAATTGGTGATACAAGCAAAAGCAATAAGTACCAACACCCTGTCTGATACATTCACTATCACAATCAATATCACCAATGTACAGGAACCCCCCACTACCGGGCCACAACAGTTTACTATTCCAGAGAACAGTCCCAATAGTACTATAGTAGGATCTGTGCCGGCGCAAGGTCAGGGATCTTTGAGCTACAGTATAATAGAGGGTAATGATGCTGGTGTATTCACTATTAGTAGTGTGACAGGGCAAATCACGGTAGCAGATAACTCAACACTGAACTTTGAACTTACACCTTTATATCTGTTACAAGTGAATGTATCAAATGGGGTCAGTAGCGCACAAGCGCCTGTCACTATTAATATCACCAACATAGATGAACCCCCACCATTGAATGATGATACTATCACTATCTATGATACCACACCGACTGGCACTATAGTATACCAGTTCATCACTGAAGACCCAGAAGGAGCTACTGATCTTGTTTTTGAAATTGTAAATGCTTCTACTCCCGGAGTCTTCACCCTTGATACTGTTACTGGAGAAGTGAAGCTGGTAAATAATAGTTATCTGAATCCAGGAACTACACCTCAGTACACACTAACAGTGAGAGTAAAAGATCCTAATCAGAACTCGGATGAGGGTACACTTACTATCAATGTACTATCAGATCCGGAGACACTGGATTTCAGACCATCTTCTTCTTCCTGTTCTGGGGGATGTCCGGAAGGTTATGACCAGACAGATGACGGACTGTACTGTGAGAAATTGACAGTGATAGCAGCGACACCCCCAACTAGTGGTGATCCCTTTGGAGTTGCTCCTGCAAAGAATGGAGCATACTCAAACTTTGGTGCTATTGTATATCAACCAGGTTACAATGGTCATGGAGTAGGAACTATCCAGAACTGGTTACAACAGGATATCTGGAGAAATTTCACAAATAGCCTGGAGCTTGGTCCCCTGAACAGAAGCGGTGTATGGAGTAGTTCCCCAGTACCAGATAACGAGCAAATCGGGTTTTCTATTCCTGTTGTTTTTACAGAGACTACCGATGTATTTATTGCCATAGCTGGAGATAATAAATGCCGCATTGCTATAGATGGAGTAACTCTGGTAGATCAGGATCCAGTTGAAATAGGAGATAGCCTGGAAGCACAACTTCCCCTATTTGCAGGACAGGGAATAGCCTTAGCATTTAAATTCTGGCATGTATATCCATTCAGAATACAAGCGGGTAGTCATTACATTGGTCTGGAAGGAATCAACTTTGGGAGTGCTGCAGGCTTTGGAGCCGAGATCTACAAAAACACAGTAACTGAACTCCAGAATGCTACACTTAAATCTGCTTACGTCTCAGATCCAGATGGATTTCCTCTCGATCAAAACTACTACAATGACCTTGATCTGTTATTTACAACCAGGTCTACCAGAGGGGGCACTTTTAGTAGTGGAATCTCAGGGGGTTATTCATGTCCAATTGGATACGCTCTGGATGGAACAGCTATACCTACCCCAACTTGCGTTCTGGTAGAGAGGTTACCTTCGACTACACGTATTTGGTCAGCTACTCAAGTATATAGCCTGAGACTGGGGCAGGTATTAACGACACTACCAAACCTTCCTGGGCAATCTTATCAGGGATTGCCTGTGCCTTACTTTCCACCTATACCGGATCATGTAGCCTGCGGTGGTACAAAAACGGTATATTACAGTATACCAAAAGCTGCCAGTGTGACTAAAAGTGATTGTACAGAAGGTGTAGGATCAGTAGTCAAGTATGCAGTACCAGGGGGAATGTATACTTCACTGGAATCTCAAGTGGATGCTGATAATCAGGCAATAGCAGATGTAAATACAAATAAACAACAGTATGCCAATGACAACGGCTTCTGTATAAACAGAGAGTAATATGAGAGGATGTACTAACCCATATGCAGTCAATTATAATGGAGCGGCTACTGAAGATGATGGTAGCTGCATCTTTCTATATAAGATCAATGGGACCTGCTATGCTTTCCAAACAGAACCAGCAGCGAGGGATGAGAGCTTCACACTTTCCTGGTCTATTGACGATAATACCTGGGTTTTCTACCATGACTATGTGCCAGATTTCTATTTTAGGATGAGAAAACAACTGTTTTCCATCAAAAACAAAAGGATCTACAGACATAATGAAGGAGCACCAGGTAAATTCTATAACCCTGAAGTATCCCCATTTTTCATGGATCTTGTTTTTAGAGATGAAAAGGAGATGATCCTTAATACAGTAGTCTGGATTTCGGAGAACTTGAACTCTCTTTCACATGAACAGGAGTTCAAGACTTTCACTCATATTACAGTTTGGAATAACCAGCAATGTACGGGCAGAATTGCGTTGTCAGATGCACTGGACATTCTACAGTATGTGAACAGATCAAAGATACAAGGATACTGGTCTTTTGAGAACTTCAGAGATATGGTCATTGCCCGTGATGGAGACTTCCTGGAAGATCTCTTCAAGAATTTCTCTGTGAAAGCGGGTAAGCTTTCCGATAATAAAATGTGGTATGATGAGATGCTGATGGAAGATAAATACTTCATCGTCAGATTAGAGTACGACAACTCTGAAGGGAACACAGTAATTTTACACGAGGCCGACATAAATGAAAACCCATCAAATAGATGAGCACACTCAAGAGAAAATACTATAGAAAGTATGACATAGGCGGAACTCTGTTGAGCAGTATTCAGAAGCCTGATATTTTATCAACGCTTGGTACCAGTGTTGATGCACTGGATTCTCCTGATCAGTATGGTAGACAAACTACTGCTACTCAGACCTTAAAGGGAGCAGCTTCCGGTGCTGCTCTTGGATCAAAAATTCTACCAGGATGGGGGACTGCAGCCGGAGCTGTAATAGGGGGTACCATGGGATTTATCAATGGTAATAAGTCAAGGGATACTGAGAGAAATATGCAGGCTAATCAGAAACTGGCAGAACAACAATACCAACTCAACCGCTCAGGTGCTATCCTAAGTGCTGATCCCGCCTTGGTAACCGGGCGTAAAGGAGCAGAATTCTATGCTACTGGTGGATTTTTGAAAGGAAAGTTCTATGATTCTGTCAAGGCAGTAGGTGGAAAGCTAAACTCTCTATCTACAGATAGTGCAGAAGTTCAAGGACCTTCACATGAACAAGGGGGAGTAGATCTACCTCAATATGGTAGTGAAGTAGAAGGCGGAGAAACATTACAAGGGGATTACGTGTTCTCCGATCGGTTAGGATTTGCCCAGCAACATAAGAAACTGGCAAGAGCAATCGGTAAGACAGAAAACAAACCAGCAACTCCTGACAGAATAAACTCCCTTCGAAAGATGAGACAGGCTGTAGAGGGGCTGAAAGCACAACAGGAAGCAGTTCGTGAACAATACAATCTACAATAATGGCAACACCATTTCCAGGAAAGAAAAAGTACAAATGGCCATCTGAGCAACAGAAAAGTGGAGCTTCTGTCTCAGACTTTGTACCCTATATATCGAACCTGACTAACATGTTTAAGAAGGTTCCTCAACCAATAGCTCCTAAGCTGGTAGATCCAATATCGGTCAACCGGGTTTCTCTGGACCAGGCAAAGTCTCAGGTAGAAAATGACAGCAGAGTTGCTGATCTGTCTACTAAAGGTTTTGATTCACAGACTGGTGCTGCTCTTAGAGTAGGCAACATGGCAAATAAATTCAGAGCCCTATCAGATATAAATTCAAAAGAGGGTTACATGAATGCCATGATAGGGAATCAAACCAATCAGATTAATGCCAGTATCGATGCTCAGAATACTGGTATTACCAATGCCTACCATGATGATGTAGTCAATGCCCAGATCGCAGGCCAACGTCAACAATCTGAGAATGTTTCCAATGCCGCTGATAAGTATATGATGCAGCAGACTGTAAAGGACCAGGTAGATCTAGAAAAAGAGAAAGCCAGAATAGGAGCACAAGCCTATAGTGGTGGAGTGTATGATAGACTCATGGGGCGTTTAGGTAAGACTGGGGTGGACACTTCCAAATATGGATACGAAGCACCTCATGCCAGCCCATTTGACAAATTTAGAAATATGGACCTGCCAGCCTATACACCACAATCTTCTACACCCCTAAGTACTGGTAACACAAATATGACAGATATGCAACCAAAAGAACTTTCAGCTCTCAAAAGTTATATCAAACAGAGAAAGACCTATGCCGCAGGTGGAATGTTAAAAGTTTTTGGATCAGCCGGAGAAGGTGGGGGTGGTGGAGAACGCAAACCTGTATTGGTAGATCCAGTGCAATCTCCAACTCAATTTAAGAGACATTCATTAATAGCTGGTACAAATGCCTTCGATGATAAGACGTATGCAATGGATTATCCTACTAATAGGACTGCTAGTGGAATTGATATAATTCATAATATTGTGGGTTCCGGACTTCTTCCAAATCAGCTACCAACTGATGTAGCTAACAGACAGACCTTGAACCCAAAAATGTACCAGTACCTATACCAATTCAATCAGCGTCCAGACTTAAAGGGTATGAACGCAGACCAAAGGATTCAGACATTCTATAATATACCTTCCAGTGATCCTGAATTACAATCGATGAAGGACAATATGAAAAGATTTGGCTACGGACCAGCTGAGTTTAGAAGAAATCAACCTTCTACATATGTCCCCGCAGTGAAACGTGGTTATGGGGGTAAAATGATTAAACCCTTCTGCTAATGACACTAACACAACGATATAGAAAGATGCCATGGGGTGGAAGGAAACCTCAAAGTGGAATCCCTGTAACGTACAACAATAGTACGTATAACGTGGACCCTTCTACTATCAGGCAGATTGCTACTAACGCCAGAACACGAGGTATCGATCCTTATACGGCATTGTCCATAGGCTATCAGGAATCTGGACTAGATAGTAACAATCCCTATCATCTCAATCCTGACTACTTTGGGCAATCCTTTGGTAGTGCTTCCAGTGGAGTAGAAAGTATACAGAAACAACTTGCTTATGCAAATCGGTTACAGTCAAAGGGTACAATTCCACAAGGGGAAGACTATACACTCCAGGGGTATAACGGATATGGAACTATAACCCAGGGACATGCGGATTTGGAAGGTGCTACTAGTATCTATGGACAGAAGATACCAAAAACAGGATTGAATTTAAGAAAGAATCCACTGTATGGAAAACGTATCATTGATATCCGGGAGAATGTACTAAAGAAGAATCCACAGCTGGTTTCTGAGGTTGAGAAGATAATGAATACCGGTCCTACCAGAACCAGAACATTTAATAGCAGGACTATAAAACCATTCGCATAATGCCAATACAATACGGAGCATACAGCCTTGCCAATAGCAAACAGATAAAACCCTTCGCGGGTTCTGCTCTGCCCGAACTCACTTCAGTAGCTAATACTCTACAGGAGAGATATGATACTGCTTTGAATCAGGAAGATCTTCTAGGCAGGGCAATGGGAGCAGCACAAGCAGCACCTTTTGATCAGGATCAGAAACTCCTCTTTGATCTCAAGAATGAATACCGTAAACGTATAGGGGAAAGGAGTAAACGAGGTGACTATGAAAATATGATGAGAGATACCATGCTCGATTCCAAATCATTCATAGATCGGTATCAACCTCTGGCTGAAAATGCGAAGAGATTAGAAGACTATAAGGGATCTCTACAGCAAGCGGTAGTCAAGGGGGATATCAAATCTCCAGATAAAGCTCGTAGACTCCTGAGTCTGGCAACTCAGTCCTATCAGGGATTAGGATATGATCCAGTAACTGGTCAGTACTCTAATCACTTCCAGGGTATGACACCTGTAAAAGATATTGATCCTACTGAGAAAGTGGATAAGTGGATGAAGGATGTAGCACCTACTGTACTTGGTAGAAAGACAAGATTCTCAGATGGTGTATGGATGCAAGAGAAAGAGGGTAAGTGGACTACTCTAACACCAAAAGAAATTCAGACTGTGATTACAGCTGGCCGGCGTCTGGATCCAGAGTTCAATGCCTGGATGGATCAGGAAAAGCAACTGGCAGGAGTGGATTATTCCAATGTGACAGCAAAGTCTATAGAAGGAATGGAAGATGGTCCTGTAAAGCAAGCAATCATGGCCTCGATGGCTCAAAGTAATAGTCCAGCAAATGCTATCCGACAAATAGCAGGATCATCCAGGGAACAAGATGTCTACCATAACATGCAGCAGTATGCCAACAAGTATATTCGTGATGATGCAGAGACTGCTTATGGTCCTACTGGTGCTGATCCGTACAACTTAGAGCGCCACAAGAAGAAATTAGAAGATGAACAGTTAGTACTCTCCATGCCTATTCTTCAACCAGAAGTCAGAGCAGAAGTTCAAGGAGCCGAAGATTTGAGAAGTAAGATTAGTCAGTCTACTACTTCTGTTCAAGCAACCAGGAAACACTTCTTTGACTGGATCCATGACAATCAACTTCACACTAATGGAAAGGGACAGTGGTTAGATGTTAACGGGAATGATAAGACCATGAAGTATCTGGAGCAAAAACAAGTATATGAGCAAGCTCAACATGGTTTGCAGAACCTACGGGCTCTGGAAGATGAAGCTCGTCGCAGGACTGGATATGATCCAGGAAAGAATATTACTCCAACTCTTATTCAGGAAGCTGAAAAGGCAAGTGAGCGAGCATTGGGAGCTTATGCAGGAGAAGTTTTGGAGCCAGATGAAGCTAAGAGTATTAGAGAAGCTGCAAAAACTCAGTACCTCAGAACACATTCTACTGGTTATGCCCAATACGATAAGGTGTTAAAAGACATGACGGCCAAGGGAGCTCAATTAATAAATGTTCAGAACTTCAATACCAAGTCTGGGAATGAGCAGGCTACCAATTTGTTCAAAAACTTAGTATTGAACCTCGATGCCCAGGGACTCGATGCTGGCCCAACCGGGCTGAAATGGGCATCTGGTGATGCTGCTGGTGATGATTTGAGTGATACTGACTATAAGAAGGTTGCCGCTGATGCTGTTTTTGCAGGATATGGAATGGATACTGATGGCCAGTTGAAGTTCTACTATAAGGTAGGAGCTGTAAAACAGAATGCCAAGGGCAAACTGGTAGGTGAACAGGCCCTGGTGAAGATGCCGGCCTTACCTGGTACAACAGAGATGCTTCTGAAGCATAAACAAACTGATCTGGCCCAGCTGGGACTTGGCCAATCCATCAACCAGACAATCAATACTCCTTCCGGTCAGGGATATATGGATATTGGTGGGGGACATAAGATATTTGTCGATCGTATCGATAAAGCCGAAATTGGTAACCAGGAAACCAGTGCAGGTATTAACTTGAGGTTTCCTGCTCCTAATGGAAAGTATACAGAAGTGAAAGCATCTTCTGTAGGAGATGCAATCAACATAATCACTCGTGCTATGCAGGCAAGTATGCAGAAGACGACTAAAAAATAACAGACATGGCATTTGATCCAGAAGATGTACTAGGCGCCGCTGGCGTAACAGACCCTGGTAAAGGACAAAAGCCCTCACCGGGGTTTGATCCTTCTATAGTAAAACAAGCTGCTCAAGGTGGAGATTATCCCAACGCGGCTACAGGTGGCAGAAACCTGATTGCAGGTACAATAGACCCGAATACCAACTTCAATGATTTCCGGTTTCAGCCAAAAACAAATGCGGATAACTATCTGCTAAGGGCACAGGACCAAGGATTCTGGGAGTCTCTGGGTAAGACTCTGGCCAATACTGCAGCCAATATCCCACTGGATGTTATTCAGGGAGTAGGATATCTGGGGACTATGCTTGAAGTAGGAGATGATAGAGATTACAGTAATGCACTCACTACAGAGTTGGAGAAACTAAAAAACCCTACAGGAGAAGTTTATCTGGAGCATCCTGATCGTACAATCGATATGGGAGATAGTGCCTGGTGGTTAAACAACCTGGGGAGTCTGGCTGAGTCTGCAGGTTCCTTTGCCATCGAGGGAGCTGGTATTTCCAAGATTTTTGGAACGCTTGCCAAGACTGCTGCCTGGTCAACTCGTGCAGCCAAACTGGGAGCAAAAGCTGCACAGGGACTTTCTGCAGCTACTCTGACCTATATGGAAGGTGCTATGTCTGGAGCACAGGTATATGAGACAGCTTATAATAACAACTACATGAAACTCTATCAGCAGGGGATGAATCCCAATGATGCTGATATGCAGGCAAAACATATAGCCTCTCAGGCTGCAGCGGCTACCGTTCAACTCCATACAGCAATGAACCTGGCCTTAAATCTGACTGCGCTAACTCCACTCTTCAGAGAACCTGATCAGGCTATAATCAGTTGGTGGAAAAAGAATGGGAAGACACTGCCGGGAGAGACTACCGAGCAGTGGACACAGCGTATTGCTCAAGCCGTTCCAGAAGGTATGCCATTAAAGAAATTACTGGGCATGAGTGCCAGTGGTCCGACTAAGCTGGGATTAGAAGCTCTACAGGAAGGTATAGAGGAAGTAAATACTCAGTATGCAGAGCATGTGGGCAAGAGTATAGGAGAAGGAAAGGAGAAGAAGGATGTAGCTGGTAGATTTGCGGATATAGACCGGTATTTCTCTGAAGTGCTAAACCAGGAAGGCGCCCTTAATATGGCCTTAGGGGCACTTGGGGGTGTTGCCCAGACAGTACTTTTGGAACATATACCTGTTCATAAAGTAGTAAAGTATGGATCAGATGGAAAACCTCTGCAGGTAGAAGGTCAGGAGAATTCCTACCAGACAGAGAGAGTGAGTGCTCATACCTTAAATGAGAGAATGAACCGACAGTACTTCGATAATATCCGGGAGTCTCTTACCAAGGATATGGAATGGTTCTCCTCAAAGAATAAAGAACTGGATGAAGCCATGCAGAAAAAAGACCTGGCAACTGTAGCTCGTATTAAAGCTGACTTGCTTTCTGTTCATAATCTAAGAGCTATCTCGATGGGTCTGGGAGATGTATGGAAGCAACAATACCAGGATATAGCCAGTCTGGATAATACAACTTCTCTGGGAGATAATCTGGATCAACAGATAGCAGAGCTTGACAAACAAATAGAGGAAGATCGTGGGAGTGGTGATACAGAGGCTATGAATCAAAAATCAGCTCAGAGATATGAGTTGCAAAAACAACAAGCGGACCTACAGGATACTACTGAAGCTATTCAGAAAGGTTTTGCCCAGAATAAAGCTGATAATTCCTATCGGGAGAAAGCCCTCAAGGCAAGTCAGGATCTGGATTACCTGACCAAACTCTATGAGGATATGCATGACAAGTATAGTGGTACTCCTGAAATGGATTCCTCAGACCTGGCAGATCACATGTTCTACCGGCAGGCCAATCTATACCTGCAGAAACAACAACTTGATCAGATGGAGCATGACTTAATCCATTTAAGAAGTAGAGTAGATGATATGACTCTTTCTTCATCTGACGATTTATTGATAAAACAAGCCAAGGAGCACCTGGGGGATAGAGAAGTTCTGGATGGTACAGTCAAGAAACTAAATCAGGATATAACCAGAGTCAATGAAGCTGTGAAAAACAAGAACACAGCGGTATTAAATAAGATCCTCGACAAGTATAAAATCCCAGCCACATCAGATGCAGGTAAAAAACTAGTGGATATTCTGTCCAAACGTAAGCAGGAACTGGAGAATAGAGCCATACAATCCAGTACAGCTTTTAGTGAGACTATTGAACTGTGGAAGCAGACCAATCCAAATAGTGACCCGGCAGATATTATCCAAAGAGCTGCTGAGAAACCTGTACTGGAAGATATCTACAATCAGAATAAAGCATACCATCAACAAGCCATAACCGAATACGAAACTGCTAAGGAACAGTTAGGAAAGGATAGTACAGAAGCCGGAGTTAGAAGATACCTCAAGGAAAATAAACCAGCAGATACTAAGGAGAAACAGAAGAAAGATCATATTGAAGCCTACAATCAACAACTAGACCGGGAGATAGCAGCTAACATGGATGCCAAACAGAAGACAGCAATGGTCTCAAAACTCGATGATGAGATTCTACAGGCACAGGAGATTATAAAAACGTCCAATCAGGAAATTACTGGATACAAAAATCAGCTGAAGAATAGTCCAGGATTCAAGAACTATCTGAAGAGACAGAATATTAATAAAGAGATCTCAGGACTTCAGGAAATCATACTACAACAACAGATGCGTCTTATGGATTTGCAGACAAGAAGAGTAGCGATGACAGAACAGGCCAGTAAGGCTACCACTCAAAAAGAAAGTGTTAGTCGTACACCCCCACCTGTAAGTCAGCCTGTAACTACACCCAGTCCAGGATCTACACCTGCTGAAAATGCATCTGTGGAGTTCAGTGAAGAGCTACCTGATTTTGACTTCTCTGAAGAGGTAACTCCAGTCTTTACCACAGTAAAAGAAGGTGATTCTGTTTTTGATAAGATCATGGGGAGTAATGAAGCCGGCAATACTATTCGACAGTTCATTCAACTTAAAAAAGAACAAAGTGTCAGTACTATACTTGTAGGTATTCGGACTATGCTTCAGAAGACTAACCAGGAGATGCCCTCTCAAGATGTTTTTGATAAGTTCATTGAACCCTATGTGACAAACCTGAGGAATCAGTATTTAAGTCAGACATCAACTACTACACAAGATTATGAGGATCTCAAGAGGATGCTCAAACCTGGAGTCCTTAATATCCTGGATAACTTGGAAGAAGAGTTTAGAAAAACTGGATTCTCCTATGACCGAGCCTTGCAGGTATTGAATCAGCAGGTTAAAGAAGGAAACTTGAGTAAGCACATACTAGGTGTCATTATGACTAGAATGAAGTCTTACCTGGAAGAGAAAGAAGATCCAGTGATCGAGCAACAAGAGAACAAGGAAGTAGAACAAGTTGTACCTCAAGGTCCATTGAAGTTAACTATACAACAGTATCAAGGTGCTGATCAAACTGGTAAGGACATTATTGGGAATATACCAGTAGAAGATAAACATCTATCACAGATAGAAAAGGCTCTACGTTCTGTGAAGTTGGAACCAGACTATGACACTAATAGCCTGAAGAGAAGTATTGCTATGAACGCCAGTAGATCCGGAAGTGCTACAGAAACAGAAAATGGATATACTTTACTCGATGAAAATGATAAAAGTGGTACAAATCTAAATAACAAGCTGTATGAGTATGCGAAAGGAATACAGAATGGTACTCTCAATTTATCCCTGAAGGATTTCCTATTAGGGGCTGAAGTACAGAGTTCTCCAGAAGTTGAAAAGACTCCAGTTCCAGAGGGTCCTACTACTTACATTCCACCAGCACCGGATAGTGAACCAACTGTTTTCACCAATGCTTCTATGGATCTGGAACAGGTGTCCCAGCAGAATAAAGTATTTGTCGGTGCCCAGAATATTGAAGCAGTGAAAGCAAACTTCAATACTCACCCATATAAAGAATTTGATAATGGATCTCAGGTTAAGATCATAGCAGACTACACACAGCTGGATCCTGGTCTCAATACTGACTTACTCATACCTGGTAAAGTTGTTTCTAACGATAATGTTACATTCCAAGTGGATGAAGATTGGTCTGGTCAGATTAACTATGACAGTGAAATGGTACAGGACGAGTATGGAGATCAACTCAGAAGGTCTGATATGTTTCAGAACTATCTAGAATCCCCAGACAAAATTGGAATGTCTAGTAATGCACAACATCCAAAGGGGGCTCATGCTAATGTTCCAATCAAAATCATTCACAATAAGACTGGAGAAACCATTGGCTATCTACCCAGAGCTGATTGGGTTTTAGCGAAGTATCCAGACACTGATAACTACCGTAATGTAACAGACCAATACCAGGATGGTGAGTATGAAGTAACAGATAATGTTGCACGGCAATATGGAAAGGTGATGAAGCTAAGAGAAGCTATTGTAAGAGCCTGGAATACAGATAAGACCTTGAAACTCTCTTCAAAGGTTTCAAAGAGAGGTACTGGTCATGTTATGCTCAACAGGGAAGTAAACCCTAACACTGGTAGAACCAAACTGGTACAGCGCTCTGCAAAAAACATGTTACCAGATCCTTCCCTGGAGATAGCTATTCTCAAACAGGGTACTGCATATGTAGGTAGTGGTATAGCTTCTCAAAAACAGATAACAGCTAATCTTCCCCCCTATATGCGCAACGCTACTTCTCTCCCAGTGGCTATGCTTCCCTCTCCGGATGGTACCCATGTTCCCACTCCTTTATATACACATCGACTGGGAGATAACCCGAGTCAGTTGAACACAGTAGTTGGGGCAATAGTCTTATACCTCAGAAGTAGTACTGGTCAGCCTAAAGCTACAGATGCAAAGGCTATTACCAAGATTCAGGAATCTACAGGTTTTGATATAAGAACTCCAGAGGGTCTCAGGAATTTCACTCAACAATACTTTACATATACACAGAAATTTGGAGAGAAGAATACTGTAATTATGCCTTCTGAAGTCTCTGGTAAAGCTACTTCAGAGTTCATGCTGGATATACCTGATTTGGTACCTGGAGAGAAGACGTCTTTTATTAAGGTGGGTACTAGTTTCTCAGGGGAGAAGCCAATATATGCTCAGTTGATAAACGGAGAACTTCATCCGGATTTTGAGGATGCTCTCCGTCTGGGTTTATCCAATAGATTCAAGAATGTTGTTTTTGCCGGCAAGAGTTTGAGAGGTATTAATAGTCAGGGGGAGTTTAAGGCGCCAATCATCAAAAAAGATGGGACAGTCCAGGTAAATACCTACAACAGTTATAATGAATTTGTGAAAGCAAACTCTATCACCTTTGCTTACGGGCTCAATAAGGTTGGCAACCAGTATGTGTACATGGCCAATCCAGTAGTTCAATTGGATTATGAGAATGCTCTGAAGTCAGCACCACCAGCCGTGAATACTTCATTACCAGAAAGCGTTACTCCACACATTTCTGAAGAACAGGAGCTGGAAGAACCGGATGAATTGGCTGATCTTTTTGGTAATGGAATTCTATCTCCATCTCCTGGATCAGTAGAACCCCTGGCAATTCCAACTGAGGGTGAGAAGGTTTCTCTGGAGTTGTTACAAGATCTTCGTAATTTGACCCCTGAAGCCCACAGGAACCAAAAAACCCCTGAGCAGGTATTGAGGGAGTTGTTAGAAAGAGGTGTTACGGTTCTTGCTGATGGGCACAACCCATTCTATACCTGTTAGTTACATCCAAAAATACTCTATGTCGAACTGTAATTTCCGGGCTCCCAATGGGGAGCCTTCTTTGTTGTATACCACTTTAGAGATGAAGTATGGTCCTGAGAAAGCTGAACAATACTGGTATGAAACCAAATCAGAACAATTCAAGTTTCGCTTTGCGCCATCTGAAGGTATGGTCAGATTATATAGAGGAGAGACTGTTTCCCCAAAGGATACACCAGCTCCAGACTGGGTTAAAGACACTATAAAGGATCGTCCTACAGGTTCATTCTTTACAGATACTTACGAAGAAGCTCAGTACTATAACAAGACTTTCGGGGAAGGTGATAATAATGTAACCTATATTGACATCCCTGCAGCAGATCTTGAAACATATAGAGCCAGCAATACTCCGGGAGGACAATTCTCCGCTCCAGGTTTAGCTTCAAAAGAGTTCTTTGTGCCAGAGGAACTAGCAAAAACCAGAAAGTCAGTCATACCATTGGATGCCAACGGAGAGCCTCAAGCAGAGTGGGTAGGAAATGTTCTAACTAATGGCATGAAGCCTCCGTCAGATACCAAGCCTACTCAACCAGAAGTTGAGATCACTCCAGAGATGTTCACCAAGGATGGTACCTCTGAATCTCAGATCTCCACGCGAATCAAAGCCTTATATGATACTGCAGCCAAAAATCCAGACAAGGTATATCCGGTACCTTACAAGAGGAATACCCCTGGTGTGAAGCAAACCGGGGGACCGCGAATCACCATGACCCGTATGGCGGAGTTATTCGGGCAGTATCCAGTCCCTGAAAATGTGAAGTTTGACCCTACTTTTGAGGGTCTCATGACAGTGACCCCTACCAGAATCCTCAATGATATTCAGGTAACTCCCCCCACACTTATACCAGTAGATGCAAAAATCCTGGCACAGAGTAAAGAGAATAACTTCCTGAAGATGAGGGATGAATTTGGTACACCTACCGGTGGTTGGTTCTCCTATGAGAAACAACAAGAAGCTATCGACTCCTTGGTATATATCATCTACAGCCGCTATATAAAGGGGATGAAGAGTGTACAGGATATCAAAAATGCTACCGAGCAGGTTCTGAAAGCCGGGTTGACCAGACACCTGGATATTGTCAAGGGAAAGAAGTTCAAAGGCTTTGAGGATGTCACCAAATCAATAGCAGAACAACGGGTAAAAGATCTACAAGATATCCTCAATGTTTTTCATATAAAAGGAGACCCCAATAACCTGTGGAGTTTTGCAGTCAGCCGGCTGAAGATGTACGGTCTGAATATCTACGGCTTGGACAGTACAGAAGATACAAATGATCCTAACCAGGATAATCTCATAGATCAGAATGATGGTGATATGATTCGAAGCTACCGGGATAGTTCCTTTGAACTGGACCGTAAGGATACAGCTTCCTCAAGGATCAAACTATTTCTGTCCTCTATAGAAGACAGTGATGATCGACGTATAATACGTATGGCCTTTACCTCTGCTCTGGTGAGAGAAGATATTCTTTCTGGAAAGAAGACTACTACCATCCGGACGCCTGAGGTAGCTGAGGATCTGGGACTTAAAAAGGGTGAGACAGCAGTTACCAAGATTGACGGCCGTATAGTGAAGGTGATGTCTCTGGGACCTATTACAGAGTCTCAACTAGACGTTTTTGCAGATACTGCAGCTTCAGAAGGGATAGAATTGAAGCCAGGAATGGTAGCTTACTCTCTTTCACTAGTGACTGACGAGAGTACACTGGCTATCCAGAAGAACTACCTGGGTATGCCAAAGCTCATCAACTTTGAGGATACCTTCCAAAAGCTCATGGCTACTCTGGCTGATCAGGATCCTTCACTGAATAACTTCATGTCCCTGTTGTGGAAATCTCCAGACCCTATTATTCGCCGGGTAGCTGAGAAACTCGACCGGGAAAGTGTTGAAGTAAAGAATGAGTTTGTATCGGTCATGTCTAATCAGTATCAGGAATTTTTGGTGACCTTGTTCAACCAATCTCTCAATAGTGACGGTATAACTACCACTCAGACCAGAGCTTTCAAGGCCAACTACAGTAGTCAGTTGAATGTGCTTCTCAGGAACTGGGAACAATTCCAAAAACAAGCTCCAATAGCTGTCAAGGGTGCTACTGGTAATACTGTCATCAATAAGGATCTGGCCTCAAATCTGGTCATGAAGCTGACTGTAGTGAATGACTCAGCCAGCTGGGACACGGCTGGTAGAGAACTCTTCAAGGAGTTGATGGAAGCCAATGGGCTAAAGATGGTTCCAGCTTTCTACGACAACTTTGTGAAGAATGCACTCAACCTCACTAAGGGTACCAGACTACAGGGTACGTTCGAGAGACAGTTTCAATTCAACAAAGATGGTACTCCTGCCGGTGTGATCTCCGCTCTCATCGCTCGTCTGGCGGGAACACTGGCTCAGGACGAGGAAGCTGATAATTCCTTCCAGGTAAATAATCCCATGTACACAGAAGGTACTGCCATGAATGTACTGGCCAGAGCTGCTCTGCAGTTTGAGCCTATGGTGAATAGTAACTCTCACAAATCTTCTGAAGGAAAGAGTATCTATGATCATGGTCTGCATACCAGCACTTCCCACAAGATCCGGCGCCTGAAGACTGATGAGAACTACCGCAACCAAAAACAACAGACACATATCAATGAACACAACATCCTCTTACAGGCATTGCAGAATGACCCGGAGCTCAGAGATCGTTTTGGACTTGTCTATATGGATGGGATTAAACCAGAGTACACCAAGGGCACCTCTGGCACGTCGCGTAGTGACATGTCATTCAGAGAACAGTTATTGGAAAGTCTTGCTCTATTCGAGAAGAAAGGTAACCAGAAGTATGCCGACTATGTATCTCTCACTCACTCAGATAAGACTACCACTCCAATTTTTGAAAATGGCCCCAGAATTAAATTGGTTACTGGGTTGCGTATTACCCAAGGTCCCGATGGAACCCAAGCCACACAAGCTATCACCAACGAAACATATCAAGCCCTCTGGAATGTATTTCTGGATGAGTATAATCGAGTAACAAAGACCACTGAATCTTATAACTCTGACCAGTTCGACAAGGGAAAGAAGTTCTTCTTCACCATGCCTGAGTTTAATCTGGACAGCATGAAGTCTCTACTGGAGAAAGGGGAGATCACTAAGGAGGAGTTCAATGGGCTCTGGACTGATCTGGGTGCCATCAAGCCTATAGAGACTTCTGAGGCAAAACGTACAATCCTAAAGCTGTTCAATAAGAGGATAGAGACTCTCTGGAAACGTACCCATGATTCCTGGGTGAATGAAGGATTAGTTACCAAGGACACTGTTCCTTTCTCCGTAAAGTATATGAACAGGTTGATGGCTGGAGTTGGTATTATAGCGGTAGAGACTTCTCCTGGAAATTATGTATACAACACCCGGGATGGTCAGCTGATCTCAAAAGAAGAGTCAGTAAGAATTGCCAGTATGCTTGCTGCCCGGGACTATTCTATAAACCACTTCATCTTCAATGCCTCTGTTTCTCGTCTTGTTTTTGGTGATCCTGCAGAAGTGTGGAAGAAAAGCATTCCTGCTACTCTGGTAGAATACCAGAAGCGTCTGGCCAAGGACATCGCCCCGGGTAAAGACGGAGAGTGGTCTCATAGTCCGCAGTATACCTCTATCACAGTGGAAGACTGGGAAGGACCAGCTTCAGAGGTAGAGTCCCTGGTGTCAGCTTACGGTGAAGAAGTAAATGCTACCGATGCTCAGGAACTGATCACTGTTCAGGAATATCTGGATGGTAAACTTGCAGTTGGTCAGGTAACAAAGCAGGTATATGATGAGATGAGTAAGATCATCAAGAATGCCAATGGAGAATATTATGAGTTCATCAAGCCAGAACACAAACTGGCTATGGTCCCTCAGAAACCAGTATACGTTGGAGAAGGAGCTTTACAAGATGGAGTAATCCTAACCCACTACATCAAATCTTCTGCATATCCCTTATTGCCGGCCTTCACTATAGGTAAACAACTGGATGCTCTACGTGGTGCCATGGAGAAGACCGGTGTAGCTCGTGTAAATTTTAAGAGTGCTGCCAAGATGGGCCGGCCAGCTGTAAAGTTGAATCTGTTCAATAAGGATGGTTCCATGGATACAAAAGTGCTGCAGTCTGCAGCGTTTACCGGTATAGAAAATGGTCAGCCAGTACCTTCCGCCCGGCAGACTCTGGATAGGAAGGGATTCCGTATCCAGCAGGAGATCCCTCATGATGCCAACAAACGTAAGATTGGCATTGTGACTCAGATGAATAAACTGATCACTCAGGGTATAGCGACTATTACAACACCTTTCCAGTACCAAGGAAATCTGGTAACTCCCGAGGCTCTAATGAATGCTCGTAGTGAGATTCGCAAGGAAATGTTTAACCTCAAACGGTCAGAAGTTGAACGGGAACTAGGAGTAGAGGAAGGTAGAGTGAAGAATTTCAACAAGTTATATGACTCACTCCTAAAAGAAGCTTCCAATCGACCAGGCTATACCATCAATGATCTGGAGCTCCTGCTGTACCGTGATACGGATGGTAAGCCCCTGATGCCCATGATCTTCTCACCATCCCGGACCAGATTCGAGTCCCTGCTAATGAACAAGATTGGATCCATGACAGAGATGAAGATGTATGGTCACTCCTTTGTACAGGCATCTTCTGCCGGTATCCAGAATCTCAGTACTGAGATGACAGATGAACAGAAGAAGCGTGTTGTTTTTGCCGGAGATTATCGTGGAGGCCAATTACAAACACTCCGTCATGATCTAAAAACAGGGGAAGTCAAACCCGCTCAGGTACTGGTACCATTCTCCTTTTTTGCAGGGTCCAAAAAGTTGGACATAAAACAGTTTATAACCACAGATGAGAATGGTTATCAGGTAATTGACTCTTCAAAAATTTCACCAGAGTTCTTGCAACTTGTGGGGGCTCGTATTCCCAATCAGGGACACTCTTCCATGCTTCCTATAGAGATTGTAGGATTCCTACCAGATGAAATGGCTGACACCATTATAGTGCCGGCCGCGATCACCAAACAGATGGGGTCTGACTTTGATGTGGATAAGCTATTCACATACCAGAGACCTTATATACATTCAGCTGGCAACTTGCTCTCTTCAGAAGACTATGAGGACAAGCTCCTGAACGCATATTTTGATATCCACTGGTCTATTCTGATGAACTCACAGATGACTAAAAGAATCCTGTCTCCTCTGGATAAACCAGACCTGAAGATGGAAGCTGATAAGGTTCCTCTGCCGGCAGATACTGACTACTTCGATGTAATCGAACAGCTACAATCTTTTCAATCACAGAAGTTTGCCAAGCAATTGGTAGGGTACACCGCTCTTACCCTGACTAATAACTCAGTATTTGAATCTTTGAATGTCACACTTGGTCGCAAGGTTATAAATGAGGAGACTGGTAAACCTGAAATTGTTCCCTTTAGTCTTGAAATGGTAGATCCTAATGGGCAGGTACATCAACTCAGTCAGTTATCTGGGTATGGAGAAAGTACCAACCATGACCTGGGTGGTGCCCGTCGAACTAAGCATGATAATATTGTAACTCTCTTGTCTGGATTTTTGGATCACGCCAAAGACCCAGTGACTCCCCAGATCAATCTGAATCTGTACACCTTCAATGCTGCAGCTGCTCTGCTTCGACTGCAATCAAAAGAAGGAGTAGCTGCAGGTATCCCAGAACTGGCTGCATTACTACGTCAACCTATAATCATGGAGTTTGCTCAGAAAATGTCTCAGGCCAATGACAGTCTTTCTGATTCATTCCAGTCTGATCTATATGGTAAAGTGATAGAGGACCTGGGAATGAAATATGCACAACTAGCCGGGCATAACTCCAGTAATCCTGCTCAGATCAATCTTACAGATCTTCGAAATGACTGGACAGCAAAAGATTCGAAACCTTTCTATGAGAGACAACTGGCAGTACTACAATTATTTGATATTCTCTGGAAGATGGGAAGACAACTGGCCGATGTACAGAGTGCATACAACTGGGATGTAGGGGGACCAGGTGCTTCGATTGTGACTGCCCTTAGTAAAGAAAATGCCATTACTGATACTCAGGTTGCCAATCCTATCTCCGGGGGAATAGAGATTCAAGGTTTAGATCAAATGGACTCTACAGAGCAGGGGTATATCCGAGAAAACTTGATGAAGGCTATCAATAGTATCGCTCTGGAAGTATTCCCCTATGATAAACTAACTCCGGTATTGGATAAATTCAAGGAGACTACTGGTGCCACTTTCATTTCTCCAAAAGTACAGCAGGCTCTTACGGAAGGGTTCCTGGCTTATCAATGGACTTCAGCTCCAATATGGGGTAAGGATGAAGCTATTCTACAGGATAGAGTGAGACTCTTCTATTCTGGTAATCATGGACCATCTCTGGCAAAGAGAGTACAGGATGCAAAAATCTCCTGGGGTAGAAATAACTACTTGCTTCAGCGATTGGAATCTAACCTGACTACTATTGGTGCAGGTCCAGATTTTGTGACTTACTCATTAGGAATCTCTACTGGTTTTGATGCTGCAGAGGTAGCTAGAAGTTGGAATGATATTCTCTCATCTGAGGATGAGTCCCGGCGTCAATTAGGAGAAGATCTGGTAAGATATGCGATTCTCACTGGTAATACTTCCACACTGGCAAGACATATCCCTGTCAGTTATATCCTGGGTACCTCTTTACTAGAGGCTACTGAGGAGTTACAGACTGGAGAAGCTATCCCGGAGATCTTCATCACTCAATTTTTGCAGCACTATCCTCAGTATGGTAAACAGATCTCACCAGACCTCAAGGAGACAGGTACTCCTTATGAACAGTATCCTGAGTCATTTACAGTTCCGGTAATAAACCAGGAAGATCCTGAACACCCTGCCAGAAAATTATGGGTAAGGAAGGATGGATTAGAAGTATATCCTCAATTTTTGACTCTCCGGGATACTGAAACCAACAAGTGGGTTATCTATCAGCAGACTTCTTACCTTAACTATGAGCGTATAGACTACCTGGGAAACAATCAGATCGATGAATACTCTCCTTCATTTGGTGAATCGATTATTCCAGAGAATAAAGCCTATCAACTTTCAAAAACAAAAGAGACTCAGTCTAGTCATGCACAAGAGATATATGGTATCCCCACTGTAGGCGGATGGGGATTCATTAGTAATGTACTGGATCAGATGACTTCTACTCCTACCGTACCTGTTCTCTACCAGCAGCTGGCTGAGATGCTTAATAAACCTCAGGTAGCAGTAGAGAATAGTTTACTTACCCAGACCCTGGGGGATCGTTCTGCTTTCCGGTATGAGTTTACTACAGTCCTGCAGAAGACTGGAGAAGATGCAAAAATGAGTTCTGATAGTAATCTTTTGCAATTCAGTACAGCCTTACAGTATAAGGATTTCAATAAGACACTTATCCACGAGTTGATTCACTACCATACAGCTGGGACTGTTACTCTTTTTGATATAGTTGATAACGAGGAATACTACAAAAGGAAACTGGGAGAAGAAAATTATCAGAAGTGGCTGAAGATCTCCAGACAACTTATTGCTGAAAATCCGGAGATCTATAAGAATGTGAAAGCACTCAATACCGTCCGTGAACAGGCATATCAACAGTTCAAAAAGGAAGTGAAGGAGTTGACTATAGCTGAGGGTATGAAAGAGAAGTTGGAGTATGCTTTAACTTCCAATGCTGAATTTTTGGCTCACATCTTCACAGATAAAGATGTGATGAAGTGGTTGAATAACCGACAGGCTAGTATAGAGAAATCTTTCTGGGATAAGGTAATGGATGCTATATCTGCCATTATGAATTCTATTGCAGAATTTATCGGAATAGGAGTTCAACAAGGTTCTTTGTTAGAAGAAGGTGTAAAAGCTGCTATGAATGTCATGTACATGGATAAGGCTGTGTCTACCATTACACCAAAAGGTATAGCTGAGGTCAATCCGGATGTTTTCAAAAATTCAAGTATGGCCTCTATGAATATTGGTAGTACTGAAGCCAGAAAGTTGGAGACAATTATTGCTCGCCTGGAAGATCAGAAAAGAGAGATCAAGCAGACATTTACTGGTACCATCACTCAAGAACAGGCTGTACGTAAACGTAAACTCCTGGATGATCTGGACAATGAGATCCTCAAACTAAAAGACGAGCAGGATCTTTCCCTTATAGCAAGTGTTGGCAAGACTCAGCTTAAATGGGTGAATGATATCATGACACGGAAGAATCCAAGTATCAATGACATTGTTGTAGCAGATAGAATACTGGAGTTATGGACAAACCTAATCACAGTAATGTATGGAGATAATAACAATCTGGCGAGAGTAGATAAAGAGTGGGCAGATATAGCTTCTGAAGCGCAGATAAAACGCCAACAACTTACGAATCTCTCCATTGATGCTTTGATCTATGCAAGTGGGGGACTACTATCACGAAGAGATTTTTCTGTGAAAGAACTAGAAGATCCTTCATGGATTCAAGTTAGAGTTCGGGGTCTATCATCTGCTGCAAAATCAAAAGTACTTCAGTATGTTACCACTTATATGGAGCAGGCTGGTAGAATGGTCAATGAAGAAGTTCTTAGAGTATTGAAGACCACTCAAAAATTGGAAGATGATTTTCTGGCTTATGCAGGATCCAAATCCAATCTTCCTGAGGTATACAAAAAACTCATGCAGGAAAATAAAACAGGTACTGCATGGGGCCTGGTACGTAGGCATAGTCCTACCTGGTACAGGTTCTTAATAGACACTAAAGAAGCCAGAGAACATAGGATCGATGTGATCAATAGAGATAAGGGTATGTCCCGGGCGCAGAAAGGTCAGGCCAAAAGAATAGCCTGGTTAGATTACTGGACGACCATGAAGAATGCCAGTGCCTTTGTAGATACCAGACTCTTCTTTGATCAGACTGGAGAAAATCATAAACAGTTTGATAAGGCCTTCCAGGAACTGGTAACAGAAGTAGGACAGGAACAAGCAGAAGCTGCAGTGAAGAAGGCTAGAGAAAAATACAAGAAGTACCTGGAATTAAAGGAGATATTTCAGGAGTCTATGGAAGCTGACGTTGTTAATGGATCAAAAACAAGAGAACAGGCAGATAAGGAGATTCAGGAGTGGACCGGTCGGTATTCCCCTAATGTCTTCTTCGATAACTTCAAGAACAATTTCTCAGTCTTCAATGAAAATAACACTGATCAGTATGTGGTGATGATGCCTAAGGCCAAACATACCAAGTACTTTGATAAGAAGTTTACTGCTCTTCAACAAGATGAGAAACTCTATGATCTGTATAACAGGTTACACAGTACATTGATGAAGTTACGCTCGTATCTGCCAAAGTCTTTACAGTATCAACTAGGAGAAAACTTCCTGCCGGTAGTAGCCAAATCTTTAATCAGTGATATCTCCGGAATACCAGAATATATCAAAGGAATGCCTGATAGATTCATCAGGAGTTTGACTGCGAGTAAGTGGGAAGAGACGAATAAAGGGAATGAACGCATACCTATTAGTTATGTAGACACTTCCAAACTAAAAGATCCGGCAGAGATAGCCAGTAGATCAAAAGACCTGGTGAAGATCACTGAGATTTTTGCAGCCATGGCCATTCACTATAAGCACTTTGCCAATGCCAAGGATGTGATTGATATGGGCCAGAGTATTATCCGGGAGATTGATAGAACCAGAATGAGCGATGGAAAGACTATCGATGAGAATGGAAAGGTAATAGCAGCTCCACAGGGATTAAAGAATGCCATGGAAGCCCTACAATACATGAAGGAGTATGTGATGTTCAAAAAGGCCAAGGCTTTAGAGGGTAACACCGGTACGAAAATCTATTCAGCTAACATCAAAACCCAAGTTCAGACAGCTAATCGGGTAAAAGAATTGATCATTCAGAAGGAAAAACTCAATCAACAACTTATTGATGGGGATATTGAAGGAGATGACTGGAAAGATAAGACAGAGAAGATTGACCAAGAACTATTAAGATACGATGGTAAGCCAGTATACGGATCCAAAGTAGGAGACAAACTAATCAGTATTGCCCAGGCAAAAGCTCTCTCTTTTAACCCATTCTCTGCTATGGCCAACTTCACCTTTGGAGTTGTCTCTGCAGCAATTTTTGCAAATGGACGCCAGGAGTTTGGTAATAAAGAGTTCATGCGAGCCCTCAGAACTATGATGAAGTCCACTGGAAAGTATCTCACCTTCGGTGGAGCTGATTCTGAAACTGCTCGCAAGATCATGAATGTGATGGACCGGCTGGGAGTGATGGGGGATGTAGTGGAAAGTCAGTATGGCAAACTGGAACACCGGGAGCGGGTACCCAAGTGGAAGAAGACAATCAACCCTTATACCTGGCTCCGATCAGGGGACTACTTCTGCCGGGGCCTGAATACAGTAGCTACTCTTCTAAAACAACAAGTAAAGGTTACAGAAGACGGAGTAGAAAAGGAGATTTCCATGTGGGAAGCTCTGGATAGTAATGGAGAGTGGAATGAAACCAAATATGGTAAGAGACTAGAATACTTCTCAGAAAACGTAGAAGATCAAACTGAATGGAATAAACTCCGTGATAAGATAGCCAGAGTAAATATGATCATCATGGGTAACGTAGATAAGGTATCTCCCAAAATGGCTAATAAGTGGATCATTGGTAGGCTTTTAGGACAATTCCGTCTTTCCTGGCTACCAGAAGGTTGGTATAACCGATGGGCTGAGGAGAAACTGGATATTCAACTTGGAAGGGTTACTAAAGGTAGATTTACTACGCTCAAAGACCTGGGTATAGGGGGTTCCTTAAAAGTCCTTCTTAAACAGTTTGCTTCAATAGTATCAAAAACAGATCCATTCACCGGTCAACACAAGATGGACGGTAAACCCATCTCTATTGCCGATATTGAGAACATGCGTAAGAATTTCGCAGAGATCAATTTCTACTTGATGGTACTAGGGGCGATCTTCATGTTACGTTCTATGTTTGGGGGCGATGATGACGATGATGAAAGCCAGGCACTACAGATTCTGATTAATATGATCATCAGGACCAAGCAGGATCTGACCTTCTACTCTTCTCCAGAAGTTTTTGATACTATCACCAGAAATGCAGTACCATCATTTGGAGTGATAAAAGATTACTCCAAAGCGCTGGATGCTTCCTGGAAAATCATGACTGATGATGATTACACAGCTGATCGGTGGGCTCTTAAAATGACACATGCAGGTTTACCAATTCCTCAGGCTACTCTGGTAAATAAGATCAAGTATATGTCAGAGAGAGATTTGGATGATCTATCCAGGTAATAAAAAAAAACCCACCCGAGCGACAGGTGGGAAAGTAGCAAATACAAAAAATCCTGATGTAATGACCTTTCAAAAATAGTACATTTACCTCATCAAAATTCGTACAATATGTCTCTGGTCCCTAAGATTACAGCCACGGTGACTGATAAGATCCGGGCTACTTCCATATCCCTACTGGATACCACTGGTGCCTATAATGCCAGTACCAACCCTGGAGGATATGGTACTCCCAACTATGCCACTACCGATCTGGACTGGGCACTTATCTACTTCAGAAACTACGAGGATACTGATTACAGCATACAAAAACTCAGTTCACTGACTGCTATCCTGGGAGCAGGACAGTCCTTTGCTGCTCCTACAGATAGTAAGTTCAAAGACGGTGTGTGGGAAGTGAAGTATTATCCGGTAGTAGCCCATCCCGTGACTCCTGATGTGGATACCACTATCACGTGGACTATAGGATCCAAGACATTTGCACTCGCCAGCGCTTCCACCTTACTGGCCGGCGCGAAGGCTATCCTGATAAAAGACATATCAGATACGAAACTCTATTTTCTGAAGTCCCTCAGTAGTAACTCTGCTACTGTTACAGAACAATTACCTTCAGCCGGTACCGGACTTCTGGCTGTAGCCTATGAGGCTGAAACCAGATTCCTGATTACGGCTTCAGCTGATGACTGTCTGGCTATAAAGACTGGTCTTATAGTAAAGGAGTGTTCCTGTTTTGATCCTAAGATGCAGGAGATGCTCTTGAGAATGGGTAAGCGTAATGGAGCGGATATCCATTTTGATGTCAAACAGAACTATCAGGCAGCTCACGATATCATCATACAACTGGCATCCTATTGCGATAACACCTCAAAATGTGGATGTTAATGAAATTCACTACAAAATATATCTCGGACATGATCAGCTGTGCCAAGTCAAAGTTGGCAGCTGCTTCTCTGGTAGCCAGGAACAGAGAGTATTATGGCATGTACGGACTAACTGATTCAATATGGCATGTACATCAACTGATCCTATATCTGTTTTTGATCCAGAGGTGGGAAAATCTCCCGAACGTTACGAATGCGTCTACAGAGGAAGACCTGTCTCACATGTTCGATCGGATTATCAGGATGCCTTACCCATGCGATCTCATACAGGAAACTACCTCACTGACTATAACGAACCTGCCACCAGTAGTAGATGCAGGAGACGACAAGAGTCTGAGTTCATCAGTGACCTCTACTACCCTTACTGGCTCAGTGATGGACCCAGATGGAGATTCTTTCACGGTACTATGGACGAAGATCTCTGGAGGGAACGCAACAATCAATTCCCCTACAAGCGTAATCACTTCCGTTACCAACATGCAGCAGGGGACTTATGTGTTCCAACTAACTGCTACTGATAGTAAGGGGACATCTGCCTCAGATACAGTGACCATTACTATTGCTAGCGCTGTAGACTCTGTATACTACAGCAGAAGCAATAGTCCATTCCCAGGATCAGGACAGGAAGCTCATATTTTAGCGGGATTAGTTCTTCAGGTCAACGCTGCTAATGATGTATCTGTGCCATGGTTCCAGGGAGCTATTGGTCCCGAGTACTGTTGGGTTGCCATTCCTAACCGGGGTACAGCTTATCAGAAGAACAAGTGGTTTGTTGACATCATCAACCAGGGAAATATGGGCAGTGCCAGTGATCTGTTTGGAGCAGCTATAACAGTATCTGTTAGTGGGACAGATTACCTGGTCTGGGATTCCAACTATAAAACACAATTTTCATCACTGTGTCTGCTTAAAAAAGTATAGTCATGTCTTCAATCCAAAATGATGCATTTGATATAAGAGCCCCAAAACCCATAGATAAGCGGTATCTCAAAAATGAACTTATCCCATGGACTTCAGTAGTAGAAGTTAATAGCGGGATTAACTCAGCCTATCGGTACCAGGGATTGACAGTACTGATAAGTTCTACTGAGTACTGGTACATAGGGGGAATAACTGATGATAAGCTGGTGCCAAAGAAAACTGGAGATATAATTGTCACACTGAGTTCAGATGGCTTTTACGAATTCCCTACTAATAATCTGGTAATGGCCATTGTGGTCACACCAGACATCCCATTAGGCGCCTTTAAAGCAGGATCTTCCAATGGAGCAGAAGATTTCATTCCTGCTATGGCAGTTCCTGAAGATATTACTACTGCAATAGTAGTTGCTATCTGGAGAAGTTCTGGCCAGCGAATATACTTTGGGGGAGTCAGTGGTTCCAACACCAGTATTATCATCAAAACCCTATAACAATGGCAGATTTCAAAGTAGCCTATGACAGAACAGCAAAAATTGAAGGAGGATATGCAAACACCCCAGGAGATTCTGGAGGAGAAACCTGGAGAGGAATTGCTCGTAACTACCACCCCAAATGGACAGGATGGTCCATTATCGACTCCTTTAAACCTATCAGTAAAAATTTTGAGACCAATCTGCGAAATTCTCAAACCTTGCAGCGTCTGGTCTTAGAGTTTTATAAGGAAGAGTTCTGGGATGTAATGTGTCTGGACCAGGTACAGAATCAGGATATTGCCAATGAAATGTATGATACTGGTGTGAATATGGATCCTCGCTTTCCTATTGAGTTTTTGCAGAAAGCACTCAATGTTACCAATCGTAATGGCAAAGAGTACCCAGATGTAGTAGTAGATGGAAAAATGGGGGCAAAAACAGTAGCAGCACTCAATGCTCACCCAAGACCAAAACAGATACTCACTCTACTGAATTGTCAGCAAGGTACACGTTACATGGACATTGCCCGTAGTAATCCAATACAGGAGAAGTTCATGACATCATGGCTTTCCAGAGTAGTAATCTGATAACAATATTGTTGGTACGAAATTAGTATCTTCATCAAAAATCAACACCTATGCAGGATATCACATGTACAGTGGAACAGAAAGTCCACATTCGCCTTGCTCCGAAAACTAATGCCGGTAATCCCGCTACTCTTGATGGTAAGCCAACCTGGGAAGTTATCTCAGGTAATGCTACTATCGAAGAAGATGAAGATGGTTTAGGCGCCTTCCTTATCTCAGAAGATACTATTGGTACCAGCACCTGGAAAGTATCTGCTGATGCAGATCTCGGTGAAGGTGTTCGTACTATTGAAGATGGCGGTAACTTCAGTTATACCAACGCAGAAGCTGCTGCACTTGGCCTAACAGTTGAGCCCCCGGTAGCAAAGAATTAAGCTCGCCTTTCTCTCTTACACTTTAGACCCACCAGCCCCGTAAGGCTGGTTTTTTAACTTTCAAAAACAAGACCAATGAAAACAACACTCACGCTCAATAACGCTCGCATTACCAATGTAGAAGACCTCATGATTGTAAAGAACCAGGAGTTCAACCTTCGGCTAGATCTGGAAGGTCAGAGTTATACCGATCTGGAATGGTATACCAACAATGATCCTGTTCTTAGTATGAGTGTAGCAGAAAACAAACTGCAAGCAGATGTAAAAGCGTTGGAAGTAGGTACATCAAACCTTGTGATTACAGCAGCAGACTTCAAAGTAGCAAAGACACTCAAGTTGACAATTGTGGATTCAATTCCAGTGGAAGCTGATACACTAGGCACCCAGGTTGAAGAACCAGTCCTGAAATAAAGCCTTCAGGAAATTTTTTAGGGAGTAGCGTAAACTACTCCCTATATCTCTTCAATATCCCCACTCTTGACTCTGATAGGAGTTTTTCTCCAGGATACATACACGTTTTGATAAGGAGTAGTTCTCCGTTTTATTATGCCAGTGTCTCCCTTGACAGCTTTAATATGTCCTACTTGTTTTGGAGTAGGGATGGTTACTCGGAATCTTACCTTGATCATTACTCCTGTTTTTGTATGAATGAAGTTCTTCGGTAATCCCTGGCTGTCTCACAGTCCCATACATACAACGGTGCTTTCACCGGTTTTTGATTGTCCTTAAGATGTGCTATACAGTGACCGTCAAGATGTACTGCATAACCGTTGATAGTGTGCATGAAACCAGGGATCTTCGTATAGACCACTATCACCTCTCTAACGGTATCAGGTTTGTTTTGAGACATACCTGCTACACTTGATAGCAGCAGGCATGTCATAATGACTAACTTATGCATCTTCATCCTCCTCCACTTCCTCAGTAGGATTAAGTACATCTTCCAACTCCTCTACTAGAGTATTAAACTGCTCTGGAGTTAATCTGTCTTTAGCCATTCTGATTTGGTCTGCAATTACATCGTAATACAGTTGAGTGTTTTCATCCATTGTTTTGTGTTTTACGTTTGATATAATCATCCAGTCCCTTCCAACCAGGGCCACTGAATGGTTCAATTCCTTTGATTTCAGCGTCCCCTTTTATGATGTTGACATAAAAGTCTATACGCTCTTGTGAGTAACCATCTGCCATACATTCGCGGTAGGCTTCTTCTCTGGTCATAGAAGTTGTTTTACAAAGTCATGTGCCCACATGAATGGTATACCAGCAGACTTAGCACATTCCTCATCTTCTGGCCGGTCACCTACAAAGAGACTGTTATCCCAATCAGGTATATGTTGTAATCTATGTAGATCGAATTCTACTAGTACCAACATACCATAGTTAGGTTTCCTGGAGAGAGATCTAAAGTTGTAGCCATCAACTTTTCCCTTCTGATCAAATGGACAATATAGGAGATTAACGAAACCCATATCAAGTTGCCGTAAGGTTGCTTTCATTTCTGCTTCAACCTGGGCATGAGTTTTAAATCCGTGAGCTATACCACCCTGATTGGAGATTCCATAAACAAGATACCCAAGAGACCTATAATGTAATATCCATTCTTTCATGCCGGGGATGAGTTCTACATCATCCGGACCTTCAATAAAAGTTTTGCCTGACTTACTCTGACGGACAGTACCATCGAGGTCAAGGCATAGTATTCGTTTCTTTTCCATCTTCATAGTTTTTGTTTGAAGCAATAGAATCTGGCTTGTTTGAGTGTTTCTCGCGGATTTTTGCAGAGTTCTCCTCACAGTATTGAAGGACTGAAAGAGTTGCTGCTTCCAGTGATAATTTATTACCACTACACAGAGCAGCAAGACAGTGCATAACTCCACCAGCTTCTTGACGGAGTTGCCCTATAGGCCGATCATATACATAATCGAGCATGGTCTTCATTTCCTCTTTTGTATATCCAACTGATTGTAAGAGTTCAATCGCTTCTTCAGCAAAACGGTGAGATCTCTCCTTTAAGTCAAAGAGAACTTGTTCTCCAAAAACCTGACACATCCAATGATCGACTCTTTCCTGGTATTCTGAAATTTCCATGACTTTGTTTTTGAAATTAAAAAGAGAGATGTAGCCGAAGCTACACCTCTGTTACATCCATGAATGACTCTGGTGGTGGAACTGACAACAAATCTTCCGGCAGGGAATCTTCGGTGACATTGAGTTCACTACAAAGGTATGTTCTTAGTTCCTGATGACCTTTCAATGCCATAAGTCTGAAGTCTGTTACGAAAGTACCAGACTCAGTAGGCTCCTGGTATGAAAGACCAGACCGTTCGATGATAAGAGCCTTCAGTTCATCAGAAAATCTGGAGTACTTACCACTCATGTAAGCATAGACATCATCTTTCCAGTAATCAGCAAGTTCGTAAGCCAGGTACCCACCCCGGATATTACTCCATGTTCGGATCGCATGACCTACATACTGCCGTGGAACCAGATTAATATCAGGTACATGAACGATGACCCACATTCGGCGCCTCTCCAGATAACTGTTAAGGAAGAGTCCATCGAAACTAAACCTGTTGAGACCAATGATTGGGAGTAAATACCAGGTACACAGATTGGTATTTCTGATCTCCTTTAATAGCTCCTTGAGCATAGCTGTTTTGTTTAGTCGCTCACCTCGTCAAATGGATGTGCCTTCACGGGTACAGAATGGATCTGGATGTCCAGCTCCTGATCCCATATTAGGGAGATCGTATCATGAGTCTCCTTGTAAATCAGATCTCCGTAGTACTTCCCGAAGTGACGATGATACAGAGACTTTACCAGCTCCTCATAGGTGATGCGGTCAGTATTAGCTTCTAACAGCGGCTTCAGCTTTTCCTGAGCTTTCTTAGGGCCGAATCCAGGGATACCGGCAACATTATCTGCATCATCCCCCTCTAGCATTAACCGAAAGAAGTTATAGTGAGCTTGGGAGTAATTTACTTGTGCAAACTCATTAGTCTTGTAGTCATAGTGCTTTCCAGTAATCTGTTTGAGATCTTTATCTGGAGAACAGATGATGAACTCCTGATCTTGTTTTTGCAAAAACAAAGCAGCTGTGTTAATGGTATCATCCGCTTCAATGGTGACTAATCCCCATTCAGTCCGGACAAACCCTGCACTAGTAAACTTCCATTTGTCGATCAGGTAGTCCATGATAATGGGCTTCCAGAATTTCATGTGCTCCTGGACTTCTGTAGGTCTGTTCCCCTTGTATTCTTTTACCCGGTACCGATCATACCGGAAGCACTTGGTATTGCCTGCCAGAGCACCAAAGTACATGTCAGCACCAGTCATTAGAAAAATATTTTCAAGGAATGTGTCAACTGCCAGGTGCATCTCTTCTACATTCTGGTGTTCCCGGTGATGCCAACCGAGGATATAACTTATAGAGTCGCCGTCAATCAGGTCTATCATAGTGTCGTTTTAATCAATGATCAATATTTGCCGATAGTAGTTTCCAACATAGCCAGGTTCATCTTTTGGATCTGGCCCAAACCAACATAGTATCCAGTCTCCAGTCCATCTTCTATACTTCTCTCCACCTCTCTCAAAGATGATACAATCCCTTATCTTCCACATCTTACCTTGATAAGTACCTGTAGGTTGAGAAAGACTATAATCCTTGAGTTGAGACAAACTCTTTTTAGTCATTATAGCATGAGTATCATCTACCAGGATTTCCTCTCTTAGAGGTTGTTCCCAGTACTTTCCCAGGGGGTCTGTCATTAGTGGTATCTCTGTCATTTTACCTGTTTTACAATGTCAAGTAATTTGAAACCAAGATCCTTCTCAAGAGTTTCTATCAGTAGAGGATTTATCTGCCTGAGTTTTTGAATGGCATAGATGTGTTGGAGAAATACTTCATACCCTTCACGGTTCATAATAGCATATTCACCTTTAGCAACGAAATTGACACCAGGTAGACCAGTTTTCCTATTGATAGCTGGTTTCTTTGTGCGCCGATGAAGTACCACTCCAATTCTAGGAGACTCGGTTTTCATCTTTTCCAGATACTTGATGTAAGGAATACTAGCACTTATAGAAGATTTACAAGAGATATCGATGGGTAATCTTCCAT